GCTTTCTCCCACGTGTCGTAAGGGGAAGTATCGCTCCCGTCAGGAGAAACATAATATGTACCAGCCTGTACAGTGCCGCACAAAACCAGTAATATGTATAAAAAATACACTCTATTCATAGTTATACCCTTGTATAGTGTGTTAATACGCCAAATGCATATCAACAATAGTCTCAACATCAGGAGACGATGGAAACACAAGACGTCCATATATGCTGCTGTTAGTGCTGCCATCCCAGACTCCGAAGCCTCCGAACTGGCTTACTCTGGAAATAAATGCGTTAGTAGTGTAGCTGAATCTAGTGACCTCTTCCAGGTATACGTTAGGATCAAGGACATCCACTATTCCTGAATACTCCATGTTTGTACCATCAATAACTCTTACATAATCATTGGTCCAGTATAGAGATACATCCACACCCATGTCGATCATAGTGTCCCCGGGAGCTATGGAATCTGCCGGATGAAGAGACAGAAGAGTAACGCTTGCACGCCATATAGCAGAGGTTCTAGGACGGTCCGGAGAGCTGTAAAACGTAAGACTGACAGGAGTCATGGATGAGTATATATCATTTGTATCAGATATATACACGTCTCCCATAAGAACATCTACAACATCCGACAGATTGGTTACTGTAAAATCATTAGTAACTGCATCGCAGTCTATGACTATGGACATATTGGTCTTAGACGGAGTATAGTCGCTAGTCCCAACTCCAGAGCCCTGAAGTACGCCATCATGATATATCTCATCAGAACTGCCTAAAAGAGCAAAGAATCCGATTAAAAAACCTATAATAATACATTTATATTTCATGCCAGTTTTCCAAGTTGAAGAAGTCCATCGCTGAACTTTGTTCCGTTTTTTCCATAGTGAGCAACAAATGTTACAGTGGGAAGATCCCTGGACCATGGGCTGCATTTGTCATGACAGTCAAAATGAGGCGGCAAAGCCACATTCCAATACACATAAGACATAGCCGGAAGATACATGTCTCCATATTTTTTATACGCATCTTCATGCTCTCCGATAATAAACGGAGTTCTTATTTTCCATGGATCATCCGGTCTTAAACCGGAAGTTAAAACAACTTTCCACTCTCCATCATCAAAATAAGCAGTCCAGTTGCCACGGGGCAAGCTGTCAGGCTCTCTGGCGTAGGCCACCCAGGCACCGGCATATATTAAAGCATGCTTATCAACTTCCCAATCAGGCTGCGTAGTAAGTTCGATCCTGTCTGACGCTCCGGACGGGTATTCTTTATTGTCGTAACTGCCATTGCATGAAGGCACCGCTTTGGCTATAAGGTCACTTACATCAACAACCATAAGATTAAGACAATGCTCTTTAACAACAGTGAAAGAAACATTCCCAATAGATACAGTGTTGCCATCATCAGGAGGGCTGGTACCCTGGTCTGATGTATTTATATATTCTCTTATGTCCGCAGTTTTCTGCTGCATAGCACCAGTTAAAGCATCAAGTTCATCAAGTTTTTTATTAAGTTCCTTATCCATTACTTTCCTTTAATCATGAGTGCAGATTAATCCGTTGGTAACGTAATAGTTAGTTCCGTCAGCAAGAAAAGAACCTGTCCATGTTTTTGACGGAGAAATACTCTCAGGTGCTATGTTGGTTATGTTCTCACCGTTGCCTGCCCATCCAACTCGATTAGTGATGTCAGCATAAAACTCACCGCCGTTTTCATCCATACTGAAAATGGGGTTGCCACTTTTATCCGATATTACGAATCCTCCGTTATTGGGCAGCTGGATCTCGAAAGCAGAGGCATTTGCATATATATTTGAACCAAGTATAAATTTAATTGAACCACACACAGCGTCTGAAGTAAGAACGTCTGAGTTTCCATTAAATCCGGCAGTTTGAAAATACATATCAGGACCTGCAAAGGCTTCTCCCGTAGGCGGAATGCCGCCTACACTTGTTGTTTCAATTACAAACGGATCAGGAGATTCTTCATTGACTTCCTGCTCGGATTTTATCAAAGTGAACACACCGGTAGGACATGTTAAAGCACCTGACATTGTAAACCCACTGACAGAACTGACAGTAAGGCAGCCGGAAGTGGCGCTGATATTCAATATGGCATTAGAGCTCCCATCATACACTGTGAAGTCGGAACCTCCATCAGAATGATTATTTGTTCCCAAGTATAAATTAAAATCTCCAGCATAGTTTCCGGAGCCCATCCACATATTAACACCACCTCCACGCTGGGCTGTGGCCGCATCTCCACACATTATATCCAAATCAGGAGCGTCATAAGGAGTCTCTCCATTATCGGTCTGAATGATGATATTCTTCTGCTGCAAGTCACTTATTTCGTTCTTAATTTTTATTTCCGGACCCTCTACAACCATACTTCCATTAACACGAAATACGCCGGCTGTACCCTTCCAGGAAGCATCATCTCCAGAGCCTCCTGAGCCCAGATTAAACTCTATATCCCCACCGTTTCCAGCCTTTCTGGATCCAGCGTACATATCATCGCCACCGTCTCCGGTTGTTACCTTAAATCCCCCGCCTGAACCTCCCTGACCATTATACCAGGCGTCCCCGCCGTTACCTAAATTAACTCTGAACCACCCTCCCGTATGCGCTTCGCCAGCATTCTGTGAATCATCTCCTTTACACGTCTTAAGCTCTATTGACGGAGCGTTACTGCCGCTGTCAGCTGATCCAGAAGCTATAAAAACAATATCAGTTATATTGCCGTGGAAATTGTTTGCGTACATGTCGTTGCTTTCCAAAGTAATATCATACTCATAGGTATAAGATGAGTAGACTTCTTTTGCTCCGCTTGTAACTCCCCAGCTTACATATTCTCCATAATATCCCTCCTTAAGCTGAATAACAGACACTTCACTGTACGCGCCTTGATTAGTGCTTACAGGAACGTATAAATCGTATATTACGTTAGTTGCCGTGTTAGTGACATAGAGGCCTTCAGTAGGCATGCCGACATCAAACTTTGTAACATTAAAACTGTCTGAAATCAACTTGGATACAGTTAAAAATGAACACACATTAATATGCTCAGTAGTAGTGTCTATACTGGCTCCGCCCCATAGAACCATATACGTGCCATAGCTCCCCCGGTTAAGCGTAGATGGCGGAAACACTGACATTCTAAGGCAGTTGTTAGACCCCAGTTCAACTGCTCCAGCTATATCGGCAAAAAACTCGGGAGCTTTAAAAGCGTATCTCCCACTGTAATTTGTCTGCATGGCATTAATGTTATCGGCATGAAGCTGATCACAATGTATGACACTATCAGAATTAAGAGCACTGTTAAGATTAAGCCTGTAATTAAACGTTATATTGCTGTTAAAAGAATCAATATTTACAGACTCAACACCATCTGTATGCGTTATAGATACTTCCCTCGGATTATTTACCTGGAACACGCCGCATGTGCCCAACTCGGAAGGAGGGCCTTCTACTGTACCGGCAAGACCTACATTGAGAATAATATCTCCACCTCTGCCGCCTAACCCATCGGGCTGATAAGTAGTCGATTTATGCCCACCGGCTCCCGCACTAACAATAAAACTTCCACCAATGCCTCCAGTAAGCGCATTGTAAGATGTTCCACGCCCATCAGCTAAATTAAAAACAACGTCTCCCGACTTAAAGCAATCGTCGGAACTATACATATGATCCCCTTCAGCTGTGGCTATAACTATATCTGGAGCGTCAGATAAAGTTGCCGCACCCTTACCTATAATATTAGTTAAATTAAGTATCTGCTCTGCGTACAGATTAGAGTCTATAACTAAATCATTATTAACTTCAGTTCTGCCATAGACTTTGTTTGTTTCGAGACAGTTAGTTAAAATAATGTGACTGAACACGCCTTCAGCAGCGTTGGTCAGATCTTTTTGATTGGCGTTTATATCAGCGATAGCCCCGTACAGTGCCCAGCCTTGAGCACTTATTACATTTGTATCAGGACCATAAACAAGCCACCCGGAATTTGTCTCATCCACTCTTAAAGACCTGAAAGCATCGGCTGATTCGTCCCACATCCACAAATTAGTGAACAGAGTGTTAAGATCACTCTCTCCAAGAACGGTAAAATTATAGTTTACCTTTTCACGGGCTTTACGGAATGAGTCTGTTCTGCTGATCATCTTGTATGTGGGAGCCGCCCACACCAAAGCACAGAAACAGACCGTAAACGAAACGAACATTGCTGCTATTTTATTTCTCATATTATTCCTCGACACAAAAATCGTAAAGCTTCTCAGACGCTATCTGTATGAAATCTTCATACACCTCAACAATTTCATCGACTATGCCTGGATCGTCCATTCTCCAGCTGTCTTTTCTTGTAAAATCAATAAATGTAGTCCTGTTTTCTCCTAAAACAGCCTCGGCTTCGTATTGAGAAACAGAGGCGTAACTGCTTTCCAAGTATAACCCAAGAATGTATTTGAGCCAAGAAATATATCCTGTAGGTATTTCCGTTGTTTTATGAATATGCTCGGAATCCATGCCCGTGCCTATACTGAAGGTTTTGATATCCTCCAACGGAGCCAGTTTATGTTTGAGAATGCCTGATATACCTATCATTATAGGATTATTCTCTACCAGACCTCCATCGGCATATCCCTTCCACGGATCAAAGTATGTAGGAGCCGCACATGATGCTCTTACAGCTTCCCATACAGGGAATTTTTTATCTCCATCATCCATATTGGTGAATACTTTGGCTTTTCTCTTATGTATGTTCCAGGCCGGAATCCAGGTCGGCTTCTGTAAGCCTTCAAGATTAAAATTAAAATACCTGTGCAGATTCTCGTTAAGACTACTGTCGGAATACCGTGGGGTCCACAGCTTATATTTTCTCCACCACCTGCCTGAAAATATATTATGAACTCTACTGTCAAATACATCAAACAAAGTAGATGCATCGTATCCTGTTGCCAAATACGCGCCACATAAAGAGCCTACAGAACTGCCCACTATAGCATCTACATTAAAAACATTATCAACCATTGACAGGACTTTAGCCTGAAAAGCTCCCAGACAGCCGCCTCCTGGAAGTACAAGTAGTTTGAAACTCATGACGAACTGCTCCCTGTTATATCAAACTGATAAATAATATCCGTTGTCGGAATAAGACGTAACTCAATACTGTCATAAATGACAGGAACTCCTCTATACGAAATAGTTTTAACTTTTTGAACCATATATCTTTCATCTGTCTGGCCGTTTACCCACACATCTTTAGTGTCCACACACGGGCACACTATGCCTCTGGCCACTGTAACGGCATTTTCCGATGTGCCGCCGGCCTGGGACTGCTCTATTCTTTTAGGAGCATTTCCTGACTCGGATATATAATAGGACACCGGATCGAAATAGCCTCCTACAACGCCTGTACCGTAACACACATCGCACTGTCCGGACGTTATGTCTCCTGTATCGAAGTCTAAGCACTCTGTACAGGCTGTCCCCCAATGCCTTCTTTTGAGAAGGCAGCCGCATATACCGGTGTAAGTCCGCATATACATATACTCTTTTCTCAATATCTCAGACACTATGGAACTGTCACGATTCGATAGATTGCCAAAAGCGTTTTTGACATTAGAGGCATACACGTTACCGTCTGTATCCGTCATTTTAACATAGTAATAAAGACGGGGAACAATGCCGTATATGCGTCTTACAGTATCTTCCAGCAAATGCCCGTCGGTAACTGTTCCTACGGACTCCCAGGCACCTACACCGGATCTGGATCTGAAAACCTCAAATACACATGTACCGTTTACAGGGAACTGAGGATTAAGATCCCAAGTCACAATATTTACACCGCTGATAACATTATAAACACTGACTTTGGCAAATGGATTAATCATTTTTGGTATACATATCAAAAATCAGCAGTAACCGGATCCTATATATCCAAATCCGTTGCCTATATTGATCTCCAATTTTGTATTTTTAATAAAATCCCGCCATTCCCCAAGATACATAGAAGACTGTGTTAAATACTCATTAGCTTTATTTTTGTCGTCTACAGAAATACCACCTGTGGAATATGGAAGATGATTCCTGCTGTATGACAGTGCCGCTATTCTCAGTAGATAACCTATAACAGCATTCATCCAGAAGAACCTCCACCGTCCCGGGAAACTGGATACTGTGTACGATGTCTTAGGCTGGTATAAAGCATTAAATTCATCTACAGGCTTTTTAATGGCAGTTATGATTTCCTCATCACTGAACTCAAGAGCGTTTATAAGTATATTTTGCGTTATACAGACGTCCCTCATGTTAAGACGTACTTCAGGTATGGTTAAAGCTCCATTGGAATCTGTGAAAAGACTTTTCTCTATACAGAACCAATAAGGCACGGCGAAATACAGTTTATCCCCATTCGTATCCGTTATCATTACTTCTGAACGATAGACTCCGGCATCTTTAAGATACCCTGCCGGCAGTATGCAGCTTACAAGGCCTGGGTTCTGCTGCTCAACTTCGCATACCTTTACGAACTCGGCCGTGTTGGACATGTAAGTGTCTCTTACAATAAAGCCTGCATTGTATCCGGATATAAACTTAAGATCCGTGCTGGTAGAGCTACTGGAATCGTCCTCTCCCGTGTATACAGTGTCTTCTTCAGTTATTGACGTTATATCCACGGGAAAACCATTCAAATCCCGTAAAGGCAGGATAAGTTTAACATTAGTCTGATTTTGCAGTACCCTTATAACCGGAGTGCCGCTTTGACAGACGGACCTTCCTTTATCATACGTGATAGATTCAAACTCTGTGCTTCCTTTACTTATGTTAGAATCCGAGTCTGTGGGGTCTGTAATGTCCACAGCTCCCTCAGGCCATACAGTATTAAACGACGGGTAACAGCTCATTAATGCTCCAAAATAAAAAGAGTCCAATATTTCTACTGGACTCTATTATATCGTTGTCAATACCTGTTTGACAAGCAAGTAAGCCTGACAATTAAATATTGCTACTATGTTATTCCGTATGCTGCTCAATAACAGTGACAGACGCACCATCCGTAACGAACCCTACCGTCACCCTGTATCTGGCCGCAGGCAGGTCTGTAAGATTAATTAGAGCATCACATGTCACGCTTCTTGCGTCTACAAGACACCAGCTACCCTGAATCGGATCGGGAGCCGTACCGGCATACGACGACAAATGAGGCCCACTCCAGACCCACACAAGAATATCCGCATGACATACATCCGAATTAGCGGCAATACGGGTAGAATAAGTTCTTACTTCGCCGAGACAACCATCCTCCGGAGGGTCAAACTCGATAAACAGCTTTAAATGCCCGTTATAACCCCTCGATGATGCTTCATAACTGACAGAGCCTGAGTTCTGCACCATTTTAGACGAGTCTATATCAAGCCTTATATCGTCTGATACAGCATCTGGACCTGCGTCAGCAGAAGTAATCCCAGACCTGTATACGCGCCTGCCAGTCAGAAAGGTTACGTCATAATTCGATTTTCTTCCTACACTCATTTATAGCCTTAGTCAGCAATAAAGGCGTCACTTATTTCAGGGTCCTGCAAAATAGCTCCGGACAGCGAATAAGTGTCATCAGACGAACCGGCAACCAGAGCCGCAAGGCTCTTAGAAGCGGACTTAACAATGTCATTAGGAGCCTGAGCCGCAGACTTAACCTGGCCACCTTCCTGAAGCGAACTGAGAATAGCTGCAATCTTAAGCAGTTCTTCAGCATCTTCACGGGTGTTTACAGGTATACCGGCGGCTGCGCATTTATTCAAAAACACAGGAGCATACGCTTTATTAAACAAAACATTCTGAATCTTTTCTTCGTTCATGTCGTATCCTTATCGTTATTGGCAGGAGGCCCGCTAAGGAGCCCCCTGCCCACCAGTACGTGTCCTTTACGAAGAGCTTGAACCGGAAGAGAAGTCGACGCGGGCGATGCCGGCGACGTTTCCGATAGATGCACCAAACTCCATATACGAGAAGAACTCGATCATATAAGCTTTGCGATCCACATACATGGTAATGTCTTCAAGAATGAAGTGCTTACCAAGATACTTAGGCTCAGCGAACATAAATATCGTGTTATCAGGAACGAGATCGCGCTTAATCGTCACAATCCATTTAACTCCGAGCAGAACCTGCTCGCCCCAACCGTTACGAGCCACTTCCTCAGAAAGGTCGCCACCGAGTTCATCGCGGCCCCACTTCTGGAGTTCTTTGACCGTCACGTTGTTGATCAGCGCAACTTTGGTTTCCAGATGAGCAGGCGTCTGAGGCATAATTTTCAGAGCGTCATTGACCGTATCGCGTGTAATACCACCATAAATGGTCTTCCACTGAATGGTTTCCGTAAGGCTAACCTCAGTATCGGCACCGCCGAGAAGAGTATTGATAGTAGCGATAAACTTGCCGTCTTTTTCAGCGGCAATATCTTTAACACTGTTATCACTCAGAACCTGACGGATATCCATATCATACGTGCGCAGACGGGAAACGTCCTGTTCCCACTTTTCACTGGCTACACGACTGAACATAACCCGATACTTCGGACCCGCCATGAGGCGGCCTTTAGGCATGGTGCCATAAGGTATGGAAATGGCGCCCGGGCTTTCCGGTTCCTTTTCGACAATCTTGACGTTATTATCAGTATCAACCTGCTTATCCAGGTCGTCGTTGGTTATCTTAATGCCGGGCAGGATAGGGTCCATGAAACTTTCTTCACGCAGCTTCATGCGCGTAAATTCAGTAGCCGCATCCTGGGCATTCTTTTTCAGGCCTTCGTCATCAGACATGATCTGATCCAGCCAGATTTTATTCATTGCTTTTCCGTAGTATTCACTCATTGTATTCTCCTATATATAAAAGCTTGAATTACAGCGCAAGGCTGGAACTTGCTTCAGTACTGATGGCCGGAAGCCATACAGGCCAAAAACAAAGCACATTCTTGTTGTACTCGTTAGTGCGGCTTCCGTCACTGACAACACCACAGATGTCGTCCACATAAGCCACACCAGGACCCAACTGGCCTTCGTCTGCATCGCCAGGAGCTCCGGCGGTCAGAAGAGTATTGGGTGCATACGTTTCAGTCGTATCGAATTCAGTGGTTTCCAGTTCGTAACCACCAATGGCAACCAGGCCCGACATGCTCGCAGCGATTTCATCCGAGTCGTTACGCATACCGGTAATATTGCCGTCATCACCAATCACATCGAAATCAGTGCTGCTGTTCATAGCAAAAATAGCCATTCCCTGAGAAGCGAGACCAAGCTGCATTTCTCCACTGGCATTGAGCGAACAGACATCACCTTCGGTGATGGCGCTGGAAGTGGAGGACAGAGCTGCAACTTTATCAACTACGTTGATATCCGCGCCCCAACCCTTCACTGGATTAAGTTCGTGATCAAATATCTGAGCAGGAGTACTCATATTTATTACCTTTCTTATTTACTTTTATTTACGCTGTGTAACCAAGAAGACGAGCTTCAAAAACTTCATCTGAGGTCTGTTTAGCAGCGGTATGTCCCTGCTTATCAGTACTGCCAAGTTTTACAGGCTGAACAGATTCCGCAGTTTTCTTTATAGTGTCAATAGCCGCCAGAGGGTCACTGGCCAGCTGTTCAGCTTTAGCCTGTTTCGTCTCTGATTCTATCACACCCTGATTCACCAGCAAATCAACCAGGTCATCGGCAGAATCCTTAAAAGCCTGCTTAATGCGGACATGATCCTGCACAATGGGGCTGACCTGACGGATATACTCAGCGACTTTCTTCAATGTATTTACACTAATAGCTACTTGTTTCATAGTATTATTATACCTTTTCTTATTTTTTCTTGCTAGACTTATTAGCGAGTTTCTTTTGAAGAATAGACTTAACTGCGGATTTCAACGCGGCAGTCTTTTCCTCGCCTGGGACGGGCTCTTCCGCCAAATCTTCAGGGCTGACTCCAGAAGCTGCCAGAGCTTCAACAAGCTCATTAATTTCATCTTCGGATACTTCAGCCTCGGCCTCTTCTTCAGCATCAGCCGATTCTACAGGTGCGCCAGCTTCTTCTACAGGAGCGCCAGCTTCTTCTACGGGAGCACCGGCAGCAGCAGCAGCTTCCGCAGCAATAGCTTCAGCTATAGCCGGATCCTGCATGGCAAGCTGTTCCAGCATAGCCGGATCAATGTCGCCCTGGGCCGCCTTGGCGAATCCAGTAATATACTCAATAACGTTAGCGGCATCGGCAGACGCCTTTTTCACAGTATTAATAACAGCGGCCTGTTTGACCTGCTCAATGCTTTGAGAATCAAGAGCCTCAATAACATCTTTAGCTGCCTGACGCCCTGCTTCTTTAAGAGCAGCATCTTTTTCACTCAATTCTTCCTGAGACTCATTTTTGGATTCATCCTTATCATTTTTAGATTCGTCCTTATCATCCTTGGATTCGTCTCCGGATTTATCTTCGTTTTCTTCAGCTGTCTTAACAGAGGCAGTAGCTACAGCAATATCAGCCAGAATAGAATCTGCAAACTCTTCAAGAGAGCCGTATTTTTCAGTACCCGCTTCTGCCGGATGCGAAGTTCCGGGGTCGTCCTTTTTGTCTTTCGCAGAAGAAGTCTCATTAGCCGGATCTTCACCGGTGGCTTTTGCTTCCACTCCCTGATGAAGAGCAGGGGTATTTTCGCCGCCTGGGCCTTTTTCGCTGTTATTTTCAGCATCCTCAATAGACTGACCAGGACTCTGGTCTGAAACGTCCTTAGAGTTCTCGCTGGAGCGTGCTCCTTCAGGAGCCGGCTGGGTTCCATCATCCTCGCTACCGGAAGGGTGAGACGTCGAAGCTTCTTCAGCCGTCTTCTTAATGCCGGTTTCGAGCAGCCATTTATCCAAATTGTTAAGTATACTCATACTTTGTTCTCCAATTCTACTTTTTCGTTGCCTGACAACAATATACTGTCACATTGCTCTAATAGTGTTACATTTTTAACTCTATAAGTCAATGACAATAACTGACATCCACTAAAACTTATTAAGAATATTATATTGTTTGATTCTCGTATGCAACCTTATTTTTTTGATACACATATCAAAAGCTCTGATAGCTAAAAAAAAATAGAAATTATGCAGTGGAAACGGCTTTAAACCATTTCCACTGCTTTACTGTCATTCTTTTAATTTCTTCTCCATAGCGTCTAGATAGTCGAACAGAGCCTTATTGCTTCTGGAATCAATAGATTCAGAAGCAACAATATTATCAGGCAGCACGACTACATCCTCTATAGGTCTGGCCGTACCAAATCTGTTACATGCGTCATAGTGCAACTCATTAAACAGATATCTGTCGCCAAGCTTATATCTTATTCCAATAAAGCCTTTTTCACCATTTTTTGTAACACACACGCCCAAGCTCAGATTTCTGCTTTTAAGGGTGTATACGTGTCGCTCTTTACAATCATCCAGAGCTATCATACGCTGTTCTCCTCTAATACACACGGACCAGAAGGATATTCTCCTGCCCCAAGATCATGTTTAACATCGAGTCGAAAGATCTCCAGTTTTGTCTGAGCCATAATTTCCGAAAACCCGGCAGGTCCCGCACAGAACGAATGCGGAACCTTATCTATATGAAACACATAGATCGAGTCACCCGGCAAAAAGGTTACAGGGGTTTCCTCGGACAATTTGACTCCAAAAAACTCATTGAAGAATTTCCTGGATTTACTGCACGGGTTAAACAGAACTGAATCTTTCGGAATACTGGAAGCATCACAGGGAGAAAGATTCAAATTAACCTCTCCCTTTATGTTTGCCAAGTCGAAACCAAGCGATATATAGTTCATTATACTCCTCCTGTTTTACTGCATTAAGTGTACAGCCTGTTATTTTATGGGCTCCATATGGCGTTACCGTTAGGACTCCATGAACAATTATAGAACTGTATAAGATTACCGCCAAATGCCTTTTTTATTCTATCCAGAGCATCAGCAACACCTCCTAAGGCCGTATTGTCAAAAAACACCATGCCTTTAGCCGCACTGACGGACTCATGTATGATGGAGAACTCTTCAAAAACGTCTTCAGCGCGGTGTGATCCGTCCAGCAGAACGAAATCCATACACCGATAAATCTTATTCTCCGATACTAAGTCCTCCAAAACCTCCGTACTGTCTCCGTGTCTGAAGTCCACATAATCGCTCAGTCCTGCCTGAGCCACATTAGCAGCTGCTTTTTTCAGCAAGTCCTTGTCTATATCTATAGTGATAACCCTTGAAAGAGATTCAAGGTCTTTAAGAACCTGAGCCAACATTATTGTTGAAAACCCCAGATTAGTGCCAGTCTCTATGACTACAGCCGTAATGGGACGTGTCAAGTGACACAGTAAAGAGTAATAGAGCAGATTCCACGATGGATAGCCCATACTCAGGCCTGTTTTGTCTTTCGCGTCGGATATGTCCCACACATCGACCTCCTGTGAGGAAACAAACCTATTAGGGATCAGGCTCTTTCTGTAGTTAAATATTCTTCGATTCGTCATATTCTCTCCTTATTTTAATAGGCTGCTATTTTATACCTCAAACGGATAAGACTATATAGAGTGAAAACACTTACTACCAGCCCCATCATGATTAAACGCATGAATCTTTTTTCAGTAAACTGTGTATATTTTTTAAACAACACGTCATAAACCACATCAGCAAACATATACGCTATCAGCATGCTTCCAAAGAACTCAATCATAATTACCTCTCTCTCTCTACTGTGTTTTGAGCTTAGAAAGCAACTTCCGCGCTTCTTTTTTATACCTACTGGAAGCATAACACATAATGATTCGCAGATCTGCATTAGTGGGTCTCTGCTTAAGTAATTGCTGCCACGCTTTTTCTTTCCACTTATTTGGAGCAAAGCATACAATATATTGCAAATTTTCATCAGTAGGCTTTTGCTCAAGTAATTGCTGCCACGCTTTTTCTTGCCACTTGTCGGGGGCATAGCACACAATATATTGCAGATCTTCATTAGTGGGGCTCTGCTCAAGTAACTTATGCCACGCTTTTTCTGCCCACTTACTGGGAGCGAAGCGCACAATAAGTCGCAGATCATTATTTTGAAAATATCCTTTGCTCCACATTTTACCAAAGTTGGCATCAAAATCTTTTATAATATTTTTAAGCTCCTCTGGTAAATCATCTGCCCAAAAGTCACGTCTCTCATACTCAATGCCACCTTTAACGCCCCAGAACACTCTTATTGCTCCATGACCTAAGTAGTCGTTGTCACGACACCCTGAGAATTTTTCTCTGCCCTGGGCAGAGAAGACCTCTTTATCTGTTAAGTAAAAAAGTTTGTTATCTTTTTCAATCCAACTTATGAAATCGCACATGTTTACTCCTTAGTTGTCATCTTAGAGCTTAGAAAGCAACTTCTGCGCTTTTTCTCTAAACTTACAGGAAGTGTAGCGCACAATAAATCGCAGATCTTCATTAGTGGGCTTCTGCTTGAGTAATTGTTGCCATGCTTTTTCTTGCCACTCACCATGGGCATAGCACACAATATATTGCAAATATTCATTAGTGGGTCCCTGCATAAGCAGCTGCTGCCATGCTTTTTCTTTCCACTTACGGGGAGCATAGCACACAATATATTGCAGAGTATTATCAATGGGCTTCTGCTTGAGTAATTGTTGCCATGCTTTTTCTTGCCACTTGTCGGGGGCATGGCACACAATATATGGCAGGTCTATATTAATAGGCTTCTGCTTGAGTAATTGTTGCCATGCTTTTTCTGCCCACTTATCGGGAGCGCACAGTATGATATCTCGCAGATCGTTATTAGTGGGTCCCTGCGTAAGCAGCTGCTGCCATGCTTTTTCTGCCCACTTATCAGGAGCGTAGCACACAATAAGTTGCAGATCCTCCTTAGTGGGTTTCTGTTTAAGTAATCGTTGCCATGCTTTTTCCGCCCATTCGTCAGCATAAACATAGTGCACAATATATCGCAAATCATCATTAGTAGGCTTTTGCTCAAACAATTGCTGCCATGCTTTTTCTGCCCACTTACTGGGAGCGAAACGCACAATACGCCGCAGATCATCATTTTGAAAATATCCTTTGCTCCACATTTTACCAAAGTTTGCATCAAAATCTTTTATAAGATTTTTTAACTCCTTTGGCAACTCCTCTGTCCAAAAGTCACGTCTCTCATATTCAGTGCCACCCTTAAACCCCCAGAACACTCTTATTGCTCCATGACCCAGAACATCATTGTCCTTGCACCCTGAGAGTCTTTCTCTGCCCTGAGAGGAAAAGACTTCTTTATCCGTCAGATAAAATAATTTATTGTCTTTTTTGATCCAACTTATGAAATCGCACATTTATTCCTCCTTAATTGTTTGAAATACAGCCGACAGGGAGTTGCACCCTGCCGGCTGTAGTTAATTAAATCAGATCACCTCTGACGGTCGCCGTGTTAACGCAGGTCGGCTCTGCGGTAAGGATTGATTAAATGTCTTACAAGTAAGTATGCCTGTTTTTTTGCGCTATTTAAGCAAACAGGATTTTCCTTATCTTCATCAGCTCTTTCCTCTTATAGGAGGGATCCGATTCAAAAGAGTCAGGAACCAGAAAGATAGAGTCAGGACTGCGGCTCACTGATCCTTCACCGGTGAGCAGGTAGCGGAACAAATTCCACACGTCCTCCAGCCTCTCTCTCTGCATACTGCCTATAAGCCTTGAATTTTCCAGAATATCTTCTGGAAACGTATGGGTATTCCATACGCTCAACACCGAGCAACCCGGCAACCCGGTGTCAGCAAGAAGCTCTCCCTCCTCGTAAGGAAGGTCACGAGAGCTGAATGGGACCATCATCCAGACGCCTTCGTCCCAGTGTTTCAGCACCAGGAAACTAACAGGCTCACTGGAGAATGTCCTTATTTCCCCTTCTAACATGGATATCACCTCCTTACAACGATTTGAAATCGTTACTTACTGTTTATCTTTGCCACCAGTTCTCTGGCGGTCCACAAACCCCAGGATCCGGTTTTACACGTAGGACGGATTCTGCTCCTTATTTTGGTTACTACGTATGCAGTGGCCTTAGGGTTTGCAGCAGCAACATCGGTACATGTTAACTCTCTATCCAGCATTTCCGTAGAAAGAGTCAACTCTACCGACACGACGGCAGCAGCCGCCTCCGCCAAATGGTAGGGCAATGTTCCTACAATTACATGCCCTAGCACATCTTCTCTTGTGGGATATGCCAGTCCTTGCCCCCTTATCCCACGGCGGGCAAGCCAATCCACCAACCCCTGGTGTCTGGTGGATATTTTGACCTCATAGGTCTTCATGGTACCTCCTATTTTTTAATTCACAGATGGAACACCACTGCTTCTCGTGTGGGTCCCATAAGAATACGGGAATGGTTTTCCCTTCCCGTTCCTGTTTGCTGGCCCGGATCAGTTTGCTGAGCTCCGCCGGGCTGCAGTCTTTGAGCAGAATTGCATCAAAGACACCTTTAAACCCTCTGGAGCACGTGTCCAGTATCACGGCCACGTACCCGTCGGGGTCTCGGGGACACAGGGTGCATGGGACAACATCAGAAAGTCCCATTTTTTTCGCCTCTGTGAGTTCCCTATCTGTGCGGCTCGAATTGAGCCTAGAAAAATGTGCTGCACGCATGTCAACCTCCTTTTTTGGTTCGTAAACGTTTACTTTATATTATTCCCATAAATCAGGAAGAATTAACCAGTCACAAACCTAAAAAAGAAAGAGTTCCAAGCGCATGTCCAAGAAAATGAGCGGACTTACTGTTGATACCTAGTTTACTTTTTATCTCACGTATGTCCTGCATTTTCTGAAGAGCTCTGGCAGCCTCCGTCCTTTTCTCAAGAATATCTCTTGATTCAGGAAAGAACACATTAGAGCCGTAGCCTCCTTGGCTGTACTTGTCCACTATGTGATCAACAGCCCGCCGAACCTGTTGATCATCGGTCATGGAGGGAAAGTGAGATTTACCATAATTGTAAGCACGTAAAATAGAATCATAAGGGTCTTTTTCAGCTGTTTTATCGGCGTCGCTCACTATTCTGGCAACTGTAGATTCAGGGCGCCCCGATGAAGCTCCATGCTCTCTTACTGCCTCTAAAAGAAGATTGAAATCTCTATTAGAAATCCTGTTTCTTATATCCTTGTCCTCTTTCAGCATACTATAGCCGTGTTCAGGGTGATTATCGCGTCCTCTGGATATTCCTACATCGTGAAGAGCGGCTGCAAGATCAATAAGATCAGATTTATCGGGAGCATATTTGGACGAGAGTACTGAAGCGCGATCTCTAACTGATTTTATGTGGTTTAGATCATGCCCTTTATCAAACGTACGATATAAATCAGCATATCTGTCTGGTAAGTTAGGATCGGACACAGCTAAACCACCTATCTTAACTCATGCATAGTTCTGAACAACGCACATTAAATCAACAAAATCATCGTTAATACGGCTGCATGCCGCTATTTTATACTTGGCATACGCACGGGCCATGAGCTCAGCTGTATTGTCCCCGGCAGAGGAAATTTTACGGATTCTGATGTCCGGCTTCCTGTTTTTGATGACCATAATAGACATCCTGCGCACTGCCGGCTCATTATCAAGAGAACAGCCCTCTACACATTCGTTGATAATGTCGTCTATACTGGGAGGAATAAGCTTGTTTCCAAACTCAAGAGAATCGGCAGGTGTCGGAATGTCGTTCTCCATTACTTTGCTGAATATACCCGGCATAAGTTGTTCCGCGCGGGCAAGAGAAGGACCGAACTTATCAATATCATTACCGGATATAAGCCTCATGAAATCCCTCAACGACAAAACTATCTTACGGTCAGCAAACCCGCCTAGAATATCCTCTACAGGACAGGTGGAATTGACCAGTTTCTGCATTATTTTATCATGTATAGGCGTGTACACATCGTTATCAAACGAGAGCTTCAGCTTAAGTATAGGAGACTCAGGATCTGATATGCCCTCTATCTCTTTTTCAAGCTCTGAAAGTTTCCTTAATACAGATAGTTTACTGCTCTTATTCAATCCGTACACGTCATTTCCGGATATATCCAGAACAGATGCCAGTTCAGCCGCAGAAACCACGTTATCCAATGCTGCCACCTTCTGCAATCCAAAAGCAATACGGTCGGCCGGTGTTCCTACTTTGGATATATCAAAAAAAGTCATATGATCGTTAATAGCGTTAATAGAGTGTCCGTCTTTTGTAATAGAGGCCATATGATTTTTAAGATGATCACAGTATTCCGACTGTTTAACTGCTTTATTGCCGCATATGGAGCATATATCATATGGTACAGTACACGACATGGACCAGGCGACAGGCTCTCCAGATGCCATTTTATGCAGCTCTTCTCCCCATTCGCTGTCTGGGAGTTTGACTATAAGCTCTACACGTTCAGCTGCATCATGAAATGCTGATTTAACTACATCACCGTATATTTTGTCGCCTTTATTGTGTCTGTGGTCTTTATAGACGTGTGCATCAGTGACAAAAGTACTGTGTGTGTCCTTAAGACCTTTTTTAACATTATAGTTTTTTATGTCTTTTCCATCTGGAATAGAAACGTCACAGGCTGTTTTATAAAAAATATCACCATTGCGGTTGCCTGGAAGATTAGGCGCAGCCCCCATAGCAATTAAATGAACAAAGGAGTGCCCTTTTTCAGGTTTGATGTCCGACAGGTCGCCGAAAACCCTGGTACCGGCTTTTTTCCTTATCCACGAACTGTCAACACCTTTTAAGCACACATCAACAAGCGACGACAGAGGGTCCGAATGGTCGTACCTTGAGGGCAGCACTGTTTTAATAAATGTATTGTTACTCATAACCACTCTTCCTGTTCCCGGGCTTTGATAGCAAGGTCTCTAGCAAATTCTTTATATGTATCGGTATATTTCGGCCAAAGCAGCTCTACAGGTGGGTCAGCTGGATCATTGATATTGACACTGGACGGATCATCAACCTTAATTAAATTTCCAATAGACTCAAAGAAACCAGGAGTATATGGAGCTGGTTCGTACTCCATTATAGGCTCAGGACCAAAACCAGTCATCCGTCTGATCATATCCCATATAGTGGCACTACTCCCCTCACTGCGCTGATCTAGATCCAATCTTTTAGGAACCATTTTAATATTTCTTGGATTTACTGTTTTGCGCGGCTGTGTAACCTCGTCGACATCGGTATGTACACTCACTGACGGCGACTCTTCAATGTCGTGGTTTTTGTCCTGAACAGCCAGATGCTTATACAAATGGCCGCCGGCAGCACCGGCTGCGGAACCCATTAGAGCTTTTCTAACCGCCTCCATGAGTCTGTCCTTCCCTATCTTATCTGAAGACATATACCCATAGGTTCCAGCCCCTAAGCTGCCTATAGACGCTCCTGTAAGATAAGGAAGAACCTGTTCAGACATGAGCAGATCCTTAAATGTAACTGCCCGACCCTTCAGATCTTCGGCCAGTTCTTCCAGTTTTTCTGTTACTTTGTTAGAGGATTTAATAAAACTTTCAGCCAGATTAGAGGCATCTTTACTTATGCCGAGATGTTCATTGGCAGACCCTTCTTTGCCCAGACCGGTCCATTCCATGAAATCCAGTATGTCCCTGTCAGTAGGCGCTCTATCAGATGAAGAAGCAGTACTGCTGCCACGATGCCATGTACCTGTGTTGCCGCTTAACGGAACATCAGTATCTGGAGCGGGGAGACCTAAAGGCTCACCATAAGTACCATAAACAGGAAGACTTTTTGTATTGAGATCAGGCCTTACGAATATAGTCGACACAGGCCCAAAAGGTCCTTCTTTTGTCTTGTCGTCTGATTTGCCACCTGATTCATCTTCTGGTTTATCCTTTGGTGGTTTTTCTGATTTAGGAATATAATTATTGACGTCTATCTTCATAGGCTCTTTTTTAGGAATATAATTATTGACGTCTATCTTCATAGGCTCTTTTTTGTCGTATACCTCTTTACGAACTTTAGCCTTCTCAATAATATTCCTTTCCTTGTCGCGTTCGGTCTTGGCTACATCGGAAGCCATACTGCCTACGCTGGAAAGATCATACATATCCAGACCACCGGATTCCACTGCTTTCCTGATAACAGATTTAACAACCATAGGAGCCTTTAAAAGATCAGGATACGATTCCATCAGCTTATTAAAATAACGGACAACTTCTTCAGGAGGAGCAGCAGACAGAACCTCATCGTTACGCAGGAAATCATTTAAAAGCATAGTTGCTCTAATGTTGTTTTCAGTATCCCGTACCCCCGAAGTAACAGATGAGGCGAATACATCCTCTATGTCCTCACCAGATAGACTATATTTATCTGTCAAACCCTGGCCGATACTGCTTACCGCATTCAAAATTGGAAGGTTTTTATACACCCCTCCTACTATACTGGAAGGAATAAAAGCTTTTTTTTTAAGAAGTTTTTTGCTTTTCATATCAAAAACTTCCTCAAAATTACCAGCATCATTAGAGGCTACCGTGTCTACAGACGATATTTTACAGTATTGACGTGCAAGCTCAACAATACCTGCCAGCTTCTTAATACCCTCAGTCGGAGTATCTATCTCGTATTCAAAGGCTTCTGCAAGTTTCTCTATACCAACAGATTTGAACTTATCCGCTGCTTCCCATGCCCGGCCCACTTCGCCGAGTTTAGACTCTTCATACACCTCATTAAGCAGAGGAAAAGCATTATTAGCTGTTTTACGCATGACGTAATCTGCGCACTTTGAAAAGCTCTCAGCATCAACAGGACGAAAATAGTCTACAGCGTCCTGTATCGCGTTAACAAGCTTATAGTGTATTTCAGCCTTTTTATCCTTTATTATGCCGGCCGCAGCCTTGATATGCTCAGTCTCTCTGAGAGCCTGGAACCAGTCGGCATCGGGAGTGTCTGTAAATGACTTAGCAGATAGATCCCCTTTAATAGTCTCAGGAGCCGGTTCGTCATAATATATTGTATCATGAGTGTCTGAAAACAGAGCAGACTTATGCGTCTCAACAGAAGGAGTCTTGACGGTAGAAGGATACATAATAGAAAAAACAGACTCAGTATCCGCTAAATCCACTGATTCAGCTTTCTTTATGGCGGGAGCCGTTTTAAGATGATTAGCAGTCCTGGAAACGTTAAAGGCCTCTACAGCCCGTTTAGTCATTTCAGGAACCAGTTTATAGACTGTAGCGTATTTAGCAACCGCCTCCGAAGGATCAGTACCACTGCCTGCTTCCCTCAAAGCGGCCTGCGCTGCCTTGAATATACGAGTCTCGTCAGAATAGCTTAATAAATCCATAATCAACCTGTTTTTATAAAGAAACCTGTTTCTCAACTTTACCTAGTTTACCAGTTTTATCTAACTGTGCCAATCCCAAAGATATACCATCCACCAGACTCTTAACCTGTTCATCCACACTTCCGGAAGCTGCACCCTCTTTATTACGCATTTTATCCGTAAATACAGCGTACTCTTCCACTATATCATGATGCGTATACTTAGACGGCAACCGGGTAAAGGCAGAAAGAAGAGCCTGACGGGTAATTTGACCTTCAAACAGCTCATATATTGTCTCTTTAACCTTTGTAGACAGAGGTGCATTACTTATAAACTCCTCTAAAACCGCTGTATCACAATAGTACGCTACAGTTTTCCACAGGAAATTATAGTCACCTCTGCTGGTATCATCACCGGCAACAGGCATTAGAACCTCCTGAATAACATAGAGAGGGTGTTTAAGCCTGTCACGTATATCATAGAACACATCCTCATAGAGAGACACACCGGCAACATCGCATCCGGTCTTTTCCGCTATTGTCTTTTTTGGAGCCCCGGCTATTATATAGGCTTCAACGGCCCATTTCATATAGTTATCCGCAGTAAACAGAGTGTATGCCTGGTGCATGCTCGGATATTTGGTAAAAATAAAGGAACTGTCCATATGCTTGTAGTTCCCTTGTTCCACCTTGGCCTTATACTCTTTTAAAAAGCGTATAAACTTAAAAGCCATTCCTGTACTCCGGTCGAGACCTCTGGAATTAACATAGCCGTTAGCGGCATTTTTAGCAAGAACCCATCTCCAGTCAGGAGCTCTTAAAGGATTTTTATCTCGTCTGCGTATTCTTTCTCTTGCCATTAAAGATCTGCCTCCAGCCCTGATGAACCTCCAAGAATGTCAAAATCATTGTCTATTTCCTTCTTTTTAAGAAACAGTACAAGATTTCCAAGATTTGAAAAACCGTCTTTAATAGAGGTTTCAAGCTCTGTAAGTTCCTCTTCACCATACGTTTCCGCAAATTTATCTATATGCCAATAAAACATAATCAGTATACGGCCCAGCCTGTCCAGGCCTACCATGAGATCCGATATATATTTGTTTATGGCGCTTGATATATCCATGGTCTTAATAAGACTGGCCATGATTCCGGTATCCATAACTTCTTTTTCACCGGTCTGAGCCAGCTGGAATATAGTCTGTACGTCCTTATCGTCCAACACGTTATAGTCGCTTGGGGTAGCCTTCATCTGGCCTGGAACCATCATAGTCTTACTGGATGGACCCACGCCCATAACCCCGGGAGGGACCCCTACCATGGAATCAGCTGCCGACACAGGAATATTCGTGGAAGGTGCTATAGGAATACCTGCATCAGCGTATGGGACAGCAGTTTTAACAAACACGGAATGAAATTTATTGGAATCGGCCTCATTAAGTATACTTAGAGCCGCATTTTTACTGAGTCCGTAAGATGTCATAAGCTCTGAGACCATACTTTTACGACCGTATATGTCAGGACTGTCGGGAAACCTGTACTGCCTGTAGTCGGCCATGACAGTAACAGGAACCAGACCTGCTGATTTTATCAGATGAGCCTCGAAACAGTCTATATCGCCCGGATACCAGTCTCTGGCACCTTCACAGCTTAGTACTTCATCTTTAGAAGGCTTGGCAATTTTGTATATTTCTACATCATCAGGGATAAAACATCCGGCGGAGTTAACTACAAATGACGCCGTCTTTCCCGGTATAAACACATGTTGATTAAGATATTTTAAAGACTCTGGAAGCTTCTCTGTATTAATATGAAGACGCTCGTGGGGAGGACTGTCGCTTACAGGATAAGAAACATTTAACCCGGATCTTAAAACAGCTACAATATTGCCCTTCTTTTTTCCTATATAGTTAAACGGTAAACTGAATTTGTTTCCTTTCTTAAAAAAATAAACGTTTCCCGTAACCATATTCTCTTTTTTAACTTTTGTAAATACCTTGCTCAGAGACAGATCCGGATAATCGTGTGTTGCAAGAACTGAACCCTGATCCACTATCATATCCTTTTTTGTATTAACATCTATAATACAAAGATTTTCAGTGGCACCGCTGTGAAAATCGAATCCACCATTTATAATAAAACAGTCGTGAAAAACCCCATCATCGCCAAACACTGAATAAAATCCGGTGTCTGTAGGAGTGGCCACTGCCGAGGATCCGTTTCTTGGAAGAACTGTAGACACATTAGAAGATGCCCGTTTGTCTATAAAAGTGAAACCCTCTCTGACCAGATCCTCTCTGTGCTCTCTGGTAAGATCCCTGTTTACCAGATCGGCATTACTGTCTGTAACAACCGTTATCCTGCTGTTCGTGTCGTCTTTTGAGGAAACTTTTCTTAAAGCCGGATTCAAAGGAGCCACAGTAATCATGCTCAATCTGTTTCTCAGATCGTTGGCATTGTTTATTCCACGTGATTTGAGCAAGTCTATGACATCCCCTACAGGACGGGCTCCCCTGTAGAACCCCCTGGCAGCTATATTGCGTACATAATAGTTAAACAAAGCCCTGTCTATGTCCTTTTCTTTAAGCTCGTCATCAGATGGCGGCCGCAGTTCTTTCTTATTTTCAGACGATACATCGTCATAAACCAAATCATCGGCCTGTATGTGCTCTTTCATCAAATCAGCAAACTTTTTGTTCTCACGTATGGTGTTTGCGACTATTTTAAGAGGAAATTCGCCGTATTCCCTGACAACAGAGGCCAATTTAGTTCTTTCTGCGGATTTTTTATATATTTCAGAATTGGGAGACGCATAAAATAATGGCAGACAAGGTCTTATGTCAAATTTACTGCCTATCAGGCATTTCCCGTATACATTATCTGTACCGTCATATTCACAAAACGAGTTTTTTGAGAACGGACTGTCAAAATACTCATTAAAAGACGGCTCATATTTGGCTAGGTCGCTCATAGTGGTTTCGTCTGGGCCTCCCATGACCGAAGGTTTGCGGGATAAAATATAGTTTACCCAATTCTCCTCCAGGGGAACTACTGTGTTCTTGCTTTTAATATAGATACTGTCACAGCCTTTAAGCTCTCCCCTGATAAAGAAGGACACTACATACAGCCAGGTTTTTTCAATCTTTATACCAAATACCCCCGCTGCTTTAGTGTCATCTTCATTTTTATCTAACAACTGAAAACCAATAAGATAATCAAGAAGTTTAGGGGCTCTGTCCCGCAAATGTACATAGGCCAGATTAGAGAAAGTGGTCTCGAATTGAGCTTCATCAGCACTAGGCATAGCTTGATTCCTGTTTAAAATCTTCTAATATGTTGCAACTGTTAATACTATACCATATGTGTATTTGTACAGTCAAACCCTTATTAAAACACATTCTGATAGGCCCCGAATTCCAAAAATAGGCATAGTGCAGATCCTATTCGGCTTTGATATGCATATCAAAACTTTAAATAGGTAAAAAAAAACAAAACAGCAATAATGGCCATAAAGTACAGCGCCCCGCAATAAAGCAAGGCGCTGCGATCAATTAAACTATTCCTGATCTGTATCGGAATCTTCCAGCTGCCAATCGGGTGTCCATATAGGGTTCGGCTCTCTATCTATAAGTGTAAATGCTGTATCACAATACCGACATCTGAGATTAGCCCCTATCTTAACTTCGTCATTATTGGCATGATTCTCATCATAGTCCTTTTTAATAGAGGCAAAACAACACCTCATAACCCCGCCTGTTTTAACTCTGGTATCAGTAAATTTTACTTTTTTCATTTTATTACCTTTGAGCAGGGCCTGCAACAGCAGTCATTAACCACAAAATCATGCACCATATCCAAGGCCTGCTTTGATTTATCCGGATCATCCGTCTCGTGCGAATACCTATTATACAGTTTATTGGCCATATTATAGACTATTTCCAACGCTTCTTCGGTTTCCATGATTTCCTTTCTTTTTAAATAAACCAACAAAAAACTCGATAACACGACTATAGAGAGACTGTTTACTGTTTTTAGCTTGCTCTATAAGATCATGCTCATAAACACCGCAGTAAATGCATCTTCGCATGCCTGTACACGGAATTTGTCCCGACCATGCAAAAGAGTGTTCATTACAGGTAATTGTTTCTATTTTGCCCAGCCACATAATAGTTCTAACACATCTAGTTATCATAAAAAAATAATCTCTCTGCCTGTTATTCGGAACCGTGACTCTTTTCGTTGAAGCGGCTACAGTTCCAGCCGATCAATCATATTGTTCACACGGTCGCCAGTCGCGGCAACCTTATCCGCAAACGACATGAGCCTCTCCGCAAGCGGTACGAGCTGCGGGCACTCGGAGCACGTGCCATGGTCGATCGGCGGCTCCTAGCGGAGCACGGCGTGAAGGCGATCCTCCAGCCGCCCCATGCTGCCGTCCACCTGGCTCATGGCTTTTTCGATCCCTTCCATCTGTTCGTTTACCTGCGACGTCCGTTGCTTCTCCGCATTATATACTGGTGTCATTTCATTGTTCGCCATTGTTCATCTCCTTTTATTCATTTCCTCTGTGGCCTTACACAGCCTCATGCGCTGCGTACTTCGTTCTCATCGGACGATAGTTATCGCATCGCTTGCACTTCTAATTCATCTTTTTCCTTTACTGACGTTCTGTGCTCGTTGGAATATGTACAATAAGCCGAAATATGCTCCGGTTTATCAGTATATCCTCGCAGGATAATTACGTGCGCGGCAATCTCTTCTACCTTACAGTCTTTGGCGACGAAACGGACAGCCTTTCCTTCCGAGTCCATCACGAGGAACGTCCCGTCCCTCCCAAGACAGATAGTAGATAAAGGAAACTTGTCCTGCTCCTTTCTGCCAAGATATTCAATCATTACATCGTAGAGTTTATTCATTGTCATCCGCTCCTTTTTTCAATGCTCAACTTATTGTTGACGAAGAAACATCCTCTGCCGAAACGATCCGATACTGTGATGCCCCATATCCCATATAGCACATCAGCATCTCGACTGCTTGCACTGCGTTTGCTCGACAAACCGTAAAGACAATTTCTTTCGCCTTAAATGGATATTTGCGCACTTTATATGGCCTTACCGTTACTTGACAATATCTTTTCACATTTTTCCCTCCTGCTTGCGCCCAACAAAAATTTACTTCATCTCGCTTAAAACCGTTCAAGATGCGTACTGTTTGGTAGCCTGTTTATACTTTAATGTGATCCCAGCTAAGGTAAGCACCCGCTTCAATAGATATAACAAGATATTACAGCAGGATCCGTCACAGTGCTTACGGTGGTCGTCAGCTAATCGGATCGCGTTCTCTTTGATTGCTTGTTTTTCTGTAATATGCTCTATTTCATTGTTTTTTATTTTAATCGAGCTGGTGACACTTGCCCCACATGAGCTGCATTCTCCGTGCTTAGTAGTCGTACAAAGATGCGTAGCAGGATCAAGATCATTAAATAACTCACGATAACATCTCTCGCATAAAATCTGATCACCATTCACAACAATCAGCTCGTAGACTTTCGGAAGAGGCAAATCATCTATAGCCCTTCCACACTTGATGCATCGCGTTTTCATTCCGGTCCCTGTCCCGTCAGGCAGGCATGAGATTGTATTATCAAACCACGTCTCATTGTGCCCGCACCACGGGCAAGACCAGACCTCCGCAGGCTTATTGCCGTGTTCGGTGGCATTATGTCGCCCTTCGGTTTGCCCATCAGCAGGATGCTCACTGCCTTGCTGCTCAGCAGTAGCGCCGAGCAGATCAACATCCAGCGTGTCCACTCGCACCAGTTTGACCAGCGTTTGCGGGCATCCATAGTCACATCTCATCATCCACCGCAGGGCATCTTCATGCGTCCCCGCCTGATGAGCCACCGAAAACCCCTCGCAACCATAGTCAGCCAGCACAAGGTAGTCGCCTTCGTCATCCTTAATTTTGTCGCTTCCGTTAAAGATCATCATTCTCCTTTCATGCCCAAAAAGATGGATTATTTTAACTAGTTTCCACAATCTTTCCGTGAGCCTATTTCAGTTTCCAGCGCGACTATAATGCTGCGTGCCATATAAACAAGATGCTCATCCTCATTTTCATATTGTGACACATATTTTATCTCGTCACGAACGCGCCTCAGATTATCTGCCGAAAACATATTTATTCCGGACATTAATGTGAGAAAAGCGTCGTACAACTTGAACGCATCCAGCTGCTCAAGCATGGTTCTATTAGAAACTATAGTTCTAATGTTATCTATTTTATCCTGTAGTTCTTTACAGTTTTTGCAATATTCGCTCATTTTTCGCTCTTTTTTATTAATTATCGCTGGTTGGCAACACGGCGAATCCCGAAGTCCTTGGCCTTGATCTTCACCTTTCGTCCATCGTCGTGCCACCATACCACGCCCTCGATATCGCTCCCCGGTCCCTTGAACCACTCCCGCAGTTTGTCGAAGGTGCGTGGTGCGGCAACGGGATGCTGACCGTGCGGAACGAGCGTATGCGAGTTAAATCCTTCTGGGTTGCCTTGCACCTTTGGCCCAATCAGTTCATAAGTGCCGTCCGGTTCTTCCCCGGTAAACGCTTCACGGAACCAGCGGTCTTCCGGCCCGTCTCCAACCGGACGCCATCCCTGCTGCTTGCCCGTATTCGGGTCAATATCGCAAGCAGGCTCAAAGTCAGGCGGAAAGGCCTTACCTCGCTTCACTTCATATCGCTTGAACAGTTGTCCATTACGCACCATGCAGCACATCCCGTCCCACTTCCGAGTTGCGGTGCCTTCACCGTTCAGTACCCATTCAGCACCTGGTACGACTTCATCCCTCACGAGTCTATCCGTCTCATAATTTCTCTGAAACAAGCTGATAATCTTCTGCATTACTGTTCTCCTTTTGTTCTTTCTTCTTATCGTTCGCAGTTTATACATGTACCGCACTGTTGGGCAGATAATGCCCGCGACACTCATCTTGCTGCGGAGCGCATAGCCTGCCATCAGTTACCATGAGCAACACGTCTCGACATGTTAATTTCAATCGCACACGGTATGCGGTTGGATGCCAAACATACCAGGCCGCTGATTCATTGCGGTACTGCCGCAGGTCTGAGCCGGTTGACCGCATTGCGGACAGTGCCCGAGACTGACGGGCAAAGCGCTGGGCTGTTGCCTTTATTCGCTTTCTTTGCTCACTCACTCCTAAACCTCACTTTCAGAGACAAAGGGACGAGTCATGCCGCCCGGCATCGGTCAATCGTGTGCGCACACGCAGTGGCAAAGCTGCGAACGGCGTCCCGTTGCCCTTGTCCGGCAGGACTCGAACCTGCGACCCGATCCCTGTCTCAAAGTTGTCAATATACGCCTCCAACAAGGCGCAGCAAGCGACTCCGCTTCGCTACGCGCTTGAGCTAGTTGTTCGCGATAAAGTTCTTTCCTTCAATACCGCAGTTCAGGCTTTTTGGCTTGATCGGGCGTTTGCGTTGCGTTTCACGACGTGCCAAAAACGGAGACGCAAAATGACATAGCTCGTCCCGCCAGTGCAGGCAGTCTTCGCATTTTGGATAACAAGTCAATTCAGGGGACATGTGCCCCGCTGTGCGTTTCGTGTTACTCATGATCGTTCTCCCTGGGGCACATGCCCCTGATTTCCGGCATTGGGCGGCACACGACAGCCACACCACGGGCAATACCGTATTGCTGGCAAACTGATGGCAACGCCATTCAGGGCCGCATGCTTACATGATGCGTGGAGTTTGCCCCAATTAGGAACAAACTTGCCACATTTACAGCGTCCAACCATGCGCCCAACAAGGCGCTGGACCGCTACAAAAAATCCGCTCATACTTCGCTCCTTTTTTGATGGTCAGCTTGTGCGTTCGGCATCAGGCACCCCGGCATGGGAACGGGCATCGGGGAATCGAACCCCAAGCAGCCAGCCATACGCCCGTCAGGTTTGCCTACCCGTGCCTGATTCCGAACAAATCGTTTCACAAACTACCTCGCTTCGCTCGGAGTGTGAACTCCGGCGTTGGGGCGACCAAGAATCTCGCGCACAAGGCGCATCCACTCGCCCTTGATTTCGTTCTGAATCTTCTCGTCGATCTGTTCCCACTCTTGCCGCAACCCGCGCCTGTCGGTGAAGTCGGTCACTATCGCATCAACAATCAGTTCTGCCGTCTTGTCCATCCTGTCCTCCATTTTTGCCCCAACAAAGGGCTGCAATCTACCTCGCTTCGCTCGGAGCTTGAGCCCCGGCGTTGAACTTGACATCCGCCAGCCTCCTGTGGTATTCTTCGCTCGTGTTTGACCTTTAATAGGAGTCTCGTTATGACACCATATGAACTTGGAATTAAAGTTGCACAACAACGCAACGTGTCCGGACACCTGAAGCAGGCGTACGCCCAGGGGCTTGCGGAGGTGTTTGAGAAGAGGGCCTTTTTGGGACTCGGACGCCCAAAACAGCGTCCCCAAGCGCCTACTTACACGCCGCCGGTGATGCCCGATTTTCGCCTGGATCCGAACTTTGAACAGAAGGTTCTAGCCGCCATGCGTAAGGAATGGGGCGAAAGTTTCAACCCAGGAAACTGGACTAACGTCGACGTCGCCGACGGTACTGACGAATTCGATACTATGGAATCCGCCTTGGCTCTGCAGGAGGCGCTCGGCCTCCCGGTAAGCCTGGACAACATACCGGACGAATTGATGCCGATTGGCGACGCCGCAGCAGACTGGCGCCCGCTCCTCTCTGAATTGCAACGTGCTCTAAAAGCCCAACAAGGTGCTCCAGCTTACTCCGCTTCGCTCCGAAGCTGAGCTTGATCGTTGAGTTTCTTAGAAGATAAAACTCCGCAAAGCAGCACAGCTTTATCATCTTCGTTGCTGCATCCTTCTTCAATGAGACCGGCCGCTGTTTCAAGCCCGCTGTTGTACGCATGGCATTCTGCACAGGCGTATATTCGCAATCCGCACCTATCTCCTTTCCAATACGCTTTTTCATTTCCGCAGTCGCATGGTATATTCATCTCATTACTTTCCTCGTTAAAACCCAACAAGGTGTCGGTGCGTATATCCGAAAGGGCACGTTCTGCATCCATATCCGGGTCCATGCTCATTAACTCAGTAATCAATTTCTTGACCGTCAGCCTGGCCGTCATTTTGGCTCTCCTGTTTTATTGTTCATTAACGCTTGTTCTGCCGCCTTGACGTGCTCGCAACATTGTCCGGTGTTTGCTTCACAGCGACATTCAAGCAGCCCGCGTAACGCCGCTCGCAATACCGAACAGTCGCATTGAGTGGGTACTTGCGCCCCGCTCGCGTTTTCTACATCACTCATGGTTTACTCCTTAGGGCAACTGCCCTTGATTTGTGGCGCTCACAACATCCAAGATGCGCCCGATCACGGGATGGCTTTTAATTTTATACGGTTTTTAAAAGAATATAAAGCCATTGAAGCACATTAACCACCAGCCACACAGCGCCAGCGATAACTGCTACGTTAATAAGAAATGTGAGCGCGATCATAATTATACGCACGGCTATAAATTGTTTGGAATTTACCATTTTATCCCTTTCACTTCATTATTCATTTAAAAAATAATCCGCGTGACGATGTCTACTTCTTCTTAACTGCGCCCATATCTGAACCTCACACTCGGCGTTGGTAATCTACCGTCAGGTCTTCCACGGTGTAGTCACCAATGCGATCAAACACCCCAATCACGCCACCACACTGGATGCCGATGTTTACGCACAAGTCCGCGTCTACGCACTCTTCCAGCACGTCCTTCTGCTGCCTGCGCGTGAGGCGGGCTAATCGACGTATCGAAGGAGGCCCCTTCTCTGGGTCAAACTGCTCGCGCCGAATGATGCCAACAAGACGATCGAGCATACTGTCAATTACGCTTAGCTCCACTGTCATTCACTCACCTCCATAGCTGGGGCGGCATGCTTCCCGCAGCACTTCGTGTCCTTTGTCCGTCATACGGAAATACTCATCCGGCACGAACGACTTGCAGCCCGCCGACACCATCAGCCCAGCCTCGATCAGCTTTTGCATGTCGGGGCTGTCCCCGCAATACAGCCCACCAGCGGCCCGGTGTGCCGTGTGATCCAGTATCGCCAGTTGTTCCTTATTCAATCGCTTCCAATTCATTTCACTCATTCTTCTCTCCTTATTCAGATTGCCAACAAAATGCAGCAAGCGACTCCGCTTCGCTACGCTTGAGCTAGTTGTTGTCTGTACTGATGCCGCATGGCAGGTCTTCTGGCCCAAGTCCCTCGCAACAATCCACGCAGATGCGTCTACCTTCCCCAGCCTTGTCGAACGGCTCAGTGTAATGAACCTCGTACTCGTTGCCGCAGTTGGCACACGTCACAATGGTGTTGGACGGGACAGACAACAAAGCAGTGGATGCTATCGGCGAGTACGCCGAAGCGTCACCGCCAGCGTTGGGTTTACCAACGAGTTGCATCGTCTCAAACATCTGAACATAGTTGACGGTGCCATCGTCTTGCACAATCACCCACGAGTCACCTGTCGCTTGCGGCGTGTAGTCCACCACTCCGCGCAAACTCGATCCGTCGCTGGCGAAAACCACCAGCACCCTGTCGTCCTTCTCAATCCTGTTTTTCATCTTGTTCCTTCCCGCCTTGCTGGGAAACCCAACAAGACAAATCGAGCCTACTTGCTACCGCTGCGAGACTGCTTTGCAGCGTTTGGGGCTAGTAAAGTTCTTCCCATTCATTGTCGCCATTGCCCGTGTACTGGCTCACCGTCTCGCCGTCGATCCGCAGCAGCACGCCGCCATCCTCCAGCACGCCAGCCTTGTAGTCGTCCAGCAATTCCGCGTCGGCAATGTGCGCTCTGCCCTTGTAGTCAACACTCACGTATGTCATCTTGTCCTCCAATCCAGCCCCAACAAAGGGCTTCAATCTACCTCGCTTCGCTCGGAGCTTGAGCCCCGACGGTGAGCGCTGCATTGGGCATATAATCTTAGCCAGCGTGATACGCTTTGATTTGCCCCGCGTCCTCTTCGTCCCAAGCAACACCAGTAAGGGCGTCTACGATGTCAGGAATGTCTGTGTTTGTCAGTTCGTGGATTTTCTCCACCGCGTCACCTATCAGAATCAAGTGGTTCAATTTCATCGTTTTCCTTCCCGTCCATGCCCAACAAAAGCATGGACAACTGCGTCATTTTCGCTTCGCTTCAATGCCGAGTGTCATGCTCGGCGTTCGACAGACGAGCGAGTATGCGGCGTGATTCCCTTCCCAGCGTAACGCCGGGGCGCACAATGCTGCGCTTGTCGATGTCTGCTTGTCCCTCGGTCATCTCGACGATTGCCCGCACCAGCTCCAGCGCGGGGCATGTCGAACAAGCGGATGGACAACTACCTTCATTCGTCGCGCTTCGCTTACTCATTTCGGAGTGTCATCCTTTCCGTTAGCCCTACAGCCTTCGTTGCGGCATCCGTTCGGCGTGAGGCCGCACTTCTTGCAGTAGCCCGAGTGCAGCATGGCGTTCAGGTTGTTTGCCCAGTGCCACAGATCATCGTCTTGCGGACGGGCAAACTCCATCATCTCAATGCTCACCCCGGAAGGGCGAACAAGGCGTCCGACCGTACCCGAAACAGCCGCTTGCGGTGTTTGGTTCATGCTGTGCCTTTCTCTGGCTGTTTCGATCCGGTCAACTCTGCGTTGGGCATATGAGGCTCTATCAGCGTAATCGTGCATCCCTCGCTGACCGCCCATTCTTTTTTTGTCTCCATGTCCTGAAAGTACCACGAGTCGCCCGTTGCCGAGGGCGTGTGTAGTACCTTGGCCCGACTGCAAAGCGTGTACTGTGCATTGTTGAAGTTAACACATACAATGTCGCCTTCCTGAATTGATCTCATGTTGTCCTTTCCGGCCTTGCGGTACGTGCCCAACAAGGCCAATCGACGGTACGGCTATTCGCCGCCCGTCATTGCTGCGTTGGACGTATCGTGTTTATCGAGAATCATGTTCACAGACCCAAGGCAGGATGTGAACGCGGCGCGTCCATCCGGACCAGCCAGTTGACTGTTTTTCGCAACCTCAAGTTCGCGCTTCAAGTCGCGCAAATCGTCCAACAAAGAAGTGGACGCTACCTCATTTCGCTCGCTCATTCTTCGCTCCCTTCATTCTGATCGTCACTTCCGGCGTTGGGCGTATAATCAGGGTTGTGCCAGACCGAAAACCCGTTCCGCTGCAAAACATCTGCGGCCACGCTGGTCTGACAGAAGCCGTCCGACCCGTAATCCGTGTCCAGTTCCTTCGCCTTGCGAATGATGTCATTCGCGCTGGCCGGTTCGTCATCAATCATGTACTTTTTTTCGTTCATCGCTTTTCTCCTTTATGTTACGGAACGCCCAACAAGGCGCTCCAGCTTACTCCGCTTCGCTCCGAAGTTGAGCTAGTTATTGAGTTTCCACGCAATAACACGAGTTTTGCTTTCGTCAAGTTCGCTGTTATTGGAGAAGCAAAACCGAGGATCGGTCGGTTCCTCTAGTGTCATCTTATCCTCGGTTATTCGATCTGTGCGATAATGCAGAACCTTGCAAATCAAAGGTGCGCTGAATGGTGGGTGACTATCAGCGTGCCAGACATTAAAAGAAACCCAATGATCGCTTGGAACAGACGCGGAAACCGCGCCGCTAAAGTGTGCGTTCGGCATACGTTCCCTTGCGGCATCCCACGCCTTTCGGACCATCGGATCGGCGTGACTTCCAATCCAATGTCCACCTTTCGTCCCGACCTCAACGACGTACCAGTGCCACCAATCGTATTCCGACTTCCAGCGCAGAACGCCGCCAGCCTGTTTCGTTGTCTCAATCTCATCCGCCCACGCCCACGCAGACAGATGCCGAACAAGACGTTTAAATTTATCTTTCACTCGCTTCGCTCCTTTCAGAAAACTCAATTTAGGCGTTGGCATCTACCCCCCACACGTCCCAAATGAACGCATGGACGTTCTCTTTGTCCCAAGCCTGCCGCGTCGCCCATCCGTCCTCTGATTCAGCAGGGATTCCGTGGCTGTCGAGCCACGTCCGGTACTCTCTCAAAAAATCGTGGTACTGACGCGGGGCCTGTGTTACCGCATGGATATACTCGGCAAGCGCAAGGTGGTCATCAAGGCATGTTCGGCACCTGTCAATCCAACAGTCAAAGTGATGCCGAACCGGAAATACCAACAAATCAGTAGAGGCCGTATCCATTCGATCGCTTTGTTCATTCATGCTAAAACCTCCCTTACCTCTGCACCATCCCATGTCGCCGCATACAACCATACACCGCGAACACACCACCGGCTGCACCTGACCGGACGGACGCGCGGGTTTGTCGATGTTTGCTGTGTGTTAGTTTGTGTATGTTTCTTATCCATTATTTACTTCCATTTCGCTCGTCAGGTGAATCGGGAGGTAACAGACAACCATTGCGGATGTATCCCGCACCCGTCTACGCCGGGCAGCGCGACCTCGTAGTGGCAATCGTCGCCCTTATACGCAGTATAATCATGGGTAATTTCGCCTATCATGCCGTCAATGGATTCCGGCCAGTCATTTATCCAGTAGCCGCGATCCTTCATCCAAGTAGACGCCCCACTTTTCACCTTTACGAATGTTCCAACCTTCATATTATCTCCTGCGCCAACAAGGCGTTCCAGATTATTTCACTTTGCTCAAAATCTGAGATTTGTCGTTAACTGACGCCGCTGGTCCCATACTTTGCTGGGCTGTGCGTAACATCCGTTTCGCTGTTTCGTGACGGGATTCGTCGGAGTACTTCATTTCGACCTGATGCAGCAACTCGCAGTACAGGCCGTTCAGGCGTTTGTTTTCCAGTTCAAACCGCAAGACCTCTTTATGCAGGGCTTCGTTCTCTTGCTCAAGGTCCGTTATATATGCCGCGCTGGTTTCCGGCAACTCGCCCCGTTCTATATCGCTTGGTTCTATCATTATATACTCCTTCAACAAGGCGCAGCAAGTGACTCCGCTTAGCTACGCGCTTGAGCTAGTTGTTGGGCATCACAACCGTACCCCGTCCCAGTTGACGCTGCTGAACCACACAGGCATGTGGTCAATGCTCTCGCGGTCTTCCTTGCGCCTCACGGCGTCTTCGAGGTCTTCCTCGGTCAGAACGCCGTGCGTGATCCGCGTTGTGTCCTTGTCCGTCTTCCAATATGCGTCATAATTGATTTCCATCGTTCCCTTTCCGGCCTTGCGGGACATGCCCAACAAGGCCAATAGAGCGCACGTCTAACGCCGCCGCTCATTGCTGTCGTTGGGCGTATACTTCTGTGTCCAGTCCGTCACTTGATGCTCTGCTGGCATCTTGTCTCCGCACTTTGGACACTTAGCCATGTCCTTCCGTTTTGGTACATTCACTGTTCCGCACCACTGACAATGCATCTGTTCCATGGTCGTCCTCCCGCCCAACAAAGGGCTGCAATCTACCTCTCTTCGCTCGGAGCTTGAGCCCTGGCGTTCGGTGCCAATTCATTGCACCGCCAGCACTCCATGTCGTAATCGTTGTTCAGTTGCCCACAGTGATCGCATGTTCACGTCGGCACCGAACAAAACGCTGGAAAACTATCTCCGCTTCGCTCCGAAGTCTCCGCTTCGCTCCGAAGTCTCAGCTTCTGCATTGGCTGCAAGGTCGCGCAATACCTTAGCCGCCCACTCACAGCGTGCCCGAATGTTCTCCCGCTCGCTCATCATGGCCAAGCTGACGCGCTCGTGTCGCATGAACCATTCCTGGTGCTTGCGGAAGATGTCGTCAAAAACGTCGGCAGCAGCCAACAAGGCGCTGGAGTCTATCGTCTGTCCGCTCATTCTTCGCTCCCTTCTTGACCGTCAAGACGGTCGTTCGGTTTCCAAAGCCCAAACGTGAACAGCCGTCCCCAGTCTATGAGTAGTGACTTCCAAAGAGGAACTCGCATGTCTGGCATAAATGATGGCGTATCAAGCCGATTGAAAAACCGAACAAGGCACTTCAGCGCACCAATGAAGCCGCGCCAACCTTTCTGTTTCATTCTCCACGTCCTTCCTGCGGCTTCATTGGCCGCTGAGTTTCGGCGTTCGGCTCGTATCCACAAGCGCGGCATGGGTATGGCCGTGAGCCAGAAATTTCTGCGCCGCATGATACGCAGTGATACGAGGCTGTCTGATTACGGGCATGGTGAGCCGCTAAAGCGGCGCCGGTCAGCCGCGTGCCCGCAAGGTCGATGAACGGCTCAGCCGAACCACTGGATGCAGGCTGACCGCCTGCGGTTTCTGTGGTTGCGGTGTTCGTAGATTCATCTTTCATCGTCTGTGTCTCCTTCGGTTTCTGATTGTTCCCGGCGGCAGCTGATCCTGCCGTTCGACACCATACACCGTATGCTGGAATAGAATCCGGTCAAGTGTCGCCTCCACTTCATCGGCCTGTGCTCAAATGTGTGAGGCTTACACTTTCCGTCCGGCTTCATCAGCCCATCCCATCGGCATTTCCATGTTTCAGGGTGCTGATGCGGGCAGGGTGTCGAACCAGGCGCTGGAGAACTATCGTCAATCCGCTCGTTCATTCTTCACTCACTCCTTTCCGAAGTCTCAGCTTCGACGTTGGCCTCAAAGACGTGGAACACGAGCCCGCCGCCGTGAAGCTGAAACGTGCCGATGTAGTCACCGGGATCAGTAGCGCAGCAATGGCCGGTGCCGTACACGCGGAACGTCCGACGTTCCTGCGGGGCGTTCGAGTCCACCAGCGCCCACAGTTGCGGTTCGCCGTGCTGTTCTTGCACTGTCAGGATCTTCGCGCCTTGCGGCATGTCCAACGTGCATTCGGTGGTCAGTGTCCATTTCCAGATTGTTCTCATGCTGTCCTTTCTGCTCGGTCAACCGTGAGGCCAACCAGGCGTTGGAGAATACGGCTTACAGCCGATTCTCAACTTTATCGTTCGGTTGAACTTCCGCAGGCCAGCGCCACTTGCCACGATCAAGGCATTCCACAATGGCGAGCGCCACGGCGGCTACCTGCACGGCTTCCTCTCGGATGTGCTCGGCGGCTGGCCCTCCAAACCGATCATGGAGTGCGCACTGGCACAGCTCGCCGTATTCCTCGCCGAGCACTGTTAGGTAGGCAAACGGGTCATGGTTTTGCTCGCCCCACTTCTCATCCTGCCGCCGCCGTTCTTCGAGCACGTCAACCAGTGCAACCGAACAAGGCGCTTCACTCGTACCGACAAAGGCCGGTTTTGCGTTGTCTGTCATGTCATTTCCTTTCTCCGGCTTTTGCTGGCCGGTCAGCTTGTCGTTGGGCTCCTCTGGTCCAAGGCCACAGCAGCCCTCCTCGGGGTACTCATGGAACCACGCCACGTGATCGTAGAAACGGCGCGTCTTCCCGTCGTCGTCGAGAACACCCTGCTCTGGTCCGTCAGCAATCTGGATTTCAGACTCTTCTTCTTCAGGGTCGTCCTTCGGGCCAAGAGGCGCGACGATCAACCCACAGAACTCAGCCAGCGTCCGAATCTCCTTGATCGTCAGTATCATTGCTTTCCTTTCTGCTGGCCGGGTAAGCCCAACCAGCATTTCGAGCGTACCGGCTACCGCCGTCCGCTCAAATCGTTGTTGGCATCTTCAATGATGGTCGATCTCGATCCAATTGGCGTCCATGTCACAATCCGCAAGCGGGTTTCCTGCGCTAATGTCGTGACGGTAGCCAGTCTTGTACTCGATCCATTCTTCAATTTCGCGTTCTGTTGCCCCCGTCTCGGGCACTTCAATGACGAGCGACACATTGTATTGCTTCATCTCGTTCCTTATTATTTATAAGATTTATCAGCTCCTCTGGTAAATCATCTGTCCAGAAGTCGTTTTCTTCACACTCAAAACCATATTTAAGACCCCAAAATTCTCTTATTGCTCCATGGCCCAGAACATCGTTGTCACGCCACCCTGAGAGTTTTTCTCTGCCATGGGCAGAGAATACCTCTTTATCAGTTAAGTAAAATAGTTTGTTATCTTTTTCAATCCAGCTTATAAAATTGCACATGTTTACTCCTTAATTGTTTGAAATGCAGCCGACAGGATGCAGCTCCCTGTCGGCTGTACGCTGTTATTATGTTTCAAGCTTAGAAAGCAACTTTTGTGCTTCTTTTTTATACTTGCTGGGAGCGCGGCACACAATATATTGCAAATCCTCCTCAATGGGTTTCTGCTTAAGTAATTGTTGCCACGCTTCTTCTCTCCACTTATCGGGAGCGCGGCACACGGCATATCGCAGATCCTCCCTAGTGTGTTTCTGCTTGAGTAATTGTTGCCATGCTTCTTCTCTCCACTTGTCGGGAGCATAACACACAATATATTGCAAATCTGCATTAGTAGGCTTTTGCTCAAGTAATCGTTGCCATGCTTTTTCTTTCCACTTACAGAGAACGTGGCACACAGCATATCGCAGATCTTCATTAGTGGGGCTCTGCTCAAGTAGCTGTTTCCATGCCTTTTCTGCCCGCTTACTGGGAGCGAAGCGCATGATATATCGCAGATCCATATTAGTGGGCCTCTGTTTGAGTAATTGCTGCCACGCTTCTTCTGCCCGTTTGTCAGTAGAACGACATATAATCAGTCGCAGATCGTTATTAGTGGGTCCCTGCGCAAGCAGCTGCTGCCATGCTTTTTCTGCCCACTTACTGGGAGCGAAACGCACAATACGTCGCAGATCATCATTTTGAGAATGGCCGTTTCTCCACATTTTACCAAAGTTTGCATCAAAATCTTTTATGAGATTCTTTAACTCCTTTGGCAACTCCTCTGCCCAAAAGTCACGTCTCTCATACTCAGTGCCACCTTTAACGCCCCAGAATTCTCTTATTGCTCCGTGGCCCAGAACATCGTTGTCACGGCATCCTGAGAGTTTTTCTCTGCCATGGGCAGAGAATACCTCTTTATCCGTCAGATAAAATAATTTATTGTCCTTTTCAATCCAACTAATAAAATTACACATTTATTCCTCCTTAGTTTTATCTTTCAAAAATCAGAGAATCAGCACTTACAGTGTGCCACCCACACATATCAGCGGCCATTCTCCTTACTTCTCGATTAATTCTATCTTGTGCGTCGCTATAAGTTAGATAGTCAACCCGAGGCAGTGAAAATAACTTTTTAGGAAAAGGCACCCACTTTAACTTACGCCACCATAAGTACCCACACCATTCACGATGCTCAATGCGAAATATTATTCCATTAGTAATGACGCGAAACTCTTTAGCGAGCTCTTTAGCTATCTCATCTATTTCTGGCATATGCTGTTTGCTCCTTTATTTTTCTGATTCCGAAGATGCCAACGCCACCAGGTCTTAGCTCGTCTGTCTGAGCGACCATCGTTCTCCCATACAGCAGGGATCAGCACATCCACCTGCCCGGCCTCCACCGACAGCAAACCGACCTGAGCCTGCTTAAACTTATCCAATGTTCTTAAACGCATCTTATCACAGCGCTCCCGGGGCATTGCAGCAAAACTGGCATTGACAAATGCACGATTACCTTGCGCCTGCATTATTACCTGCCTGACATTGGACATCTTCAATTCAACAGCTACTGCACAATCCAGTGGCGGCACCGACCTCCCTGTGCGAGGATGGAACCGAAAGCCAATAACATCACAGTAGCCGCTCAACAGGCATTCATGGGCATCCTCCAGACCATCGGCTGCCAGCCAGTCAACAATTGGCTTCCTCATATCGTTCTCAACCATTATCCGCTCCCTTTTAGAGGATTATTATATTTTCTACAATCTACCAGCATTTAAATTGAGGCAGAAACCCGCTGCCCCCGCACGCGCAGCAGGTTTCCATGCTATCAGCCTCTTTGCCCGAACCATGACATTCAGGGCATGCCTCTACATCTCCTGAACCTAAACATACTGGACAGACCTCTGTACAGGCAATATCTCCAGCCAGGTCGGCTGCTTTATCATTAGGATAAACCTGTATATTAGTTTGTGAGTACAGAACATCTACAGTTCCATCCCCTTCGCATTTAGGGCAGATCACAGCTTCTCAACCCCTTTACGAATCAGATCAATAAGATTAAGAGCCTTATTCTTACAGCCACACACATTAGACGTTCCTACATCTTCGCCTCTATTTTCTTTAAAAGGACAATTAACCGATGTACATCCCAATGTAATAACTACAAGCTTTGCAGCGTATCTAACCAGTCTCAATCCACTAGCCACCGAAAACCTCCTTAAAAGCTCTAAGCTGATTTGGAGCAAAGTTCTCATTAAACAAAGCCCATTCCCAGAATGAAAATATGACATTGATGTTCTTGTTCACAGCCTTTTTAAGAAAATCAACGTATCTGTAGTACGCGGCCTCTCCTCCCAGCATTCCATCCACTTTTTCCTCATTCATAATAGGAACAGTATATCCACTGTAGTTCAGATTGTTGTGAATATGCATATAGTCAGCTTTAAAAGGAAGCTTATCATACAGAGAAACTTTAAAACCCTTATCACTGAAATACTTATAAAACTCCTTGCACCACCTTACAGAGGGGCCTCCATCTACAGTATATTCATTAGCACCGATAATAATCCAGTCTTCCATTCCCGCACACCTCTCCACTATGCTGTCAAAATAATACAGCAATGAGGAATTCATAGATGTCACATCCAAAGGTGACAAATGTGTGGTATTAAAGTCCAGGACATCGAGAAGCAAAGTCAATTTAAGATCTTTACACTCACCTATAAAATACTCGAAATAATTCCACCATTTACGAGGCTGATTCCAAGGCTGAAATTCAGATCGCTTAAACAGGCGTCCAGCCTTATCAGTAAAATCAGAGCATGTCGTCAGTCTAAGCTGAGTAGCATTGATAGTATTGGTGTTTTCTATAGTATCAAACACCTCGGCCAGTCTGCCAGCTATAAGGGAACAGGACCCTCCAGTGTACCATGTCAGGATAAACGGGTCTCCAATGCCGTTAAAACACCCTATACTAGGTGGCGTAGGCTCTTCTATAGAATAGTCACTGATTATTCTATAAAGATCCATTCCAGCTGCCTGCATCTCAAAAAACCTGGACAAAAGACGATTATCATCAATTCCGCTAATATGTCGGTACAGATGAGAGCCATATCTGTACATTTCATTTAAAATACTTAACATTTCATTTTTAGTGTGCAAATCCATATCGTTCCTCCAATAAATTACATCATTTTTAATGTATACCTCTTCCAATTATTTCAATTAAGCAGTGTCTTAAAATCTTCATTTTTTCCGATAAAATCACTATTAGCTCTATAAACGTTTTCCCAGTTAGTATCGTCGACTATAATAATGCATTTATCCGACAGGTAAGGAAGCATACATGTAAGCCCATTAAGCTGACTTTCATATGAATGGTTCCCGTCATAAAAATAAACATCTACAGAGTCTTTAAGATTACGTATCACAGAGCGAAAATCTTTTTCAAAATTGGCGTCTATGATTTCGCACTTCCACTCCTGATTAAATGCTTTTATATTTTTAAACGCAATATCCTTGTTTGTTGTATTTCTATTAAACTGAGAAAAATTATCAACACCCAGGCCGTAAACGTCATTAAATAGAACAGCACTTAATAAGCTGCAGCCACAATATACTCCTACTTCAAAATATGTACCTCCTTTAGCATACACTGCCACTAATTCATTTATAAGAAAGCGTATATTCTCCGTACTCATGCCTCTGACACCATTGTCTCTAAGACACTTCATTCTCCTGTTTAAAGGATGTGGGTCCTTCTCAACGTCTTTCCAGTTATCTAAAATATCATCAAACATTTTACCTCCAATCAGATGTAAAAAAAGCAAACGCAGTTCATTATATTATTCCATTTTATAAAGATGTAATGAAGCAATATATAAAAAAAAAGCACACCACCACTGCCATCAGCACCAACCATTCGGCCGTCTTCGCGAATCGCGAATCGCATATATATATATTGTTCCATATTGTAATGCAGAAGAGTCTCGCTAAGGAGGTCGGACAGGGGTTGCCCTATGAAAAAACGAGAACTCTTCTGCTGCAAATAGTACACTGTTCAGGACCTATTGCTCCTTAAACTTATTCTTGAATATCACATACCGGCCTTATCTTTTGCCAGCAGACCGCACCTGATCCGGGCAATGTGACTTCTTCATACCCGTTTTCAGCCATTGTCTTTCTGTGATAACACACACCCGCAGTGACGATAGCTGCCACCAATACAATCACCATCGCCACAAGAGTCCAGAATGTGATCCAGTACCTTTCGTCAGACGATAACGCACACATCGAGTCCATTATATTTCCTTTCTTCATTGGAACCGGCAATCAGTTTACCGTCTCTCTATGTTCTTTTCGGCAATATTCACAATAAAAGGAATATCCACTGTCCTGAGCCAGGAGATTTTAACACCTAACCTGGCTCTTGCCAGACGTACCTCCTCTCCTTATTACAGCTGTTTAAGCCTATTCCGCCAGTCTACCTGGCCGGCCTTTGTTTTTTACGCAGTACCGTGCCTTTACCCTTACATACCGGACACGACTCATTACTGTTAACAACAACATGAGCACCTAAATTCTTAAACTCATTTTCGATGCTCCTTGTATTACCGGCTCCTCCACACACAGGACAAGTAAAAAACACAGGCTTCTCATCCACACACGTGTCTTTAACAACGTAATAGGACTTTGAATTTCCACACACTGTAAACAAGAGTGAACTGGAAATTGTAGTCTTCATATCAGACACAATAGCGTCGGGGACCCCCAGAGTATTAGTCCCAACAATCTGAGCACCATAATTAACTAATGAAGAGAAAACCTGTTTGTTTCTAGCAACCACCTTTATCATCACACCACCTGACTAGTTTGAACACAATAGTTTACACGATAAAAAAGAGCGCAGCTTTTAAACTGCGCTCTTATTGATTTACTTCTTCTTGAATTTTCTCTTTATTTTCTGCCAATATTCACTTATTGTGTTCTTGACAGTCTCCTCCTCCTCGTCCAGTTCTTCCGGTGTTTCGGTTAGATCGGCCCCACAGCCTGGACACCATTTCCACGCCCCACTGCAAAGATACCCACACTCGGGACACGGTATAGTTGCATAGAGCGGCTCATACGGGAGCTGAATAGTCCTTTCCATGTCGCCGACTTTAAGAACCAGAACTCCTTTCGACGTAAAGTCAATTTCTCCGGAATTCTTGGTTTCGCAGACTAGCGTCATGCCTGCGTTCTTACCCGTTATGAGAGACTTGGTGATAAGGGCCATAACCGACTCAGATTCCACCAGCTCAACACGCTTACCGTTATACGTCAAGCTGATCTCTGGGATGTACTCAACTTCTCTGAGTACATCCTGGCAGCTCACAACCACCAGAACTTTTCCCTGCAATTCATCATCGGAAATGAGCTCCTCTACATCTCCTGGATCCACTTCCGGATCATTGCTTATAAAGCGCAGGGCTTCTTCGGGAAGAAGCAACGTAGTCGTCGCTTTAAATTCCCCTGCTTTGACATTCAGAGCTTTCTCAATAAAGCCCCCAAACGTCTGGTCGGGTTGCCCCGCATATGCCAGGGCCATTACGACCATCATAACCAGTGTTGTAATTATTGCCAGTGCTCTCATGTATTCCTCCTTATTTTGCACTAACTGAATAAAAAAGCTACGACACTTGCCGTAGCTTTTTCACTATAATTCCTCAGCACCTGCCAAAGAATATAAAGCATATTTATATAATGCTTTACATCATATTATGCCACTCGTTATGCCCAATTTAAGCTCAACACCAAAAGCGGTTCAGCCTCGCATATTAAACCGCTCGGACAATACTGGATAAGCTCTTACAACAACAAGCTAGAAAGCACACGGCTTAAGCCGTGGGTCACTAACTAGTACTCACCTTTTGTGTATAGTTTTTTTCCAAAATCCTTACCCTGAACCAGAGAAGGAATATATGATTCGCTGTGAATCTTAGACTCTCTGCCTCTATGGGCGGCTTCAAGAAGATTATCTTTTAAATAAAAACCACCAAGTCTGGCCTGCCAGTCTGGAGTTTTAGCAAGATTTTCCAAAGCTCTAAGCATAAAAGAATTGAACGGCGGTGGATCGTCATGGGCTTCCACATATTTAACATTATGTTTTTTAAGTTTATCCAATACAGGTTTAGTAATGCGAGTACCTATAGAGTAGTGCAATACAGGCTTTTCAAGATACTTATTAGAGGCCGTACTTACAGGCAAGTGTCTGGTACCATACCTGGGCTTATATTTTCTCTCTACCGACGAGTATTCCAATATGTCGCCAGGTAAACCCGGAACTCCATCAATATCATTTACATGAACATGATTAACCAGACCCCTGGCTACCAGCTCTACATTGCGCCTGTTTATGTTAATGCCCTGATCTGTATACGCTTTTTTAAATAAACGTATAAATTCCCTTCTGCCTTCACCAAGCCCCTTGTACTTAACAAGATCCGACGGATTAGGAATGCCGGTTGACAGAACATCTCCGGAGTAAACCCTGTCACCTTCTTTTACCACAGGATCAAAACCCTGATTAATATGGTGCTTTTGACCGCTTACATAAATATACTTGCCCCCCTGAGGAGAATCTTCAATTTTAGTCACTGTACCGTCTTTTGATGAGACAGCAGCAGCTCCCCTGAAAGATTTAGGAACCTGTATAAGCTGATTAACAAGCTCAAATCCACTTGGCTCGTCCCCTTTTTTCTCCTTATCTATGCGTCCACCCTGGTGCTTAACATTAAGAGCCATCTGAGTCGTGGGCTCAGCAACTGCCTGTGCAGCTGACATACCTACGTTCTCACCGATATCAGGAAATCCTCCTTTTTCCCGTATTCCGGCACACCTGGAACAGACTCCTGCGGCTGCATTGCATGTCACAGGGGATCTTACGACTATCTCATCATCCTCTATACTGTCCAACACTTCAGGAGTTATAACAGTACCGGCAGGATAGTCGCCATATTGTTTAGCAAGAAGAGCTCCTAAATTGTCTTTGTCCTCTCTATCGACCACCATACCCCTGTCGGTCTTACAGTCGTTCTCAGTGACAACCAGTCTATGTGCAGCCTGCTTTAACTGTTTTCCATAAAATCCTGTATCAGCTGTTGCTATTTTTGTAGATAGAAGTCCTTTTCTGGCTCCATACGCCCCGGCCCAGTACTCAGCAGGATCCAGACCCTCGCTATAACTCCTCAACATAGGTATAGGCACTACCCTGTCTTTATTGTCAGCCACTAAAAGATTTCCAACAATAATGCTCCGCATATCAGAAAGCTTTCCCCTTGCTTTAGACATGACCTGCTCGGCAAAAGAGTTACCACTGGCTGCTGACTCGTCAAACATGGTTTTCTGAATGGCATCCTGGTTCTTAAGAATGAGACCGACAATGGCTTTATTTTTTTGATCGTCAGTCAGCCTGGGAGACTCTGACACTTTTTTAATATCTCTTTTGAGCCTGTCTATCAGCATCCTGGTTTTAGGGGGCTTGGCCAGATCGTCTATAGACAGACTGACACCTGTCTCGTACGCTACCTTTGCACCTAGACGATGAAGGTCCTTGGTGGCCTTACGGTACGCGTCCTGACTCATTTCTCTTTCCATACGGTCGAGAACATCTTTTAAATCATCTGAAGTAAGAGAAGTATAGTCTCTGTACTCAGAGGGTAAGGCCTGATTGAATATAACTTTTCCAACAGTAGTTTTAATCATGCTGTTCAGCCCCCAGGGTTCCCAGAATCCCACCGCTGATAGCACTGTACAAAAGCTCAGGCCACATATATGTGTGTTTGGCTCTATTAAGAGTTTTTCTGTACTTTACTCTATCTTTAGGCGGCAGATTCATTTTACGAAGTTTATCAATAGCTATTTGAGTAGCTTGACTTTCATTTATGTATCCCGGAGTATTAACCAGAGCCTGTACGGCAACGGAAGCAAGAGGTCCGGTCCAAGGCTTGCCGGTAATCCTGCCGGCCGCATAGCCGGCAATAGGACTAAGACCCGTTAATAGCGAAAAAAAAGGCTTAAGTTTTTTCTGATTAAACCTGGATAAGCCTGGAGTTTTCTCTATAGACTGATGCCCAAGCTCATGAGCAATAACGCCTAAATTACGAAAGGAAGGATCATAGGCCACTATGCCGCTATTATGATAGTTTTCAGGCAGCCCAATCTGTTTGGCGCGATTAGGAGCAACATACATGGCATTATTCAGGCCGGGAATAGAGACAGCCTCCATCCCCGACCCTTCCATCAATTTGTCAATATCTTTTAAACTGGCTTTAGGCAAATCCCTCATCGCTGAGTCTACATACGCTTTAGACGCAGTATTAATGCCGTATCCAGCAGCCATAAGAGCAGCAAGAGTTCCGACATCTTTCAGAGTGATTTTAGCCTTTTTACGCATTTTATTTTCCTAGAATGACGTCAGCAAGATCCACTTTAAGCTTAACAATTTTACGATCAATCTCTGAAAGTATATTATCACACTTATCAGCTTCATTAAGATACCTGACCTGAACATCTAGAACATTGCTCTTGCGCTCTAATAGATTATTGATCTCAACATAATAATAGGTTAAATCTTTAACATCGTTGCACTGTGCTGGTTCTTTGTCTTTACGCCCACAGGTCTTTTCAATTTCCAGCAACGTTTGCTCTAATTCGTCTAGGTTTAAAAACACTGTAATCTGCTCCTCTAATTTAGTTGTTTTTTTAACTTGTTCTGAATCTTCTTCGTCTCTTTTTGAAACCTGGAAAGCATATTGCTTCCTGTCTCTGTACCTTTATAGTGATTATACCATTTCATAAACTTGCCAGGTTCTTTTCCTCCATTTATATTTAAAGCATGCTGTTTAAATACCGGCTCAGCTCCTTCGGCATACTGTCTGACCCTATTAACATAGTTTAACGTCTCATCAGGCAGTTTTCTGTATTCAGGACTTGTCTTAAAGGCCTTTTGAAAAGGACCGTAATTATACTTTTGCAAGGCTACTTCAGACGTATTCTGTTTATCTATGTTAAAAGGAGACTCAGCAGTAAGCCCTCTAAGCCTGTCCACGTACTGAAGTGCTGCTCTGGCCGTCGTAGCGGCATCCCTGTTATTAGTGACACCATACTGATTTAAAAGCGGATTGCTCATTTGAAACATACCATACCGATTACCTGCTTCATTTAAAGCATTAGTATTCCAGCTACTCTCAGCTCCACCCATGCCGCCAGCAATAAGTTTAATATCGGAAACAGGGGCATTAGACAGGCCGCGTATCGCGTTATTAATGGCAGCGGTCTGCCCAAGAGTACGCGGCGTATACTTACTAGAGCCTCTGAATATATTAGTCGGCATTATTTATTGAAAAGTTTATTAGCACCGGCCGCCCCTAAAAAAGCACCAAGACTTGCCGGAGCCCAACCATATCTGACTGGAACAGCCGCACCAAGACCGGCACCGGCAACCGCCCCTAAAAGCGGAGCTACTTTATTATCAGGTTTTTCCTCTACCTCTTTTTCCCTGGCATCCATAAGAGCCTTAGCCGCCAGCAACCTGCTGATGCCAGCCGGCTCATGGGGCTCATCAATATACCTACCATAAGGAACAGTTCTGTTGGAGTCGGTATAACCAGTTACGCGAGGGTACCCATATGAAAAATTTATAACGGGCTGAGGGTGGGCCGTGCCTATATTATTCTGTATGTACGCTTTCTTATTCATAATTAACCTTTTACCTTATTCCTATTATTCTTCATGCAGCGATATAAAAGACGGAGCTCTCAGCGCCCCGCTGTTAAACACATCCTGATAATTAACTCTGGCCTTTCTTCCAATATATGCACTAGGATCGTTGGTCATCATTTCTCTGTCTTCATCAGAAAATCCAGTTCCAACTATGCCCTTTACGGGTCCTCCCGGCTGAGTACTGTACGCAAATCTGCTGTTCATATCCTTAAATTTACCACTTCCAGTAAGAAGATCTTTTATATATACGTCCATCTCCGGACGGATCTTTACCTTAATGGGTTTACCTCCTGAAAAAGGATAAGATATCACACCTTCTCTAGTTCGTAAATTACTTTTATCCAGTATCTTATTCCACAAATTACGTTTTTCTTCCCGAGTATATGCATATTCAGGCTCATGTAGCTGATTCCCCATGCCTATGGCTTTAATAAAGTCCTGTATAATGGCTCTGCGCTTATTAACCGGCATATCATACCATTTATCGGTATTGGTTATTTCCCCGAAAAGAGCCATGTGAGGCTTTATGCTCTCGACAGCCATTCTTTTTCGTGCGTTTTCCGGCGTAGAGTTCAGCAAGGCAGATAAAGTACTATGAGGTACAGCTTTATTGTTCTTTGAGGCCCATAATTCACCTACAAACTGTCTGTTCCTGTATTCCGCAGGAACAGTATCCGGCTGTTTAAACCTGAGACGATCCGTATGAACTATAGGTTTTCCTGACTTATCAGTTCTATAACTCATAATTCTTACACTATCGTTCATAACGGATAGAAGAGCCTGTGCTCCATCTATTTTTTCACTTAAAACCGAGTCATTATTAAACAGTTTGTCTATTTCAGCGGCAGAAACCTGTTTATATTTAGGTTTTTTATAGTCCACGGGCTTATTAGGAGTCGTGTTAACTACAAGCCACGATCCCCCTTGAGTCTGTTTGTCCCTTTTTGACCCACTACCGGCCGTATCTTTCATTCTCAGCATAATAAAATACTCGGGGTTCTTTTTATCAGCTGTAAGAAACCTTATATAGTTATTACTGGCATCAGTAATGATAATCTTGCCATCACGCTCTTTTTTTACTGTACCTTTACCGTATCCGGACGGTATTTTGCCTTCAAAGTCCTTATACGAATACCCGTGGACTGGTTGCTGATACCAGACTCTTTTGTCTCCCGGTGCAGGTATCTCCTTCTTTGTAGCGAAGGAATACAGCCCTGTACTTGGCGTACCGAACCTTACATCTCTGTGTTTACCGGCTCGCTGGGCATCATGTTGCTGCACAACGAAATCAACAGGATTACCTGTAGGTAAATCAGAAAATCTTCCAAACCGTCTATAATTATAAGAAGTCTTAGAAAGCATAAAAAACCTAGATTTATGCTTTATTATACGTCACCACCGGGATTAAATAAAGGATATTATTTCCTGGATTTTTTTAACTCCTTCTTTAATCTGCATTTAATCACCTCAGTAAGAGAAAAACGGCTTTGCATCCATTGATTCCACGTTATCTCTAAAGAAAGGCGCTCATCTGTATCTAAAAAATCAGCGAAGACACATATAACCTCGCCTACCAGGCTGACACCTATATTAGATGCACCTAAATCATGTTTTAATTTAAATAGATCTTCCATGTCTAAACAAGTGTCTCGATTTGAAAAACGATATCCATTGGTTGCGTGACAAGCAGGCCGTTAATAGAGCTCCATTTTTGTACACTCTACAGACTGCTTCTCCATAAACAGTATCGCGCTCTTTCATAATATAATAGATATTGCCAAACGGATCAGCCCACATCCCATGCTGCTCAACATTAGTGCCTCTAGAAAACAGATGAGCCACATGACCTGCACATATATTAAAAAAATTCACAACCATAAAAGAACAACATAAGCCTATCATAACAAGACAGGGAACACACAGCAAATAATACATATTCATTACAATCTCGTTAAAGCATTATAGTTGACTTCTTCTTTTTAGAGTATTTTTTTCTAGATGCTTTTTTTCTTAAAACCTTGTCGGCTGCTTTTACTGACTTAGTACTCTCTTTATCTTTAGTGTTCTCAGTTTTTACAGGCTTACTCTTTTTAACTTTAAACTTAATGGCCGCTCCATCGCCGTACACTATATCCTTTTTCAAAAGGGAATACCTGAGATCCCCTCTCCTGTCATAGGGCTTAACATTAGCTCTTATAGGCATCCCATTGCGTACAGCAATATCAGCTTCAATATCTTTAAGAAGTTCACCAAACTGATAGGCAACATCGCAGTCTGTAAAAGGACACGTTGGGTTCATTTCAATTACTAAATTCAAAAAATGTTTCATAGGTCAAACTCATAAATCCTTTCAGAATTAAGCAGTAAACTTTTAACTCCATCTTCCGTAATATTATTAAAATAAAAAACCGTAGTCTTCCTGGATATGTTAGTAGTGGAAAGAACATCATACAGTTTGTCTATTTTTTCATTCTGTTTTTTTATGTGATCCATTATATACAGGGTACTGACCGATGCGCTTGGCGTAGTACACCCGAAACATAAAATAAAAATCAATACTATAAAGTTTTTGATATGCATATCAAACTCCTTTTTTAAGTGTGGTCGGAGAGGCAGGATTTGAACCTGCGACTTCGTGGTCCCAAACCACGCGTACTGCCAAACTGTACTACTCTCCGATTCATAGTGGGCCCGGCAGGATTTGAACCTGCGACCAGAGAATTATGAGTTCCCTGCTCTAACCAGCTGAGCTACAGGCCCGAACAAATAACAAACTGAGTTCATTATATTATGCCACTAGCATCCTTTTGGTTTAAGATTAACCTTTTTTTCCATCCTGGAAAGATCAGGACGCATACCAATAAAACGACCAATATACTCTAAACACCTGGCATCTGTCAACTCAGCAAAAGCTACTTCTAATGTATTATCAGGATAAAGCTTTTTGAATCTCTCCCACTGGCTTCTGGTTTCCTCCCAATAAAACTCCAGAAAAAATCTAAGTTTATCGAAATCCGGTCTGCCATCAGTGTACAATGAAAAACCATCTATATTTATTCTATTCAAAACACACCGATCAGTAGGATCAAAAAATGACCGCTGACGCAGCCCTTTTAAAAAAAGACCTGAAATGCTTTGATCCCCTTCTTTTAAGACGGAGCCTGTGCCTTTTAAGAAAAGAATTAACTGTATCTTCTTTAGGCCTTTCTATATAAATCACTTTATAATCCATATCAGACATTTTAGGCAGAGCCCAGCATGTCCACTTCATTTTAAGATCAGTTACAAAAACCCTACCAGCCTCTCCAACTCTAGATACAATCGAGTTAACAGTACGTCTCTGTAAATCAAAAGCCTCATTAGAATCAAGATCATTAAGTTTTTTCAGCTTAGAAATATAAAACAGTTTAGACCTCATATTCTCGTGAAAAGTGACCCCATCTTCTGTTTTAAATACTCTGGTTTTACTCCACGCGCCGTGACCAAAACAGGACGACAGAAACGCAGTCCCCGTTCTTCCAGTTGTGAACAAACAATTAATCTGCATAAAACACCTCACATATAGTTTAAAGCACCACAAAAAAAAAGAGCAAGGACGCTTCATCCCTACTCTTTAATGCCAATAGCTTGTCTGCCTACAGCCAACGAGCAGACAGCAAAAAGCGAAATTTATTAAATACGAGGCCCGTACTCAGGCTGAGGAGCGCCCAGATTTGACCTCCGTCTCCCAACGGGACCAACAGGAGCCGTACGAACCCCATACTCACGCTGCGGGTTAATCAAGTTTGCCGCCCGACTCCCAATAGTCTCGAAAAGAGGATCATTAAGATAATTATGCCAAAAGCTCGTAGGCAAACCGGGCTCGTCCGACCTCCAATCTATTCTTTTAAACAGATTAGCAGCAGAATACGGATTAAGCTTTGGATCGTTCACAATCTGTGAGAACGCAGATACATCATTGTTATCTTTTTTAACTGGAGTGTCATCTTTTTTAACTGGAGTGCCATACTCATTAAAACCATAACCAGCTATAGCTCCAAGAGCGGCCCCAGGCCCAACTCCTTCACTAAATCTACCCTTAAGCAGTCCCTGATTAAACAGACCTCCGCCTACACCCCCTATGCCGGCACCAACAGTCGTAGAGAGTAGCTTTCTTTGAACTTCAGGATCACTAAAATACTCTTTAATAGACTGAACTATACTTTTAGTACTCTCTTTAATGCCATCTGCATTCTCAGCTACACCAGCAGCTTTAAACATATCTACAATATCATTAGAAGCGGATTTAGACAGTCCAGCTTCTTTACAGTACCCTATTAATCCTTGTTCAAATGGTGTGCTCATGACTATTTAATTCCAATCTATTCTATTATACAAATTTTCAGAAGAATACGGATAGTAAGGAATCCATGGATTAGATTTAGCCGCACTTTGATAAGTCGGCACTTTAGGGCGGCTATACGTATCCAATATCTCTTCCTGACGATCAATATTTTCTACTCTATCTTTTGACCCAGTGCTTTTTCCAGCCTGCATTATTTTCGGCCAGTAATAACCACCAAGACCACCAAGGCCTCCACCTAAAGCTGCGCCACGCCAGAAAGAGCCACCACGTAGCATATTAGCTAAACCCATTCCACCGCCACCTAAGGCTACACCTGTAAGTGTTCTGGAAAGCATTTTCTGATTCTCTGGATCGTTAAGATAATTCGATACAGAGTTTAAAAACCCACCTTCTTCAGCTTGTTTTACTAATTGAACGACTAGCTCAGAGTCTTGTTCGTTTAAATTAGCTTCTTTACAAAACTCTCTAGCACCTTTTTCAATAGCATTCATTGGATCGCCTTTTTTACATGTACTGTACTGCTACAGTTTAATACTTTGAACTTCAGGAATTTTATTATACCCTAAAATGTTTAAAATGTCATTAAATCCTTTTTCTCCAGCAGTTTTAAACCAGACGGCGTCATTTACTTTCATTCCAACCGCAATAGGTTCTCCACTATCTAGTGCCACTATCACATTATTAGCTCCACTTAAAACTACAGGCTCCTTATTACCGCTAGTTTGAGAAAAAATAATCATTGTGACAGCTTCTTAAGAGCATTCGCCAGTTTATATGCCGCAGGCTTTATATTCTGACCTTGCGAAGCTCCATAAATAGCCTGATTGGCCCCTGGACCAAGCGGGCCGGCAGTTGCCGGCATCCCCGCAGAGGGGTCTCCAACTGAACCAGCACCCATGCCAAACCCCTGAGCGGCACCAGGCACTGCGCCAGCCTGTTCGGAAGGAGAAGGAGTCATCTCAGTCAACAAAGCTTCAAACATACCAGCGATATCAGATACAGCCTGCTCAAGAGACTGCAGTCTCTGTTCAATCTGTTTATCACCTTCAGATCCTGAAGAATTATTCTGTTTTTTGTCTTCATCCTTGTTTCCGGACTCGGACATAACTTCACGCACCGCACTGACAACATCATCATATGTCAACGCAGAAGAGGGAGGCTCCGGAGAGGGACCAGGCCCCGGAGGCAAGGGCTCGGCAGAGGGGGTGGAGCCTCCCATAGCACCAAAAGAATCAACAGGCATTGCAGCAGGATCAGCAGACATCATAGCAGCCTCCGGTGGGACGGGGCCAGCAGGTGACGCCATAGGCGGCGCTCCCTGAGCTTCTGGAAGCATAGGTACAAAAGAATGCTTATCCATACCTTGCAAAGAATCAATAACTAAATCAAAAAGTTGTTTATTCATACCATTTATTTTACGAAAATCGAACGGGCTCCTCTCTTTAACCCAGTGAGTTGGCCAACTTGTTAAAGGCCTTAACTGCTTTCTTTTTTAATACAAACTTTGTAATGAGTTTATCAGCAACAGCCTTCTTATCGACACTGTTTTCCTCCTGATCGCCGTCATCTTCTTCATCAGATTCTTTAGACTGAGCCTGATCACACTCAGCTTTCTTTTCTACATCCTCATCATCAGTTGATTGGGTGTCCGGATCGCTGCGCTCTTCTTCCTTGGGGGTCTCAGTATTTTCAACGCTGCCTTCAGAGTTTTCAACGGTTTTGTCAATTTTAATGCCCTCATCTTCAGCAGCCTGTATTACCTCTTTTTTCAGGTCATCACCTTCAGCTGCCGACTTATGGACAGTATCATTACTAGGATTCTCATACACATAAATAGAAGTCATAACATGATCCGTTAGCTAGAGTTAGATTCAAATTATGGTAATAATTATCACACATTAGAAGGGCGTAGTCAACCACTAAAACATAAAAAGAGGGCCAATTTACGCCCTCTTTTTAACGTTCACTGAATTACTGCTTTATTTATAAGGTCCATAATGTCAGACTCTTTGAGCATTTTAGTAGTTTTGGCCAAAGATCCATCATCGGACACCCAACTTACAGCGTCTTGTTGCCTCACTTGTGTAAAGTTTAAAACATCTGTTCCGTCGTTAAAGTCTACACAAAACAAACTTAAACCAGAACCACGCGGATCAGGTGCCACCGTTATGGCAACGCTCGGATGGTTATAACAGTACACCCTCAGGCCCCGCTCTACGCGGTTAGCCATTGTAATGACTGCTTTAAACTTACCAGACGGAGTGTCAAACGTCCGCAGACTGGAGAACTCCTCGACTTCATTCGATTCCACGCCAGCCTGCACTATAGTCTTAACAATAGTGCCCCCTATTTCTTTCATAAGTTCCAATAAAGGAACCTTGGAGGTACCTAAAGTCGCGTCAGTCCGTATACTTGTAAGCTCCCCAAACCTGTGTATTAAGGCCTCCGCTATGGGGTCACTATAAACCAGGTGCCTGGGAATCCCCAGATATTCAGATCCGGACCATACTCCTTTATTGTCCAAAACAGCACAAAATTTTACCCAGTTGAACGCCGCCTTAGCTGTACCCAGTAAGTGATAATAATTCAGAACCAGAGAAAATGCAGAGATCTCAGGGCTATTCAGCTGGTGATGATCAAAATTATGAGTCAGCGGGCAATGTACGCCCCCAACATCGACAACCCATTTGTCTCTGTCATCAAGCATATGAGTAGTTACTCCATTGGAAGAAACTCTCTGTACCTGTTCAACATTCTCCTGAGATGCTATAATGCAGCATGCCAGAAACTCGTCAAAATGCGCACCACCAGTGTGTGTTATAATTTTCATAATAAGTATTTTTTGCAATCTTTATAAACTGCAAGGACGCCTCTCTTCGCCCGTTTAGTGCCGACCTTCCTCTTAACAAAAAACAGCAAACCGCAGCTGAATAAAATTAAGAGCGTACAATATATTATTCCTATTTACTGGAAATAATGAAGCTTAAATATATCGTATTTTCTGGTAAGATACGGCACTCCATCACTATTAGAATACAGCCATGCCAGAACAATCTGTTTAGACTTCTTACCAACACACAATGAATCTGTGTACTCCCCGACAGACCTTATCTTAAAATCTGAAGCAACGTCCGCAGACGTAAACTCATTAAACACAGCCATGACCTCTTTGATAAATAAAGGCCGGCCCAATAAAGACATGTAATACCTATTTACACTTCCATCTCCGTCCATATATCCTAGAATAAACTTTTTACAGGGATCGGCGTAGGTCCTTATGTGCTCAGGAAAAGTATAATTATACGTTTTTCTAGGAATTATATTAAATTTTCTTAAATCCTTAGAGATCTGATAAGAAGTAAATCTCAATCGGCATACATGGCACTCAGTGCCTTTAACTGTACGACAATAATCCTCCACCTCATTTTCAGCCTGCACAAAATCTCTGAATTTAAGAAGATGATCAAAATCAGCATAAGCCAGCTCAAGACCGATCCTGGACTTTTTGGATACAGTCCCGTCGGCCGCTAAAAACCCGGCCCAATATAACGCCTCTTCAGTATAAGGATAACTGAAGACGTTTTCTTTTACGTAACCTCTTTTTGACATTCTTTGATGCAATCCATGAGGTTTCTAGCCAGACGTTGCTGCTGCGTAACATGCTCCTCTATGGCTTTGATAAACAGAGAAGACCTGGAATCCAAATTAACATCATGATCATGAATAATATCAGCCATATGACGAAGCATATAAGCCACATTAAACATATCTACATATATGGTTACCAGGTCGCGATAGTTACAAGCCATAATCCACACCTATTAGTTGACTTATTATTCATAGTTGCATATTATATAAAAATGATTAGAACGGTGTCAATAACGGTTCCTGTAAAAGCAGAGGAGTACTTACCTCTGCTTAAAGAGGCGTCTGCTATTTTCAATCAACACGTTGAGTGGGCGTTCACTGAAGGAACATATAATAAAAACAAAGCCCACCATGCACTGTACCGTACTATTCGTGAAGAGTATCCTGAGTTCCCGTCAGCACTAATTCAGTGCGTGCGCGACACCGCAATGGAGGCGATTAAACGAGACAAGTTCAGACACAGACCCTCAAAGAAGGAAACTTCCGGTATCCGACTCAATAAACTCCTAATTTCAGTTAAAGGGGCTTGGGTATCTTTAGTACATCCAGGAAAGCGTTTTAGGTTTAAAGCCTCATTTCCTGATTTCTTCAGAGAAGTAATTGAGAATGGAGAGTTCAGGTCCGCTACGCTATGTTACTTGAAGAAAGGTAACAGGATTGTTTTAAATCTATCTTACCAGTTAAACAACCCTGAATCCTCTAAAGGCTCCAAGGTATTGGGAGTAGACCGTGGAATTTACAACTTAGCTTCTACTTCAGATGGAAAACACTATTCTGGATCTGAGGTAAGAGCACAGCAACGAAAGCACTTATACAAGAAGAGACAGCTCCAAGCAAAAGGTACGAAGTCTGCAAAGAGAAAACTTAAGAAGATCTCTGGTAGATACGCACGGTTCAGCAAGGACGTCAACCACTGTATAAGCAAGAGCATTGTATCCGAAGAAGGTCTAAAGACGATAGTTCTAGAGGATCTAAAAGGGATACGGTCTCAGAGAAGAGGCAAGAAGTTAAACAAGTGGTTGAGCTCGTGGAGCTTTTACCAACTTCAAACCTTTCTTAAGTACAAAGCAGAGGCCCTAGGAATCAGCGTGGATTACGTAGACGCCAGGTACACCTCTCAAAAATGTAGCTCTTGTGGTTACACAAGCAAGGACAACAGAAATAAACACTCGTTTACCTGTATATCCTGTGGCCACTCTGAAAATGCCGATACGAATGCTGCTAAAAACATTAAACAGAATTATCTTATCTCCTTACTTGATAAGGAGCAGGCTGCTGTCAATCAGCCAAATGTCTCACAGGATCTCCTGTAGGGACAAGCTCACCAGCTTGTCTAGTGAGCAGTTGACTGTATCATTCATAAAACCAAGGTCAAGCCAATAGCTAAAAAGAAGCAGCCTAGCAGGCGAATCTATTCAGCTGCTTCTTAGTGTCTACAGGGTGCACTGTAAAACAAACGGGCAGGAGAGAATTCCATAGTGGATGCCTCACTCCCCTGCCCGTCAAAGCGCCTGTGTGTATTGTCCTCATGGATATAGGGGCGCATATTATTATTCCACTCCAACACACCTGATTTAACCTCAATTATAATTCTTTCGCTCTTAAATCAGCACATTATTATTCCACTTAACTGCGGCATAATTAATCAGGAGGCTTGACACATCGCCACCCATTTCTCCACAAAAAACGAGCTACATCGTATGTGGTATAGTCCCCGTTTTTATTATGAATGAACGTATCAGGCACCCCTATACCGTGTAACGCTTCATGTAGCTGAGAATGAAGAGCTTTTATAGAATTACCTTTAAGAACCAGCATGTTTACAGGCTCATCGCTTGTTCTATCGTCAGTGAGCCCTTCTATGGGCTCCACAAAACATATATTATACTTAACCCCATTAAATGTGTGCGTCTTCATAGCCTGCTCTTAAAGTGACAGGAAGATAATGCAGTAAAAACAACCTGACCGAAGCTTCACCTATTTTTTCAGTTAAACGCTTTAAAATAGCTTTTATAGGTGCAGTATTCATAAATACTTCTTCAACTTCTTCAGTCCATGCAAAATCGGACGCACGTATATTCTTCTTATTTTCCGGAAGATCAAACTGATCCCATACGGCCCGGTTAAGCATGGAAAAGAGCTGGTCTGTACTTTTATTCCTGACGGACCTGCGATCAGGCAGTTTAGACAGGTCCACTGTATCAATAACTTGAGAAAATCTACTGCTCATAAATGCATCCCCTTTGTAGTAAAATCATCTTTATGAACCAGTTTAAACCCGGAAAACTGCGCACTGTCATTATACACAGGAACCAACAGAATCTCAGCCCCACTCCTGTCTTCCAAATGACCAGTAAGAGAGGAATTATAATCTGTTAAGAACACACTGGCATGTTTATCATACTCTATATCGCAAACGCTTTTAAGATTTATCACACGATATATTTTAAAAATAAATATCTCCGGCGGAAACGGAGAATACACTTTGCCACATTCCGCAATAATACTCATGATGCCCTCTAAATTTTTACACTGGGAACAGCAAATCCATCAGAAGATATGAAAGTATCAGCCCCCTCCACAGATAAACCATATCCACACTCCGTTTTACCCGAACTCTCAACAGAATATACTTCAGACCAAAAAATCCTATCATTCATAACTATATCTTTCCACCACGATAAGACAATACCTTTGTGCTTATTTATGTGCTTTATAATTTTAACAGCAGAGTCCCTGTTAATGAGACCGCTATAGCTGTTTAAAAGAACAATACGATAAAGATCACTGTAACCCTTTTCATGCATGGACCCCGTTGCAGCTTCAAGAACTTCAAAAGGCAGCGGAACGCTGTCGTGTTTAACAGCTGTGTTTGCATAACTACAGGACCCGAAAGCATAGTCAGACTGTAAAAAACCTTTATTAACACATATGTCGCACTTATTTATTGCTATACGCCATCCTGACCGTCTGGACCCGGCCTCAACGTAAAACATATTGTTTTTAATACCAAGGTGGTCCAGAAAAGTACGAAAAGATCTGGCGAATCTAAAGTGACGGGTAAACATAATAAAATTATCTGTATTCAGCTTATGAGAATCCATCATTCCTGAAACGAATCCCCACTTAAAGTCTGAACCGGCCGTTACGGCAATGCTGGGTATACTTCTTTTAGCAAAAGAACTTTTAATCTTATCCAGAATCCAACGTATAAACTCTCCTTCAGAAACAGATATGCCGCGTCGTTTGAGATAGGTTTCACATTTATAATTAAGGATACTGGTGTTTATTTTAGTTGAGTCTATGTTATTATCGACATACCCTGAAAGAAACCCAAAGATATATCCAAGCTCAGAATCCAAATCAAGATTAGTTCCTACATACAGCATATCACAGTAAATATGAGTATTAACCGGCTCTGCTACATGTCCAACTATAGGAACATAAAGACCAACTGCCTTGTCTGGAGACACAGTACAGAAATTGGCCGCATCAGAGTTAAACCCATAAACAGCTTTACTATTGTCTGTTGTAAGTATTTGGTGACCGGTAGACAGATTCACCAGAAAAACATTCTGCTCAGAATACCTTCTGAAATAAGACACTTTATGAAGGCTTAAACCAGAAGCCCCGGAGTATGAACCGACATACAACTCAGGACAGGCACTATATGCCTCTACATTTCTTAAAACTCTACAATCATCTTTTGCTCTGGGAAAATCAGCTAGATCAATTATAAACTTCCTATATGCAGGAACGTCGGACACACACTCACGCAGTTTCCAATGATCCTCATCCCCCCACCAATACTGGCTCCACTTACTGTTATTAAAATAGTGCCCGACAAGATCAGCAGGCTTTACATACACTGCTGCATCTGAAAAGTGGCAACCATAAGCTTTATCTTTGTTTGTCATTTAATTATAACAGGCTGGTCTACTTCAACTTCGCCTCTGTTATACGCATTAACGGCTTGCTGAACTGTATCAAACACTATAGGTTTCTTAGTTAAATCTTCTTTATGCGTGGCCCTGTGAAGACCTATGAGAAATTCGTGACTTGGAGCGTATTGTACTTGAAAATCAGACATTTTACGTATGTTCTTAGATGGAAGCATTTTTTCCTTTGCTTCCTCAATAGCCTCATCAGACACTGTAACATGAAAATTCATGGTATCCCCATCAAAATCGGCGTTCATGCCTTTGCATATCTGCGGGGGGACCTTGAATGAGTGACCGCGAGTCAATACGGGCTTGGCGGCCAATATGCTGTACTTATGAAGAGCTGGAGCCCTGGAATACAGTAAAGGCCTATGTTCCATTTCTTTTAAAAGAGCCCTCTCGGCCTCAGGGGTTTTATTCATATACATTCTGATTGCATCGGCTTTAGATCCTTTACTGCCTATATCACGAATAAGACGCCGTATAACAAAAGGCTTGTACAGCTCCCACGCTTTTTCCTCCGGAAGCCCAACCTCGTCTATGTCGAGATTAGGATCAGGGGAGATCACAGCTCTACCGGATAAATCCGTAGTAGTCGATATAAGTGTACGTTGAAACGTACCGGACTTGGGAGACGCTCCGAACACTTCTTTTAAAAGACCTTTAATACCTTGCGCTTTTCTTTCTTTTTTAACCGGGGTTCCGAGCCCTGTCACAGCTTTAAAGTTATCATATACATTAAGAGCAGCTTCTCCTCTCATATCCGGAGTCAGCTTATCCTTCATCTCAGAGTAGTTCTGATTGGCATGCATTAAATCTTTATACAGAAGATTCGAACCAGCTACCATCTCAAACTTGTTAGTAGCTGTAATAGGTCTGTATACAGGAGGAAGAACAGCCACTTTAGATACAACCAAGTCTTCCGGCTGTACGCCCATTCTCCTTAAACCATCTAGATATTTCATTTTTTTAGCTGCAAGATTTTTGGCAGTTTTACTGCTGGTTGTATTAAACAGATGCTCCTGCGCCCTATACATTTTATCAATATCTATATGTGACAAAGCTTTTTTAATCGCAGCAGATCCAGTGCCGACATCAGGAATAGACTCCTTCTCGGCAATAACATTTCTATACTGCTTTTGAGTCAGTCCCAGAAGGTACCGTATAGGGTCTTCAAATACCGGCTGGGGCATAGGCACACTCAAAGTTATGTGCCCAAACCTGTTTCCTCCGTGGCCCCCGGTAATGCCCCTGTCAAATAGACCGCCTTTTACCGGCTCCATGGACTGCTCACCCATAAGGCCTTTAGCGTAATTCTGCTTCCACTTTACTGTTTCAGGACTCTTTATTTCTCCGCTGCTTATAGCCTCCACATCTCTATCTGTCATGGCAGCCAAGTGAAGATTATTACCTTCTCCCTTTACATTTATTCCGGAAGCCTGAAGAGTTGCTATAAACTTTTTATACGTTCCCGGTACCTTGGGGGGAGGAGGATTTATGCCCAGCATTACAGCATTCCAATAATCCTGATTCTGCTGTCCTTTTATGTTGCGTATATCTTTAATGTTTTTAACAGCCCCGTGAGCGAGCAGGGCCTCCATCTCAAGCATACCAATTCTTTTTGGATTATCCTCGTCTATCCCTTTAGATGGAGACCCTTCTGATGTGTAAGAACCAAACGCCCTTCCAGACTCTTTCGATTCTGAAGTATGTTGAAGTTTGAGCATATAAGGAAACCCAACAAAAACATCTTTAATATTCTTATCTGTAGCCGGATCATATATCGTTTCTTTATCTTTAACACCGTGCTTACTCATTTCACTCTTAACAAAGTCTATGAGACTGTCGTCATTAAAGCCGCGTACATAATAGGGCTTGCCTCTTTTTCGAGCTATTTTAGCCAAAACAGCTTCATACAGCTGGGCAGGATTGTGCCTTGATATCACACCAAGAGGATTAAGGAGCATCTCCAATGTTTCACCGGACTCATCCTTAGGCATCTGATCATCCGGTATTATTTTACTCACGGTACCTTTATTGCCAAAAAATCCACTAAACTTATCACCAACCTGAACCGGCATATATGTCTTAACAGAGATTTTAGTGCCGCCATCATCATTCCAGGTATCAGTGACAATGCCGGGAGTGTCGTGTTCCCATTCCACTGAAGAATCAGAGAAATCTCTACTCTTACCCCTATACAGCATGCCAGATCCTTTGGACGTCTTCTGCTTCACAGCCAGAATGAGAGGATCACCTTTCTCAACTACGGAACCAGGCGCAACAACTCCTGATTTATCTATTTTATCCAGCTGCTTTTTTGAATAGACACTGGGGAAAACAGACATATGCTTAAGCTTGCTTTGAGTAGTAAACTTATCCCTGTCCAGTTTATCTGTGTACATGTGCTCAGAAGCAAATTTCTTAGCAAGTCCCTCCGATATGACTATACCATCTTCGTATGAATAGCCTTTATAAGGCAAATACCCGGCACGAACATGAGCTCCAAGAGCAAGATCACCAGACTTGTCCGTATAGTTACTCGATGCAATAATCTGCCCCGGCTTAAGAACATCCCCCGGCTGAACTAAAGGCTCATTACTTATATAGGATTTTCTGTTGTACGGCATGTTATTGTACAGCTCAATGGTTTTAGTTTTACCATCAGAAGTCTGTATGACCACTTCATCGTCAGTTACCGACCTGACAACCCCTTCAGTATCCGACCTAACCACTCCTGCGTATTTTCCAGAAAAATTAAAGAAATCAACCCCATCTTCGTCAACAGGTCTCACCAGTGGTGCTTCTCTGTTTTTAACAGAAAGAGCCTGATTAATGTATTTACTCCCCATAAGCAGTCGACCGCCTTCAATAGCTGAAAGCATGGGAACAAGGTTTGAATTAAGATTGAATTGTCCAGAGGCACTGTACAGCTCGTATGGTACTTTTTCCGGATCCATCATCTTCATTTGACCATTACTTATGCATTTTACTTTTTTGCCAGTTTTAGCTGCCTTTTCGTGTTCGCCCGGAAAAGCAATAGGCATGCGGGAGACTACCTGGGGCGGCAAATAAATGCTCTTTCCGCTTTTAGAGTCTTTCAACCTGGTGTAAAGCTCACGATCTACGCCTTTATACGTGTTCCAGGCGATACGCCCATCTACCCCGGGATTAGAGGACTCAGGAGACCTTATAGGGTCTATAAACCCAAAATGCGACGGCTGCAAAGCTCTGGCCTCATCAGGAACCGCTTCAGCACTGGGCAGGCCTCCGACTCCCATTCTGGTTATCCTAAGGTTTTGATCAATGGCATCCATAGGATTAATCTCTTCCAGTGGAGAGGCAACTCCGGAAAGATAAAACACACTGTCAACATGAGAATCCAGAGCGCTGGGAGAGATTTTTTTCAAACTTTTATTCAGAGTAGCCTTCCACAGCAACTTCCGGGCAAGCATGCCACTGTCTTTAGATATTCTCTCTGCAAAAAAATCCTCTGGTCCCCATGTCTCCTGAAAAGCCAGAGAGTCCCTATCATCGGTGTCTGCTTTACCTTTGGATATATTGACAAGTTTTTCAGACGTCTTGAGAAGAACTTCAGGAGTCACATTAGTATACGGACTGCCGAGAGTTACCCCGACAACCTCAGGATCCAGTTTAAGCTTAGAAAAAACTTCCAACCAGTCCTTATCCGTAACGTCCTCCCCAACAGACTTCTTAGCTCTGGACTGAGTAAATTTGTTCCACGCTTTATTTAGAGTTTTTACATCCTCATTCTCAACAAGATTTACCCTTAAAAGCTCAGGACCCCAGTGTTTCTCCATATCCCTGTCTTTAATACCCATCGCTTTAAGTATCGGGTAAGCTTTTAAATTCGCCTGACCCACTTTTAGTTTAAATACACCGCTTGAAGGCTCCATAAACATTCTAAAGGACGGTCCGCCTGACAGGATATTGAAATGAGCCTCTATATCCCCGTTATTTTTCTTACGAGTGAATATACCAGAACGAAGTCGCATCTGATTGGCTATGGTATACTCATTGCCTCCTACTATGTAAGTGCCTCTCTGGGTAAGATATGGGACGTTTATAACTGTGGTTCTTTTCTGGTCTATAGGTTTATTGGTAGCCTTATCCACCAGGGTCCAGGTCCCTTTAAGAGGCCTGTGAAGAGAAGACCTGTTAAACAGTGCCTTCTTCTGCTCCTTTAAAGAAAAATCACGAGTATTACCATACTCTAAATCATTAAGCTCCAGCCTGTATTTGGAATTCTCAAGAGGAAACCTCTCCTTCAATGCCTGTAGAGTGCCACCATACACGGCCTTTCTAGTAGTGTCAAAATCCAGAAAATCCCTGACACCGACTGGTAAGTTAACTCCACCACGCATACTGCCCCCTATTTATAACCAGAAGATTGCGGCTTTACATTTCCAACAGTATCGCGCTCAAGCTTATTGAGATAGCCATTTTGATTTTTAATGCCACCCAGACTGCCCTTAAAAGCAGACCCCAAATAGCCACCCAATTGCCCAAAATTAGAAAAGACACTTTTACCAATATCTAAAAGACCAGAACCAATACCTTTAAACTTATCGAAAGTACTGAATATCTCTTCCATTTTTTTAACCTTCTGAGGAAGAGTACGCACCGTGTTGGATATGGCCCCCCAATCGGCGTTATCATTGAACTCTGAATTAAGTGCCTTTAAATTACGCAAAGTTTTACCAAATTCCGGGTCAGACAACAGGGACTTAACTTCTTTTACGTTATTAGAAAAGTTACCAGACGGGTTCTTAATATTTGCATACCACTCGCCGGGTGCCCCCAAAGTGTTAAATACTTTACGACCTACACCGCTGTCATCCCAACCTCCTGAAGCTCCCCCCGCACTTTTAATTCCACCTAATTTAGCTATATCCAGTGTTTTAGGCTGTATTTGTTTGCTATTGCGGGCGCTGTCTGTTCCGTAGATGACACTCCTAGGAAGAACAGCAGAAGAGCCATCGAGCTTTATAGACTTGGCATCATCGTCAATATCAAAAGCTGTATTTGAATTGGACAGTCTTTTACGTAAAGCAAGCTGTTTCTTAAGAGCCTTATGCCTTACATTGCCTTTACTGGTAGAGTACCCAAACCGGGCACCCAGTCCGCCGCCAGCCAAAGCGAGCAAACCGGCCGATAACAAAAATAAGTTAAGAGCAGATGCTGTAACATTATTATTTTTATCCTCTGGAGTGCCCTCTGTTTCACCATTAGCTAACTTAGCAAAGGTGTCAAATCTCTGAGCCATTGCTGTTTTCGGTATGTTAGAAAGAACTTCAGTAAACTCTTTTTCCAATCGCTTACGATCTCTCTTTTTACGCGCCGCCAACGCTGAGTCAGTCAGTTTGTCCCCCAGTTTATATCCACCCATGCCAGTGCCTATAGCTGCCAGCGCCAATAAAGGCCCATACATATTAGCAGGCAGACCTAAAATAGGAGCATTTCCAATATCAAACCCTTTATCAGAGTCCTTCCATGGAAGCCCCTCCCACCATTTCTCATATTTACTGACATCGGCCTGCTTTAAATGACCTTCTTTACGGTACTTATTCCTCTCTTTATCCAGATCTTTTTTAAGACCTTTAGCCCCTGGATACGGTTCATCCGACATTTTTTTATCAGAAAAATAAGTAGCCCCTCCAAGAGTCAAACCTAAAAGACCCATAGTCTTAGCAACATTAACCATATTCTGGCCTTGAGCCTTATTGGCCCTGTATTTCTGAAGCAGATACACCCTTTTAAGCAAGTCATTCTTAGTCTTATCCCCCATATTTTCAATGTACTTGGGAAAATCCTTAACTTTAAGCCGACGCTTAAGAGGGTCTAAAACATCTTTAAAGTACTTTTTATTTTTAACCACAAAATCCGCAGCATACTCAGGAAGTATTTTACCTATGAAGTTGTCCGCCTCATCGCCAAGAATAAACCTTCTAAAACCATATGGTGGATTGTCTGTATTCAGATCTCCAGAAGGTGTAAAATAACGCTTAGTTATCACTTTATCTACAAACTTGTTAGGAGCATCCCATATAGTGGATACTACATTTTTAGCACTCCCTAAAAAGTCGTCGATACCCTTTGCATGCTTGGTATGTTGTGATGCAGTTCTCACTTAATAGTCCTAGTTTTAGATTTAATTACTTCAGTTACATTGGGTTTATCGCTTAGCCTGTAAAACGGTCTTAAAAACCTGATAAAAACTTTATAATTGTCAGATCTGTCACTCCAGTGCCTCTCCTCGCATGAAATATACAGGTGCTTGTCAGCAACTTCCTGAATTCTTTTATTATATTTAATCAAATCTTCAGATACGCTGAAATCAAAAATCTCAGCGAAACTTTCATACTTTTTGGCCAAATAAATAGACGGATCCGGGCCTTTTGTATTCGGAGGAGTTTCCCCGGAAAAAAGCCTGAAAGGCGCATCTAAATTAGATGTTTCAAACTGTTCAAACTGGTTCATCATATGTAAGGTTTCTCGCCTGCTCTCGCTGCTCGATCACGTTTATAAGCTTTAATAAGAGCTTCTCTATATTCGTTATTTTTTACTTCATCAATAAGAGCCTTGTTATCTTCCTTGCTTGGAGCCAGGGACCTTCCAATCATTATACCCGCAGGCACCGACGCCATTGTAGGAAGAATAAAGGTCCATTTTCCAGCTTCAAGCAAACCTTTACCGAGACCCAAGGTGCCTTTGCCAATAGCCTTAAAGCTACCAAAAATCTTCGCCATAGTTGCTGGATCCATAGCTTTTTTAACTATAACAGAATCCAGATCAGATGGCGTCATACCATTTTCTGCAAGATACTCGCACATACCTAATTTAAACATATATGTGTCTACTTCCATATCCCTGTACTCCTAAGAAGACCAGCCACTACGCCGGCTCTAACTAAATTTTTATTTGCAGACGGAGTAAGTTTACCAAATACCCCGCCAATAACACCGCTGAACGCTTTACCGGCGGCATAACCTGTTCCTGCTCCCACAGCTGCCCTGTATATGTCCGATGTACTTATAAGACCTCTTTTTGAATTTGAAGCATCGCCCAGTATTGCCAGAGACTTTGCCTTTTCGTATGGGGATAGGTGTGGGTCCGACGCCAGCTGATACTGTGTGTATCCTGATGGAACGAACACCGACGGAGGGTCAAAACTCTCAGAAGGACCAAAAGCACCTGCCCCGGAATAAGCGCCGCTTACTACTTTTTTGCCATGAGCTGGATTCCAGTTAATTCCTCTGGTTTTATCAGAAATATTAGCTAAGAGTTCTGGAGAGTGTACAGCCCACGGCACTGCGCCGGCCGCTAATCCAGTCATTAAACCTATTCTTTTAGGATTCAATCTGGGATTAAATCTTGAAAGATATTTAGCACCATAATATGTAGGAATACCAAGAGCTAAAGACTGTAGCGCAACTCCAGTTACAGGTCCTTGCCAGGGCTTATCTCCAAACCCACCAGAGGCTATATTAATTTTAGCTAACGCGTCGTAAAGGCCGTTAACTGTGAATTTTTTGCTTTTCATATCAAAAACTTAAGTACATTATTTGAATAATTATATTACATTCCACCCTGTAGAGCAAGCTTACCCTGCAGTTCGGCGTCTCCTCTGATCTGCTCCATATTGGCTTTTACCAAAGCATGCAGTGTCTGATTGGTATTTTTAATGTTCTGCATCTCACTTCGTCTGGCGGAATAAGGCATGGTAACCAGTTGCTGCGCTATTTCCTGAGCCTGCCCTTGAAGATCCTGAGGTGTCATGGCCGCAGACGGCATAGCGGCTCCGGCACCCATAGGTCCAGCTCCAGCCGGCATTGCACCTGGCGGCATATTTCCAGAAACCTGATCAGAAAGCATCTGCTTCTGCATCATATCTTCTTGAACTTCCTGCATGAGCTTTGAAGACTCTACCTGCTCCTTTAAAGCCCTTTCAGTCTCTTCCTTGGCGTCAATATTCCAAGGAGAAAATGCCGTCTGTTTGCTTATCATATTTGCGGAAGCAAGCTGTAACCAGACTTGACGCATTTCTATGTCGTCAGCCATCGTAACAGGTTTGAGCTTTACTTTTTCAGGCCTCGGCCAGTTCATGTAATTGCATATAACAGTAGTAGAAAACTCAATAAAATCATTAAAAGCCCCAATAAGTTGCGGCCAAGTCTGCTGAAACAATCTCAATGCAGTAGGAGCAGCCTGAAATTGAAGGGTACCTTTATACAGTTCAGCAGGAATTCCAATGGAATTTAGCAGCTCATCCATACCCTGATTTAAGAGTTCCGGTGTGGTCAAATCTTTAGCCTCTCCACTGAGCGCCTGATAATCCACAGGAAAAGGTAGAACATGCCAGGATGCAGGATCCTGCCTGTGCTCTCTCACAATCTGACTGAACTTATTCTTAAACTCACCCATACCGACCCTTAAGAGAGGATCTTCAAGCCTCCCCCTAGCGGGAGTAACCAGACGGAAAGGAACAGAATAATCCAAAGCAAGAGCTTCATTATACCTCTTAAGAATTTGAACATACCAACCCTGTGCAAAATTAGACAACAGTCTGGAAACCCCCCAACCACCCGAGTCTACTCCACATACAGTGTCTTCCCGCATGTGGTGAATAATGCCATCAAAAAATTTAAAAGGCTTTCTCTGTTTAACACATTCCAATATCTCGACAGGTGTACTTTTAACAAAAAACTGGTTACCGGACGATATTTCGTTAATGAACTTTGTTGGAATATTCCAGTAATACTCCCTGTCCTGACTTATTCTATGATACTTTATTTTTATTTCATTAAGAGGCCACCTTATAAGAGCTATCTTATCCCTCTCTGTAGATTTTTTGTCTATTCTATCGTGTTTAAGGTTCGCTTTACACGCCGGACACCGAGCAAAGAACTCAAACTCTTTATACGACCATTCACCTATATTATCAATAAGACGCTCTAAACCGCATTTACTGCATTTTAAAAACCGCCTAAAAGGAGTATATACAGATGAAATCGAATTACCATAGCATAGAAAATCATCCCCGAGTAGCATCAGCTTTTCATTAATATTAAATCGACGTTTATAAAAGTCTACAAAATTATCATCAACGTCACTGGGAGTGTCTATATCGGTTATAAAATACCTTACAATGCGCCCGGCCGCCATCCGATAGACGCCATTCTTAAGCCACATCGCTTCGCATAAATCTAATACATTTTTAAGCGAAGAAGGCATCATCAGTGAAGCCATGTCTAAAAATGGATCAGGAAAATCTCCTGTAGAGGAACTAAGCTGATTAAATTTAGAGCTGAAGTTCCCTGGAAAAGATCTTGAATAACTCACATTACACCTTTATTGCGCTGTCTTGCAGCCGCACAGCATTAGCTTTTTTGCTGATACTTCTGCTATGTGCCTCACACAAAGCCAAACCGTCCTTGACTATAACAGAATCTTTACTGCCACAGATTGAACAGGGAGTAAGTCGACTTTTAACTACGCCAGTCTTTTTCATTTAATTAGTCCTAACGCTTAAATATACAAAAGAATTGTCTACAAATGTAGCAAAAAAAGACATACAAGTCAATAAACGAGAAAAAATAGCTAAAAAAAATAGTTCCCAAAGTAATAGTATTTCATCACACTGGGGATAAAGCAGGGCGACTATAAACTGCCCTGTTGCGGATGTTGATTGCGGCATTAAAATCCGCATCCAACATGGCTCCACAAGACACACAATCAAAGAGCTTGCCTTTGCGGCTAGATTTGTCTGTATGTCCACATTTGCTACAGGTTTGCGAGGTATAAGCAGGATTGACTTTTGTAAAGGCAATGCCTGCCTCCTCGCAAACAGATGCCAGTTTATGCAAAACCTTTACATAACTCCAGCGCTGCAGCTTGTTATTAAACTTCTTGCTGATTTTCCCCTTGGATTTGTATTTTACATTCTTAAGGTCTTCGACCACAAGTTCCTTAACGTTTTCGAGATCGAGCCTGTTAACAGTCTGATTAATCAACTGGTCGCGTTCGGTCAACGCACATTTAAAGGCTTTTGACCCCTGCCGCTTGCGAGAGATCTTCTCGTAAACCTGTTCGAGCTCCTGTCCGTGTTCCTGCCCTTCAGAGTCGGCCAGCAATGCTTTGTAGCCACAGTCATAACCAACCGTCTTTCCTGCTTTAACAGGCTCCGGTTTCGGTTTCTCTGCGTAAAGATCTATAAAGTACTTGCCGCCATTACGCCGCAACCGGCATCCTTGTTTAAGAGAGTAGCCCCGACCTAAGAGACTTAACATATGCTTATGCCTCCGAGACGGAAGCTTGAGCATAATGCGGCCCCCTATAGATGATAACCCGAACCAAATATCATAGGAGTTCTGGTCAAACTCAATATCTATAAACCTGGAATCAAGGTTGATAACTGGTCTGCGAAATGTAGGTTTTGTCTTATGTCGTTTCCTTCGCTGCGACTTAACAATCTCCAAAGCTTGCTTTCCAAGAGCCTGTTGAAGACGGGCAGAAAGCCAGGTGTTGACTTTAAATGTCACGAATTTGGATGAGAAGTTCTTCTCTTCCCATAAACGGGCAATAAACAGGTTCACAACACGGATAGACTCATCAATAACACGGTCGAGCTCTTGTAGTTTGCCGGTGTTCGCCTCATTGATGCTGAACTGTATGCGTCTAATCATGTTGTAGTTCCCTGATCAATTGTTCCGTTTTTCTCCTGGTCCTTCGTAGGCCGTAAAGACGCGCACAGAATGATGTAACCAGAGACACGAAGTCCTGCATAAGGTCCTGTTTGTCGCCATCCACATTATTGACAACAACAAGCTCAACTTTGTTCCGAAGTGCCAACAGTTCAATGTAAGCATAACCAAATCGTGTCAATCTGTCTTTGTGCTCAACCACAATACGTGTTACCGAGGTATCCCCCAGTAGCTTTAAAAGCTTGGGCCGCCGGTCATTTAAACCAGACCCAACCTCTTTTACGACCACGTCAACAGACCAGCCACGGGCGTTTGCAAACTGTGTTAATCGTAGTGCTTGTCCTTCTAAATTATCTTTATTCTGAGAAGAGCTAACACGAGCATACACAGCGGTTTTTTCCGGGCGTCCAGGAGAGTCTTCTGGTATAAGAATTTTTCCAAACTCGTTCTTGGTCGCACGAGGAATTAAGTCCCGTTTGTAGCGGTTCCAAGCTGCACGATACTTAATTCCATGTTGTTTTGCATAATCACTAAGTGTCAACATATACGTATACTATACTATTAAATTAAATTGTCAACATAATTTAGTTAAATACAGAGGAGGGCAAGATCATCAGAAACGCGCCGGAAAAACGCTATAAGACCAGAACTGAATCACCGCCCCTCCACTGTAAAATACCCGGCTCTCTTAAAACTAGACAGCTACAGGCCACTTAATGACAAACTGCCCCGCCTCATCATGAATGTTTACAAACTGTAAAAACTGTAAAATAAGCATCACAGCTACATCGTACTGAAAGGTCGATAAAGCCTGGAATATGGGCTCTCTGGCAGTACCGAAACACGGCGATCCCTCCTCATGAAGAACATGAGGAGCATGTAGGCACCCAAAAGCCGGAACATCATCCCGTACTGGGTTGGTTAAATTTAATATGTTAACACTTGAAGTGTGCGCATTAAGTGAGGTTACATGAAGACTAGAACTAGACTCAGATGATATAATTATTCTAAACTCTCCCAAATTATATTTAGTACCCTCCTCATCAGTACACTTGATGAACTCAGTATCTACAACAACCGCTGCACAACCGGGGCCATACGACCAAGCACTCGCCTTTTTAACAAGAGGAGTACGATTCAGTGTCTCCAACTGCTCAGACATATTTATGCCACGCAAAGAAAGCGCGTTAACTATTGCAATTTTAGACAGTATCTCACTGTACTTTGCTGTGTTCGCTCGCAGATCATTGGAAAGAGACTCTGATAACTCTTTAAACTTATCTGAGCCTAGGCGGTCCGCGACAGCATCAGGATCAGAAACAACTATACCTTCAAAAGAGTCGCTGGGATTGAACGTATCCAAAAAAGTATCAACAACCCATGAAGGTACCTGGCTGTACTCCATCCAAAAAATAGTAGGCAAATATACTACAGCCCGTATAGTGTTCAACTCAGAATTATTCATAAAAACAGGTTTTTCAACAGAAAGAATATCATTACGTCCAGACCCAAAAATGTCATAAGAATAAACAGAACACTCGGACTCATTAGAATCGAGACCAATAAAGCGATGAACTGACGCAGAACCTACAGTACCGTCGTTTGAACTTACCAATACGCCAAACTTGCTTAATGCATGAGAATCATTAGGCATGAGTACAAGCTTTTTATTACATGAGATATGACCACGCGCAATTACTGTAGGATCACAGTAAGTACCGTATATAACAGCGTATTTAATGCCACTAGTTCTGGCAGCCAGACTGGCTACAATGGGGAGATACAACACAAAATCAGAAACAGCGCCCTCAGAAAACCACACTTCATGTCCCATATACTCTATTTTCCGCAGATCACCAGATAGCACGTGTACTTTGTAGCTACTCAGGTCTACACGGGAATTACGAGTACCAACACCTAGATCTAAAATAAGAGGAATTACCGAAGGACACTCTACAGCCCTTGCAGAAGTATCCGGAGTACTTTGCTCCCAGATCCGGCGTAATTTCACCAAAAAATTACGAGAGCTTGAAATCCTTTCTGGCTGCTCGACCGGATTCTCTGGTCCTTGAGGGGGCAGCGGTGGAACAGGAGTCTCACGAACATCAATCCATGTATTATATGTACCCTCCGTTATAGGCGGCGACTCTCGCGTTTCTTGTACATCATTCGCAGCATGTGCCGCTATAAATCGATCAATAAAATTGCCAAAATCCGTTATTACTAGATCATTTGCTGCAACTATTAAAACGTCTGGAGAGCACATAACCGTACCCAGGCTATTTACCGACAACTCACGTGAAAAGAACTCACTGGCTAAAGAGAGCTTAATAACAACAGACTCAAACCCGAGAACAGACTCAACCCGCACTAAATCAGGCCGAAAAAACCGTATCATCTTGTCCAAATCCGCACTGCTTGGAGACTCTCCTGCAAGAGGAACAGCTAAAAACTTTCTCATATTAAAACCTCAAAAATACAATGAAAAAATGAAAAATAAACAACATAAAAAACAGGAGGAGCCATAAGGCTCCTCCTGTCACATGCACAACAGTCAAACGACCTTAGTTGTTGCCTTTGACCTTGGCCGTAATAAGAACAGACGAGTCCTCTTCCAGAACACTTGCTGTGTTGGAAGTCGTAACACCATTTACGGAAAGACTGTCACATGAGGAATCAAACTGCACACCCGCTTCATCGAGCGCTCCAGCGACAGTGATGCCGCTTGTAACGGAGATCTGCGCCAGGCGGCCGGGAACCCGTCCAACCCTGACAACGATGGGGTGCTGGTTGCCCTTGATCCTCCGAGTCAGAATCACCGAATCGCCCTCATCCAGGGAGTCAGAGCTAGAAGCCGTACAACCATTAAGACGAATTTCATATCCTTCGTCACTGATACCGGACACGGAAAGTGCGTCTGAAACGGTAGCGTCGTCCTCAAGCGCGACGGACTGAATGGAACCGGGGAATTTACCAATATTTACTGTGATAGGCATAGTTAATCCTTTCTTGCCTTGTAAGTTAAAACTTGTTGCATAAACACGAATAGGGCCTGAGCCCTACAATCAACTCATTCTCAACATCGTCATTATTGTCTTCATTGTGGTTGTATAATGCGTTCCAGCGTATGAAGTTCCACACGGCCGCAGCCGATACGGCGTCCGCCGTGGGGCCAACAGAAAAGGTGGAACCGCAGGCCGAAACTTCTGCCTCACTATCGTCATACAGCGTATTTTCCCACGCCTCAATATGGGTCACTGACGACGGATTAAATGCATAGACTCTAAACACATCCGTACCCATGCGAGTCTCTATAACCCAACGAACACTCAATTTAAACTTAAGACTACTCTCAAAAACCTCCTTTCTTGATTTCATTGTATCTGTGAGCAGAAACACAACTCCGGAGAAGTTTACGGGTTCTTCTCCAACCTTACAATCGTTAATTTTTATTTCTGTTCCTGTATACTCCTTGACTATGCTGTAAAGTGCTTCAGATTTTTTCATGCCAACATGGCAATTGCCGTAAATCTGATTGGCAACATTATGCTCAGCCACTATATCGTCATCCCAGACGTTTATATGTTTTACACCGAGCTTGGCCAAACTCATAACTATTTTTGATCCTGTAGCGCCCACTCCTATTATATTGACGTTATCATTAAAGCGCTCAGGGTTAAAAACATTCAAATGTCGTAATGGATCTATCATTGTGTATACCAGTATACTATCGGATCTATGTCGTTATCGGAATCTAAAGCGTCCGGAATATACCCTACTTCCGCCCTTCCTGTCGAACCATCCGGATTTATGACCTCAAGGTGCTTTCTATACGCTTCCGGCAGCCTGCTGTCGAAATCCGAATCAAATCCGTAAACGCCGTAACTGTGACGCCTTCTGGATCCAAGACTATAGCCTTTATACGTGTAGTCCTTCACCTTGGCGTCCAGTTCACTTTTTACCTGTTCTTTAATGCTCGCGCTTATGGGCAGATGCAGTGACCACGGAATATCTTTAATTACCAGATCCCGGTTAAACAGAAAGAGATCGAATCTTATTTTGCCTTTTTTATTGGCAATAGCTCTTAAAAACCATTCTGACCCGTTCTTATTAAACTCTTCCATCTGAGTGTCATCCTGGCCTGATGGACCCACATCCATATTGACATGTGAGTGGCCCCACAGTTTAAGAGAGTTAATAAGATCGAGACTGTTCTCCTCCTTGGCCATCAGCTCACCGGCAAGTTTAGCTATAGACTCAGGGTCCAGCTCATTGGTTGCCATTGACGCTTCCTGTTCCAGAAGGAAAACATCAGTTACCAGAAAACTCATGTTGTCTCTGACAACTGTTCCAAGCCAGCCGACCTCTTTATTACATAGATCCACTATATGCCACATCTTAGCTAAAGCTTCAGGCTGGATATATACCGACGGAGTCCCCAGGGAGGACTCGTACCTTGTATTAAACTCATGACATCTAAAATATGGCATCATATCTCAAATTACCTTTTTTCCTTTCAGCAACCCTGTCGGCTGCACGCTTTTCAATAAGAGCATTTTCCTTAGCAGTTATTGTCGGCCAACGATCAATTTTACAGCCGGCAGCGTCATCTCTGTTGACAGTTTCAATAAACGATATACCGATAACCGCGATAGGTGTTATTTTACCTGCCTTAATAGCATCAACCATGGCATTTATTGCAGAGCCGAAACAGGCTTCGCCGTTAGAGAATATGTGCGGAGCTTGCATGCCCGCGTTGTACGCGTCCACCTTTCGGGTAAGATTATCAAAGCGTATGGCCCCAACATTTATGTCGTTACTCTTACTGGTAAACACTCCCATGTCTACATCAATAATGAACTTACCTATGTCATACAGTTTCTCGTCATTAACAACAAGAGTATCCGTAAAAATGTGCAACCTGTTTTTCTTGTAAACAACCACATCCAGAACTTTTCTGGTACACATGGCCGCTCTGATATCGTTTTCTATATCCTGCGTTATTTTACTCACGTCACCGGAGGATATAAAGTACTCAATACTCTGTATAACCTGGGACTCACTGCGAGCCGAACTGTACAGCCTTACAGCTTCTTTCATAGTTGCGTCAGCTCTTGACACTTTATCAGAATAAATGGCCTTGTAAGATGCCAGCTGCTCCTTTAAAGACCCTTTAACAGCATTAGCCATGTCGTCGGAAAAATTAAAAGAATAGATGGATCTGGCTTTACTCTCCATCACATCTTTACGCAGATCATCGTTCATATAGGTTTTAAGCACATAATCGATACACTTTTCAAGAATCTCCAGTTTTTTAGGAAACTGAAGTTTACGTTCAGCTGAGAGTCTCGGCTGGTTGATAAGAGTGGAATTAGCCATAACCAGACAATTATGATCACGAACTGCAAACATAACATCATCAGGATTGTGACTCGCCTCCAGATATTTGACAATATCATCATAGCTTACAGATATGTTCTCCTCCAACTCTCTGGCCGTAACGCCCACAAACCTGTAGGCGTCCTCTTTAAAGCGGCCATACAGGCGACTACCACGAACAACCGCCATAAGCACAGTATTGAGAGCTCCCAGTGATGTAGCGTCGTCCACCAATCCTGACCTCATAGGTTGGGAAGCACCTGAATACGTCGTAGTCAGGATAAACGCCAGTTTATCAAAAGTCACGGACGGGTCATCCTCAGGCTCCATAATGTCATTTAAATTCTGACTTGCCACGTACTTTGTCAGCATGGACACAGGCAGACATCTAAAATCAGCTAAAGGACCGTGACTATAAATACGCAAACCATTCAATATACGGCTTGTAGTAGTCACAGTAACTATATTAGAAGACAGCATACCCGGCCTATACAGGGGCACTGCCGGAAACGCGCACAGGGCTGAACTGGCCCTGCCTATATAGCTACCTGTCAGCTCGGAGGGTATGGGTTTGGATATCCTTAGTATATTTTGATTATAGCCGTACAGAAAAGGAACCCGGGAAAACATCATAGGATAGTACGCATATCCCCCAATCGAGTCAAATCTGGCCGTCACGTCAGTGCCTTTATCCCACTCTGTAAACGTCAAATCACAATCGTCCGGGGGTCGTAATATTCTCTCAACTGCCGCTTTTTTTATCATTAACCTCATTGTAGTAGAAACTACCGACATAAAGCCTCCATAGTCTACACAGGCTTAAAACTCTTGACTTCGTACGCGCAAGTTGCCAGGCGCTCGCCATCGTAGGCGATTAAATCCCATGGCCTTGCATACACGCGTATAAGTCGACAGTTCTGACCTGTTATTGTTTTAACGGCATTTCTTACAGCTGCCGCATTTTTTTTTTCTTTTGTACATAACACACGCTGATTTAACCTGCCGCAAAGGTCTTAAGGCTCTGTTTGTAGCCTCACGTGACTTTACGCAGTTCCAGCCTATATCAACGCTGTTATTTTCAAGATCCGTAAAAGTATCACCATTCTTCAGTACAGGTTTAAAACCTAAAATCAAATCATCAATATATTTTGATTCCCTGAACTTCCTCAGATCACAATTAGCCGTATTGACAACCAGCATGACGATTAGCCTCCGCGTGCAATTTTACAGAACTGAACGCAATAGTTGACCAGAGTAACAATATTGTCCTCTACGGCTTTGGCATGATCCAGCATTTGATCAACCTGAACCTCGGTTCCGTGTTTGCGTATGTGTTCGGCCGACAGCATGGCTGCACCAGCTTTATCCCGCATCTTGCGGACATAATCGGAAAAATACCGTGTAGTCCTGACACATTGACTGGTACGGCTGAGCTCACGCCTTACAGGCGATGAATGCGTGGGAGCGTGTTCAACAGCCTCTTCAAAAGTAACAACTCCATTGAAAACAAGCTGGGACAGTTGGCGCTTAACGTCTCTGGGCAACTTGGAATACCTCTGAGCAGACGCAACACTAACACGGCCTGACCCCGGCAACTCTCCCATTGAAGAAAGAGCTTTGCCAAATTTAACAGCTTCCCGTATATACTTCTGAGAAACACAACACCCGGTACCGGATATAATCGAATTGAAATCCCTTTGAACGACTTTTATTTTTATATTGTAATTGAAATCCGGCTCTATTTCTCCAATTTTCTTAAAATACTTATACAGATTCACACATTCGTCAATAATGAATATTCTGGACCCCAGATGAGCCCTGGCAGCCCTTGTAATAAAAACATGCATATGCTCTCCAAATAATAAAAAAGCGGGAAAGTCCCGCTTTAATCGTCGTTCCACCAGCAGTCCCGTGGTGGATGTTTCTTTTTTGATCTTTTAGCTATGCGCTTGATTTTTTTCAAATACGCATCAGAAGGAACAGTTACCACTTTTTTTACTGAAGTTGACGGCCGCATATTCACCTCCTATGACAAAACACCAAAACAACCTCAATATATTATTCCAATCTAAACGGCACAATTTAAGAATCGCCACCTGCTTCTTCGTCAGCAGTGCGAATCATTATCATAAAGTCATAATGCTCAAAATTAAACTCCACACCCACATACAACACTGAATACACCTCGTCAGTTCCGTCTTCAGAGCTGTGTACTCCTATGCGTATAGTAGGAATATTGTTACCGAGCAGAGAAGCTGACGGCGGCCTGAACCTGGCACCTATCTTGAACCTTGAGTCGTACACAAGAACAACTACTTCATCAGTAACCAGCACCCTGTGATAGTGAGTCGACAGAACAGATCCGTCCTTCAGCCTGAAGGACACAGCCACTTCGGGAGCCTCTGCCGGCTCGACATAAGTTCCCTTGCTCATCTTCTTTGCCGGCATATCACAAGACAGTATCCTGTGCTTGCGTAATTTGGACGCTACAGGCTTAGGATCGGAAACAGGGGTACTCGGTAATCCGGGAGGGGTTTCGTCCGCTGAAGGCCCATTAGAGCGCTGTTTTGAGGGCATTGTGGGCAACTTGTGCTGCAATTTGCCAGCCTCTGGGTCGCCAGGTTCTATTTCTATCTTGTTTTTACCGAGATTTTGACCCTTTTGTTTGCCGTATATTCCATCGTGTGGAGGAACCTGTACAGCATCTGATAAAACCTCGTGTGGCTTGTATACGTCTTCTGTGAGTGCTTCTGTCATAATAACTCCTGTAAATAAGTGTTTTCAATGAAAAGCAATCGCCCATCAAGTGTCTCTATCGTGTATAAATCATGATACCGAACTGCATTGAATTTGTTTACGATGTATTGCTTCAGTTTGTTTAACAAAGCTATTCCCTTTCGATTTGTGGGGAGTGAACTGTTTGTTTGGGGCTACTTTATAACTTTGTATGTTGTTGTATTATTTTCTTCTTTTAAAAAAAGAGCGCCGTAAGGCGCGACTATATAGATGAGCGAAGCGAATCTACTTCATCAGCGAATTTTATATGAGCTGATTTATTATATATTTTATATATATAATATCGAAACTATGATTTTTTTGGCGGTTATAAAGATATATATATAATATATATATATCTATATAAAAATTGCTAAATATTTTCTCATAAATGAGTAAGTTGTTGCGACTCAACATGTTAATGTTTGCGGAATTTTCCAAAAATTTTGAAAATTTCCGCAAAGTTTTGAGCGACCTACGTGGGTATTTTTTGTGCATTTAATACATTAATTACACCAAAAAACAACCCTCAGTGAGTGGGCACAAAAATACTGTGCCTCTCCACTGAGGGCAAATCTATTCTGTTTCTATACTATCGCAAGGCGTGTATTAAGCTCTTTTAAGAGCTTCTTCTATATTGCGCCTTGCCTGCCAGGCCGCTCGAATAAGGTCCTCTGACAGATCTTTAGCGTTTCTGTCGAGCATACTCGCTATTGCTTCAGCTCTGTACAGCGCTTCTCTAATGGTAATAAGCTTAGGGCCGTCGTCCGCAGTTTCTATGCGAATCATATTGCCTTGAGCTTCTATGCTTTTTATGGTCTTGTATTTACTCAATTTCAGCTGCCTCGCGTAGGTCATACTTATCTTTGAGCGTTACTCCAAAGACAACATCAGCATTCTTTATTACCTGATGATCCGGAGTGTGCAAAGTGCACACTATTTTGTCTACAGTGAACGGGTCGAGTCCGATCTTACTCTTATTGCCTGTGGGCAGATATACGTCTACAACGGGCAATATAGGCGGCATGCTCGCTTTATTATCAACGGCTATAGGGTCAGGGATGGTTACTCCTTCAGAGTATATCTCCCAATATTCTTTGTTTTTAACCCTGTAGTACGTCTGTGTATGCATGTACCTTTTAAACTCTTCGTACACTGTAGATGGAAGACCTTCTAAAACATTAGACCAGGTACCTATTACAGTTCCTGTCTTGTCTTTGACGTCCATATTGGCCACAATAACGTGATTAAATCGAAAAAACAATCTGTGATCTGTATAAGATGATACTGTGGAAAATAACGATACTATATCTTCATTAACTCGTGAAAATATGTAAACTGGCGCTAACGTGAAAAAACGATAATTTGAAATGTCATTAAGGCAGGACGCTTTAGCAGACAGGCTTCTTACCTGCTCTCCTGTTACGTCCTCATAAGTATCAATGATTGTATGCTTCTCGCCGGTGAATTTTTTTCCTTTGGTCGAGAAGTATTTAATCTCTTCAAGTGTTATCTTATGCTCTGCCATTGAGGGTATAGTACTCCTATTCTGCTGGGAGTTTCAACTATTTTTTTTAAGATTTATTCTTATAGTGCCTATTTAGTTGGCACGCAGCGCTTTACGTTATGCTGCGTGCTTAGTGGAGTGCCCCAGCCGGCTATACTTTTTGATATGCATATCAAAAATATCCTGAATATGCCGTATCCTTAACCTACTTATCGCTTTTAGGAGGAGCTTCTTTTGCCATCTGGTTCTCGGCCTCTTTGCTGAGCTTTTTGAGTGAACCGCCTATTTCTTCTATGCAGCTTTCAACTGTGGCATTAGCGTCCCCTTTCCACTCTTTCACCAGGAATCCCATATACTCGTATATAGCTAAGAGCATGTTGAATACAGTGAACTGCCTGGGATTGCCGGCATCATCAAACAACGTTTCTCTTTTGGCAACGGTTATTACGGCGTTTATGTGGGACTCGTTGAGACCTATGGATTTCAGTTTGCTTATCATCAGGGACTGGATCTGGGACGACAGCAGTACAGGCAGTACAATTGCTTCATGGTCGTAATGCTTTAATACAAAGTCAATCAGCTTCTGCATGGACTCCTGGTCTGTCACATCCGGTGGAACTGCCAGGCCCTCGACTTTTTCTGTTTCCTGGTTGGGACCGGGAAACGGTAAAACTTTGCCGTCGTCTGAGCTCTCCGGAGTCTGGACTTGTTCGGAAGCCTTTTTTTCCAGCTGTTTCTCTAAAAATGTTTTGTTTTCTTCTGTCACTTTTTCTCCTTGAGGTTTAAGTAAAAATATAAGTCCGGGGTTTCCAGACCACATCTTTTTGAAAATTTGTTCCATGGCACCATAGTGCCTATCTGTATAGCGACATCTCTGCCTATTTTTTTAATAGTTCCGTCTATCACTCCATTCCAGAATTTGTTTTCTTTAACCGGTATGGCCACTGTAAGCTCATCGTCCTGTTTAGTTTTAAGTTTTCTGTAATTGAAGTGTATAAGTATAAACGTTTCCACGCCATATTCCGATCTTTTCATTAAGTGACCGAACTGTCTGGCTCTAAACGATTTAGCTGTGTTACCTGTTAGTTGAAACGACGCTTGACTGCACACTTTCGCATCAAATATGAATTGTCTGCCTCCAGGAAGGACCCCTTCAAAATCAGGCAACGACGGTATAGGCCTCCAGCTGCCATTGATCAAGGTTGTAATAGTTCCGTATCTGGATAGAGTGTATCGCCCGCGACGTTCATCTTTTTTTGCCCTGTTCAGTATCAGGGCTTCAAATTCATGTCCGTTTATTCGGTGTATCAACGTTAGAGTCACCTTTTGCGAAATAAAACGCGAATGCCATTATTATTACCTGCAATGCATCTTTGGGATCTATCTGACCGGTTATAACCATGTATAAAAAAGCCACCCCAGCAAAGGCAGACAGAAGCCACCTTCCGGACATGACTTTGTACACTATATACTCTGTTTTAGTCATAGTCCCTATTATACTGCTTGTGAGCAGACATTCAACGTAAATCTACTCAGATGCCAACGAAACCAGCTCTTCTATAAGCTTTTCAGTTACCAGACAGTCGAATAAGGCATCATGAGAGCTGCCACAGATATTATACTTATCTACCAGGTTGAATTCAGGAATACAGTACTTATCCAGAGCGTAGTAAACTCCTTTGGCTCTTATGTTCGCAACATTTGTGTAGAACAGTTTATTTGATTCGGATGCCAGCTTACGACGCTTCATTATTGCACTCTTTACAAGCATGCCCGTATCAATAAGATTTCTATCAGGAAATACAAAATTGTGGCCGAATTGAACAAATTTACGATTAAGAAACGGTATATCGAATCTTATGAAGTTATGCCCCGCAAACCAGTACCCGCTGTGACATGCTCCCTGACACAGCGATCCTACTATGTTTATGGCCTCGTCCTGGCTTATTCCTGTACTTATCTGGTTAAGATAACTTTCAATAGCCATAACAGAAGCATCTTCAGCAGAAAAACCTTCTGTTGCTATAATCTCTTTTGCTCGTCTGTTAAGCTCAAAAGTGTTGGCCAGTGCTGCCTCTTCCCCTATGTTTATAGTTATGTCCAGTTCTTTTCTGTTGACTCCGTTTACTATACAGCCTACTTGCCATACATCATTGTCCACCGGGTTAAACCCCGTAGTCTCAATATCAATTACTATATAGTTGTCAGGAAGTGTTAAAGAGGTTCCTAGCAGGCCCTTAAGGTTATGTCTAAGCGTATCAGGATCCGGTTTCATCGCCGACACTGTCCACTGCTTTATTGAACTCGTCTAAGCCTACCGGGGTCTCTCCCGGGTGAGTTGCCTCTTTTACGGCTGTAAAGTAATAGGAAAGAAGCGTTCTCAGCAATGCTTTTCCAAAAATATGCTGTGCGCTCTGCGGCGCGTCCAGTAGTCCGGATTCTTTAAACGCTTCAGTAAGATCAGTGAATTTATTGTCTCCGGTAAGCCTGTTGACAAACTCAACCATGCTTTTGGCTACGGCCTTAAGTTCTTCGGTAATATCGTCTTTACGGGGGTGGCTGGCAATGCTGTCCTCAGCTACACGAAAAGCTTTGCTTAGTATAAAAGGAGTGATATGTGCCATGTCTCGTAAGGGACTTACCCATATGCTGCCCCGTTCAGGTATCTGATAACACGGTACTTTCTGTTGAAACATTAGTGATTACCTTTCTTTACTCATTCGAGTTGTTTTTGCCTTATTTTTTTATAGTTCTGGATCCTAGAAGTGAAAAAACATACTCAAAAGTCGACTTGCACTCAGGGCACTCGTACTGTATGCTGATCCTGTTGCTTATCTGGTCAAATACCAGTGTGGCTTCTTTTTCATCTACACAGGTATAGCACTCTGGACATGTTGATTTAAAAGCGAACGTATCGTTTATGTCCTCATAGTTAGTAAATATCTTAAGCCCGTATGTTGAGCCCTCAAACTCCACTATGCCACTGTGTGAAAAGTCCTCATAGTCCTCTGTAAGGACTTGAACCTCGTATCCGGGGGGCGCGTTTATGACTCTTTCAGGGCCGAAATGCTTATCCATAATCAGTATAATGGGCAAGTTGTTATTTTTCTTTTTTATAGTCATTTCTTTCTCTTTTTAGTTGATTTTTGCTCTTTTGTAGTCTACTATAGGTACAACTGGTCTACTATAGTTGGGCCATGCTGACTATAGTTACAACATATTAAGTAGAGGAATCACTATGTTCAGCGGTAAATACAGTTTTGATACGGATACCGGAGCCTATTCAATAAGTTTTACAGGTCCCCCATCCCATCAGAAAATAGGTACTTTGTACGTTTCATTTGAATCTGAGCAGACGGGGTCTATAACTGTCACCATTACAAAAAATGAAAAACTATTTAACGTTTTATATGAAGAGATTGCCGATTTAACTTATTTTACATGGTCTCCTCAGGCAATATGGCTGAGCAATGGCGATACTCTGTCTATAGCTCTGGACGGTACGGATGATGCAAGATGCGAGCTGTATCTTGAAGAATAAAGGGCACTATTTAAACCGTTTTCTTCTTAACATAACATCCCTGTCTCCCTCGGAACAGTATAAGTGCCATAAAGCTAAAAAAGCATACAAAAAGACCCATAATGAGTGTGCTGTATGTGGCTGTTTAAAGTGGTTGGAAGTTCATCATGTTCTCCCTATTCATGTTCAGCCTGCTTTAGCTGACGACCCCACCAATTTTATAACTCTGTGTGATCCAAAAAACAATGGATGCCACCGTCTTCTTGCTCATTTTGGAAATTTCTCCAAAAAATGGAACATCTACATTAGAGAATACGCTCTTATAAGCAGAATGCATATAGAATATATGGATCCTGTACATTCTTTTCAAGTGCCAACACCTGTTTTATTCGAAGAATTCGCCAAAGCCGGCAAATACACTCATAAAGAGTACACCAAATTCATTCAGGAACTGTCCAGCAGGTTTGTTAATCATAAACTGCCACACATACAGAACTGTCTTACGGCCTAAAAGGACTAAACGGGCGGGCATAGGAGGGAGAGATGTTTCGTAAGGAAGCGCCCGCCCGTTATAGTCAACTTTCTACTGGCACTCAGTCCAGCCACATTGTGTGCACATTTTGCATCCATCCTGACGTATTACTGTATCAGTCATACCGTGATTAATACATCGTGGGCATGACTCTCCACTGACTTTTGTGCCGTCCGGTATATACTTCTTAATCGCTCTTGCCAGTGACCTTGAAAACGTAAACAAATCTCCTTTGACCTTTTCAAGCTGATGCACAATAAAGTGCATAGAGGCTCCGTGCCTTAACGATGTAGAAACGAGTCTGGTAATAGCCTCCTGCTCATCAGACAGGTAATCTGTAATGTTATCCAGATCAGATCCATCATCAAATTCAGCGGTGTAGTATCCTCTTTTCTTTTTAGATATTACACCTTTTTTAACGGCTCTGTTTATACAGTTGTTTTTGCCGGCAAAAACTTCAAACGGCTCTCCATCCAGTATGCCTACCAGTACAAAATAGTGCTCATTTTTGACCTTTATATGGTATACATCACATGGAAGATTCTTAGGCCTTTTTATGGCATCTGTTTTAGGTATTTTCGATTTTGGTGTGTTCTTTATCAGTACACCGTCACGGCAGCCGTCTCTGTATACTGTTATTCCTTTACAGCCTAAGGCCCATGCTTTTTCATAAATGGCCTTTACAGTGTCTACAGATGCATCATTAGGCAAATTAATAGTAGAGGATATGTTATGGTCAATATGTTCATTTATTTTAGCCTGAAGAACCACACGCTTAATCCAGTCTATAGCGTATGCAGTTGAACCATGCCACGGAGATTTACTTATGTCCGTCTCTCCGGTAACCTCCATCCAGTCTTTTACTTTAGGATGGTAAACTTCATAGTTTTTCCATTTATCTCCAGTCTTGTCTATGAAGTCTGGTTTAACTTTGTCGTCTGAATCAGTTAGCTTTCGACGTCGAATACATGATACCTCATACAAAGGCTCAATCCCGCTGGTGGTTTGAGTCAGTATACTCACCGAACCTGTAGGAGCTATTGTTAAAAGACCTATATTACGCCTTCCATACTTCATCATCTTATTGTAAAGCTTACGATTTTCGTTCTTCAGTTTAGTATTAAATTTACAGTGGCGCTCAGCTGCAGCACTGAATCCTTTAAATGGTCCCAGCTCTTTTGCCATATCTACAGATGACTCTATGGCGCTGTGTTTAAACAACATAAAAAGTCTATCTGCAAAATGTATGGAATCGGCTGATCCGTATTTAAGACCTAAAGCTGCGAACATATCTCCAAGAGCCGTTATGCCTGTTCCTGTTCTTCTGGCGTCTCTGCATTTATTCAAAACTTTCGTCCAGAAGGCCACCATTCTGGATTTTACATTAAAATCTTCCGGCCCATTTATGGTCTTGAGTATTATTTTCTCAATACGCTCTGTTTCAAGATCTACTATATCGTCCATTATTCTCTGAGCTTTTTTAACTACCTCAGAAAATTTATCAAAATTAAATTCAGCCTTGTCTGTAAAGGGATTATCGACAAAACTGAATAAATTGATAGCCAGTAGCCTGCATGCAGATCCTTCGTCAAGCCCCAGTTCGCTGCACGGATTTGTAGATACTGTTTTATACCCAAGGTGTTCATAGCAATCTGATAAACCGCCTTTTATAATCGTATCCCAAAAAAGGATTCCGGGCTCTGCGGTCGCATGGGCCTGTGTAACGACAGTGTTCCATAGATCTTCAGCATTTATTTCTTTGGTGACGGAAGGCGTGTCAGAATCTACGGGCCATTGAAGAACAAAGTTACTTTTCTGTATAGCCGCCTTCATAAACCGATCATACAGCTTTATTGACGTATTTGCACCGGTTATCTCGGTTAGATCGGCTTTAGCTTTGATAAAATTTTCAGATTCCGGATGCTGTATATCTATAGTCAGCATGCCGGCTCCGCGTCTATTCTGTTGCCCTACTTCCCGTATTGAATTAGAGTATCTGCGCATGAACGATACAACTCCAGAACTGGATTTGGCAGCATTGTTAGTCGGTGTTCCAACTGGGCGGAGATTAGACAGGTCCGTACCGACTCCACCTCTTACTTTACAGACGTTTACAATTTGTTCATCTGTAGCACATATTGAAGAGTATGAGTCTAAGGGACAGTCAATAACATAGCAGTTGGACGTTGACACTATCTTATAAGGATTACCTATAGCATACATTGGAGATCCTTGAGGTATTATATACTTAAAGTCTTTAAATAACTCGTAGATCTCGTCCTCGCTCATTGGTTCCTTAAACTTGGCTTTCTCTACACGATGAATCTCAGGCGCGAGTCTGTTTCTGTGCATTTCGTCGGGAGTGGCTTCCAGTATATTATCGTCGTTGTCCCTCAGGGCATATTTATCGACGAACACACTGGCAGCGAGCTCATTACCGTTGAAATACTCTGTACTTTTTTCAATCGCCTCATTGTGAGAAAAAACCTGTTTGTTTGGCATAATTACTCCTGATTATTAGTGTGAGCATTAAAGGTCTATTCTACTACCTGCTCTGTGATTTTTGCAAACATTATCGGTTATTTGCTCTGTTGCACACTGTTATGTGTTAGCAATATTTGTCTTGTAGGGTGGGTTTGAAAATTTATCCGTCAGCGACCCGTGCTGCCCAGTCCATCAGTGCCTCTACGGGTTGTTCCAGGTGGTTGGTCCGCTATCCTTACTTCGTCAATTGGGGCCATATCTCCTGCACATATCTGACACAGCCTGGTCAATGCGTGTATGGTGTACGGTTTATCGTGGTCACAGTTATCTAGCAAAAGTTTTAAAGTTCCGTTATATCCTTTATCTATGACGCCAATAGAGTTAGCCAGTCGAATAGGTGTGGTGCCGGTACTTGATCTTGGAACAACAATAAACGGCAATCTGGTATCGCCACTGTACGTTACCACGATTTTAGTGTCCACAACTGCGCCGTAGTGTCCAGGCGGTATGGTTAATTCTGAAGGCACAACCAGATCGAATCCAGAATCCTCCAGACCTTTTTTATTAAATTGACCGACCATTGAGCTATAAACACTTAAAAGATGCGGATCTTCGGTGTAAATTGTGAAAATTCCCATTATGTTTCCTCTCTTATATAAAACACTTTTCCACTATTCCAAGCTGCGTACTCACAAATAAGACAAGGAGACTCCGGTGAGTTCTCGTTACACGGGTTTACTTTGTGACATAAAGTGCATTCTTTATGGATATAGCAGTATGTATGTGTAGCGTTAGGGCATTTATCTAATGACGCTGCACACATGTAACAAGGTAGAGCCGTCTTACCATAGGGGCAATTACGTTTATCAATGTTCCTGGATCTTTTAAGTTTTAAATTCCTGTTATTCAGTGTTTTGTGACTTCTGAATCGATGCACTTTTGTTTTTTCGTCACTGTCTAGAGTGAGATCCAATAGAGTCTGCATGCCGAAAAACTCTCTATAATGTGGAGTATCGTTGCTGTATCTGCCCCTTAATTTCAGTTCTTTAGCCATAAAAAGCAGCATTTTCTCAGGAAAAAATGACTGTATTATTTCTCCTGCCGGCGCCCCAGACAGTATTTCAAAATAAAAAACAACTCCAGGTATGCTTTTATATGCTGATATTTTTGGTTGTGCACCTATTATTTTTGAAATTACCAGTTCATTCTCAGGTATACCTGTATAGAGCGGTACGAATATTCCTTCCTGTATTTTCTCGTAATTTCCGGCCAGTCTTTTGCTGATATAGTCTGGACCATGCCCGGAATAAAAATGCATTGATATTGTCTTTTTTATGACATTTTTAACTGTTTTTTGATTGTTGTTTGATTTTAAATCTATGTTTACGCTGAATTTATTGTGATCTATTATACAGGAGTAAACCATATTTACAGCGTCTTGTCCGTTTATAAGCGCTTTATATATTTTTTTTTGTTTTTTTAGTACAGATCGGACGTATGCAGAAGGTATGGACCTCCTGTCTTTATGTTCTTGGTCTCTCATTTGCTCCCCTAAAACTAGTCTATTTCGCGGATAATAAACTTTTTCAAAGTTCCGTTGTCATCAAACAGCGGCACTATATTCCGTGGCTCGTTGAACATTGAGTTCATCAGCTCTACAGGCCCCATAAGCGGTACGTGGTAGTTGTTTTTATTGCTGGATGTTCTGTATTTGGGATTCTTTTTAGCATGATAGCACGCTGCTATTTTTGAATTAATTAGTTTGTGTGTGAGATCTGGATCAAATTTAAGTAACTGATTAAGAAAATTAGCAGCGTCTGTAAGTGCTATCATGCTGAAACCTGTGGTTATATGATGCCTTTGAAAGGATCAACGGGTGGCTGGTTTATTTGAAAGTCACTGAACGCCTCTGACGGAGTGTCCACTGGAGTTGGCGTAATATGGTCATCTTCTTTTTTTACTGTACGTTTTTTTGTTGAGGCTTTTTTACGCGAAGATGTTTTTTTAGTGGCCTTTTTTCTAGTGGCTTTTTTCTTTGTAGACTTTTTCTTGGTTGTTTTTTTCACGGATGCGGATTTTTTACGTGATTTTTTACCTGGGTCAATAGAAGGCTCAGTGTCCGGCTGTACTTTTTCTGCACTGGATTCCCGGGGACTCTCAGATACTTCATTCTCATGGACCTCAGCTGATCCATCGACAGCAGAAGTCGGATCTGGTTCCTCTTTTTTAATCTCCGGAACAGCAGGAGTAGGAGCTGGTTTCTCTTTTTTAATCTTCGGTTGAGTCTCCTTCACGCTCGGACTACTATGAGACTTCCGTAGCTTTTTACCTATGGCCATTACTGAATGTTCGGATATTCTCCTGTGCCTAAATGGAATAAGCTTTATCGTTGCTTCTCCCCTGGATTTAGACACCGTTTTTCCCCTTTTCAGGGTGTTGATATCCATTTTAGTCAGTGTTACTTCTACTTCCATATCGTACTGTTCCTTTCAAGTATTGCTGATATACCCAGTCCGAATACCCATACTCCTACTAAATTCAGTATGGACGGATAGCATACTATTGTGCACATTATAAGTGATGCCCAGGCATATGTACAGAGAGAACAGCTTAAAAGTTCACCAAAAAACTCGGATTTAAGATGGATAAATTCAACCAAATCCTCGTGTGTTTTTATGTTTTTTCTATCAGCCCACCCATGGAATATGTTGGCATAGTGCACTAGCGTATTGTGTGTTTTGATAGAGTTTATAATAGACATAAACGTAATGGACACCAGTCCGCCAGCGACCATCCAGTTTAAAAATTGAATTGTTATGTCATTCATTTGTATGCCAGTATCTTATCTATTTGTTCATCCAGTTCTTGTAGATTCGCATTTCTTTTAACAAAAACAGAGTCAATAAAGTTCTTTCTCTTCCCATTAGACTCTTTCTTTGTAAAATACTGAATAGTGTATTTGCAGTCCGTAATCTCACCTACACAGTACGCCCCGTCTATTTCGGGTATTGATGTTCCGTCTGTTACAAAATTCATACAACGAGACCCTGATGGCTCTTTGTCCAGATCTACATTAATAACACGGAAACTTGCGGGCTCTTCATCTTTTAATTTTTTGAGCCTGTTTATAGATACGTTATGTTTTCTTAGAACTCGTTTTACCGGATCCTTTTCTTCTTCCGGGGTTATCAATCTATGTCCGTAGCTGGGTCCTAGTTTATATGTATATCCTGGTTTTAACTGTACTGTATACAGATAATCATTATCTTTACTGAATTTACATATATGCAGACCACATGATGGCGTGTTTCTAAGCTGCCATTTACTTCCATCTTCTGAAAAGATAAATTGATCTATTGTTATTTTTTCATTATTTTTAACTCTTACTGAGTCTTCATCTGCCTTGATTTCAATCCATTGCCTCATAATTGATCACGAAGCCTGACGTGTCGTATTTGGCTTTTCCTTTCGCTAGTAATCCCACAACAACAGATTTTTCCTCGATAAACCTTAAATCGTTAATGTCTCCGTCTATGACCTTATACCCGTTCCATGTAATAGTGTTTAGAGGCTTTATAGTGCTGAATACGGCGGCTACATTATGTCCTTTACTCAGTACTGCCAGGCAGTCTTCAGTATTGGTTTCCGATTTGCTCAATATAAGTGTGTAATTGGCGGTCTGATCCAGTACCCTTTTCATGCTTTTAGTGTAGTCATAAAAGGGTATATCGGGGAATCTGGTGTGTATCTGTCCAAATTGTTTTGTTTCCCATGGTAAATCGCTGGTTCCATTAAGGCGTATAGCCAGTTTCATACCTTTGCGATCTGCCACTTTTTTTAATTGGTTTATGTCTAAAATAAGCTGGTCAATAAAAGATTCTCTATCTCTTATTAGCCATTTAGTTTTTTTTATGCGTGCATGTTGAATGCTTTGCATTCTTCCGCGCCCGGCTGTGTATAAACATGCCTTTCGGCATCCTGGTGTGGACCAGGGGCAGACGTTGAAATTAGGGTCTGCCGTAGTATGTGGGGCCAGATACAGAATTCCTGTAATCCAGCCGTGTTTTTCACCTTTTACAGTCTTAGCATTCTTAACGGTTATAAGCCTCAAAAGGCTTCTCCGTTATGACATATGGTTTCATTTACATTAAGTCATCTAAAATATCCGCAATAGTGCGAACCATTGCCCCCAAGTCTGTGTCATCTTCTATTCTGTCGCTATTAAACGCCTCTAAAGGTATGTTATCCATACCTTCTTCTTTAAGCCGTATGTATATTTCCATCATTGTTTGTTCCAGTGTCATAAATGGTGCCTTATCTATTTTTGTTATAAATGATGAAATACTGCTGGCCTCGCTTAATTGTTCTGTTTCCTTTTTCATATATCAGGCCGGTTTTAATACTTCTTCTACTTTCTTGAATGAGGCTGTACAGTTCTTTACTGTAGCTGCCCACATTTTGTTAAAGCTCTCAACAGTGGACACGGCTTCGTCGAACGCCACAAATGCGAGTTTCATATCTTCAGGAGAGTCTCCGTCACATATTATTTTTATCTGATCGGCGTATCCTTTAAGTTTATGCTCCATATTGCACACCATTTCCGGTGTATTCTTTACAAGTTTTAAAGGACTGACTCTGGCTCCCCCTCGCTTTTCTTTTCTCTCTTTTGGTTTGGCTTCGGCTATTTTGCTTTCAACCTCTTCATCTGACACTCCCCCGTCAGCGATATCTTTAATCAGTTTGTCTCGTTTATCCTGCGGTATATCCTTCGGAGCTATGGATAATAGCCTGCTGACGGTTATTCCTGCGTTCTGTGCCTGTATAATGTTATCATCAGTAAATCTTGTAGCGAACACTAGACAGCTTCTTAAAGCATTAACCGGTAAAAAGTCTATTTTTCCGTTTGTTGCTTTCTGAATGTCTTCAGCAACCTCGCGTAAAGACAGCTCATTCTTCTCTTTGTAGGTTTTTAAGACTTTGCCAATGTCATAATACATTCCAACAAGAGTTCCGGAGCCTCTCTGACCCAGAAGGCAGATTGTTTTAATAGCATTATTGTATGCTTTATTCTCGCTTATATCCTGTACGCTAATAGGTTGAATGCTGCGAGTAAGCATGTGCTCAAGAGCTTCACTTCGTTTTTGTTTAGATGTCGCCATAGAAATTTGTCTCCAGTGATTCCAGGTATGTTTGGAAAAATACAGTAAACTGCTCAGTAAACTGTTTAAATGACTGTACCCATGCTTCTGTTTTTGGAAGCCATACGTGCCAGTTGCCTGTATTCAGAAACTCGTCTGGCAATGTATGTACTACTAAACTATCCGCATAGAAAGCTGAACCAAAGCCTTTAAATATCAGACAGTGACTGGCTACTGTAGAGTAATTACTTTGAATTTCGCTGAATTTATTGAATATTGTATTAGACTTATTGTCAGTCTTTATTAGCCCGCCTATGCCATATGTTGCTTTTATTTTAAAAGCGTCAATACCGCAATTAATAGCTTCTGACAGGTCGTTAAGCGTGTACTCATTTTTATCAATGAACACTCTTAGAGCGGATTTATTTCTAAATCCTGGCTTTAATAAAGCTTTTAACACATCTTCACGATATTTATTATTCTGAGTTGTCATAATCGGGGCAAGTATGCTTTTCTATATGAAGTAATTCTTGAAATTTAGTCATTAACTGTTCGTTTGTCTCTATATAGTTCCCAAATTCAGAAGCCGGCAGTGCATCGCTTTCTGCAATTTCCAATTCTTTACACCAGCAGACAACTCCAACGCCATGCTTTCTTTTACTTTCTATATTAAAATCAGATTTAATATCTCTAGCATTATTCAGCAAAACCATTGCAGTAGTTGACTCCCAGTCCCACCAGGAAACCTGTTCAATGGTGTCTGTATCCTCATTTTTAATAAACTTCCATAAAAAGGGAACAACTATTTCTCTGTTATCCGGCCCCATTGAAGATTTTCTTATTTTAATCTTAATGTTTCTTCCTTCCATTTTGGCCGTTTTTATGTCAGTAACAGGAGATTTAGTATACGCTGTAACCCCGCCTCGAAGAAACCGTAAATCTATGGTAGCATAAAAATCAGGAGCTTTACCGCCGGATCTGGACTGGCCTCGACCCTGAAGTGAAGGCTTTTCATGATGCACGGCATGAAGTGTTACATTCCATCCTAACATCTTACTGGTCAGAGCTTTAAGATAGTTCGATATGAGGATAGGGGCATCAGAATATCCTCGACCCTGGGCTTGTCCGTCCGAGTCTACAGTTTCAAGAGCTTCTTCAGATGGAACGCCCATTAAAGAGTCCACTGTCCATAAAACAGGAAAAGGTATCTCACCGTTAGGAAAGTGCTTCTCAATAAGTTTTAACTGGTCTGTCAGCATTTTTTGCCATTCGTTAATACTCCTGGCTTTAGTGTACTGAAAATTCGAGCTTCTTGGGTTGTCTTCATCGAAATACTTCGGAGTAATTATAGACCGCATAAGCGACGGCGATGTTTTATTCTCCGTATCTACATGAAAACAAAACCCCCCTGCGTCCAAATACCACTTTATTAGCTGAAACATAAAAGAAGATTTTTGTGTTCCAAAGTCGCCACCCGATTGAGTGTACCTCTGCAGGGGCCATCCATTAGAGTTTATAAGCCACTGTAAAGACAAGTGCTTAATCGGGATAACATTTACGTATTTGTTATGTTTAGCTGCTATATAGCAGTTATGTTTTCCTACTCTTTTTTCTGCTGCCGCCAAAGCTTCAGCAAAAAATCCAGCAGTTTCAGTTTTACTCTCTGCTTTTTTTCTAGGCATAGATATAAATGCGCGGCAGTGTTTCTGCCGCGCACCTTATATTCTTATTAGCTCTTTTTCTTTTTATTCGCTGCTTCTTTTTTGAGTTTCTCAAGCTGAGCCAGAGCCTGTTTCATAGCTTCATCCGAATTATAATCGTCATCCGTGTTATCAGGTGTGTCTTTAGACTCGCTGCCATCACACGCTTCCGATTCTTCACTGGCGTTCTCCCAGTCGGGGCTGCCTGTGTCACCGTCATCGTCGTCTTCTTCCGGGCTCCAGTCTTCTGATTCTTCACTGGTGTTTTGACTGTCTTTTTTCGGAGCGCCAGAGACGTTGTCGTCATTATTGGGTGGCATAGTTACAGTTTTAGTGTTTTTAAGGACTACGTTGGGAAGCCAGTCTTCATGGTCTTTAAATATCGCCATAAAGGCATCTTTTCCTATATCCTCGTAACAGCTGTACAGTGCCTCTGTCATTTCAGGCTCTGTAAAGTAGTTTATTACTGAGTTCCACGGGAACCACACCTGCCTCTTAAAGTCTATTTCTCCGTTCTTATTCCTGGGGAGTTTAGGCGACTTACGCAGTTCGCACTTATAATAAGCCAGCAGCAAAGAACTGTCACTCCCACCCTCCTGACTGCTGTTCCAGTCGACATTATCATCAGGAGACTTATTAGGATCGCGAGCCCTTGCATTATAAAATACAAACATCTTTCCATGGTCTGGATCCAGAATGTTCCCACATTTAAACATATTGTCAACATCGTCCAAATCACCGTTGAATTCCGGATCTTTTTCGTCCAGAGCCTTTTCAAGCGATTCTCTGGCGGATTGAGACAGCACAATGAGAGCAGGTACAGCCGGCCTTTTATACTTGTCAGTAGCTCCTATTTTGAACACAATGCCCTGAATCAGCGCATGAGTGCGTATCCTCTTTAAAGGAGCTCCACGTCCGGGTACTTTCTCAAAAAGACGCTTAAGCTCAGCCCATTTTTCAGTGCTGGCCATCCTCCGAACTTCACGATAGAAAACATGCGCAGGAGTGGGGTAGATCGTATTATTGATTTTATTGCCGTCTTCATCTACTGTTGCCGCAATAAAAGTAATGGTCCGTATCGTCCCCCCAATAAAAACATCCTCTGCTGCGATCCAATCGGAGAAGTTTTTGCTGGATGCGTCTATTCTCCATGGCAAAAAATTCTTACGATCTTTTGTCATTGGCCCGAGTGGACGGATATGGTTTTCCAGCTTTATTTCAGAGTCCCACTTCAGCTTCCATACATTGCCGGGATACGATGCTTTTTTAATAAGCATACCGTCAAGACCCTGCTGGGCTTTATTTGCTCGATCTCTATACGACATAGCTATCCTTCCATAAACTTTTTAATTTGATTTTCCTGGTCCGGTGTAAGCTCCATCATCCATTCATACATTATGTCTATATCTATGTCCAGTTTTAACCCGTTAGCATTAGGTATCTCTACCATCTTCGACATGCATAAGGGCAGTACATGTTCTGTAACCTCTTTTAACTCATTTAGAGGAACGTATAGAAACATAGCATCATGAAAAGGAATAGCAAGCTTAAATTTAAGACGCTTGGTAGTGTCTCTGTGTCTAATTATGTTTATGAAAGATTTTGTAAGCGCTTCTGCTACAGTGTTTTGTATTGGGAAGTTTACTGCTTCGCGCTTTTGTTTTGCTCTGATTCCCCGGTCAGGGGTCATAAAAAAATACCTTCTACGTCCGAATGGCGCCTCTACAAACCCTGGATTGAATACTCTTTTACGCTGTGTCTCCATCCATTCCATAGCGTCAGGAAACTCTTCATTGATAGTTGCCACCAATTTCTTTACATCATTCAGTTCCAGTTCAATTCCGAAGGACATTAATTGCCGCTGCAAAGCTTCAGCACCGCCGCCGTACGTTATTCTGAAGTTTGCTATTTTTGCTGCCATTCTAAAAGACTTATACATTTTTTTAACTTCTTTAATTGCGCAATCGAGAGTAAAGGCTTTTATAGCCATCTCTGAATGCATATCTCTGCCTGGATCGGTAGTGGCCGCCATCATATTGGCGTCGCCAGAGATATATGCCAAACTCTTAAGTTCAGCCTGTTTGTAATCAGCCTCCACAATAACCCATCCATCAGGAGCGTGTACTGCACTCCTAATAGGATAATAATCTGGGTGTAGAAGTCGCCTTTTTTTCAGCTCCTCTATACTTAAAGCCTCCCAGTTATCGGTTTGCTTGAGGCGACTAATATCCGGACAGAATATCTGTATCAGCTCTACTTCCTGTTTTTTAGGCCAATTATTTACATTCGGATTGGACGATTTAAACCGACCGGTGTCTGTAGTGGGAATAAAAGTACTTCTAATGCGGCCATCTGGATCAACACAACCTATAATGCCTTCGTCGTATATCAGCTTTGTTTCCCCGTCGACACACACTTCTTTAGGCTCTCTGAGAAAGTTTTTTCTGATCTGATCGGCTATTTTAAGCTGTTTCAATAAAAGTACTTCCGGGTGTTCATTACTGATAATGGAAACCGTTTCCATGTCTGTAGCAGGGCTTACTTTATTACGTTGTATCTCGTCTTTAGGAACAGAATCCCAGTTTCTTGGAGGTTTTTCTGTAGTCTTTATGGGCTTTAAATACAAAGTATCAGCTTCATCGGGCCTTATCCTGCCTTTTGCTTCCTGCACTCCGAATAAATACTCCCGCACCTGATCGACTGACCTGAAATTGAAATTGGGCCAGTTGATACTGTTCTCAAACTCAGACTTCATTTCTTGTATTCTAGTCATGAACAGGTGCGTCAGTTTTTTAAGACGATCTACATTAATCGGGAGTCCGGTTTCTTCCATTTCTTCTACGGCGGCACTACTGGGTTCTAATATATTTATGTACAGATCATACAAAGAAGTATACTCAATCCCGTCCAATGTATATGGTTTTTCCAACAGTTTAGATTTTAACCCCTCTGTAATGGCGGGCTCCGATTTAGCTACTACAGCAGCGTCTTTAAGAGCATAAGGTATTAAAATTTCATCCGGAATAAAAGCATATCCAGTTTTGTTGACATTAATTGATTCGGACTTAATGTACATATTTAATGGAAGGTCGTACCTTCCATATGTTGTGTACTCTAAAGCAACTGATTCGTTTAATCTGAACGAGTCAGCATATGGCTTCAGTAAATGATAAGAAAGCATGGTATCAAACTTGAATGCGTCTTCGCACTGAATACCGTACTTTTTAAGCCACTTATAGTCAGATCTGTAATTGTGTCCCGATAGAAACACATTGTCAAGAGTCACTATACTGTTAAGATAAAAAAGAATAGAGGCGAGATCTTTAGGCGTAAATACAGGTTCAAGACCTTCTGAAGTTACTGGTATTAAAAAAGCCTCTTCCAAAGACGGAGCAAGTTGAATGCATCTAAGTTGACCAAAATACAGACTGGACTTTTCAATACCGCCCCATTCGCAGTCTGTTCCTATGGATATACGGCCTTCTCTGGATTTTAAATCATCATATAAATCTTTCATATCCGATACGGATTGAATAATTTTATGCTTATCTTTGCTTGCTGTGTGCTTTTTACGGCTGTCAATGTTTATAGAGAAATTACGTATGTCGTTTCTTACCTGAAACAGCATTTCCGGTTTTGAGTGTATAACTGTTGGGCTGGTGCTTACAAATACATGAGTCGTAAGGTCGCCCATGCTCAAAAATACTTTCTCTACCCCCCTGAGTTTAGTTAAAGTAGCTTGACGTCCAAAAATAACTTTTACGGGATCTGATCCCAGTAACAGTATGTACTTGGGCTTTACTTCTTCTATTTCTTTACGTAAAAGAAATTCGCACTCTTTTACATACTTTACCGGGAACTTTTTAGCAAGGTCTTCAGAATAAAACTTTATAACATTAGTAAAATAAAAAAACCTGTACTGCAGTCCGTTCTCTTCAAAAATACTAAATAAAGTTTCAGCAGCTTTGTCTGCGAATGGTTTACCGTATGCCGCGTCTCTAGCTGACGGGCTCTTACCGATTACCATAACATCTGCTTTTTGTGGGCCAGGTCCTCTGGCTAGTGTTCTGCCTGGGATAAATATAACTGGTTCTTCAGTTTCTGACTGACTAATCAGTTTTATCGGCCACGGCTTTCTAAGCATAGCCGAGCATAAAGTTTCAGCATCAAGTTTCATACTGTCAGATGTGTCTTTTATGCTCGGGCCAGGCTCAGTGCTAAGTTTAATAGCAAAGTTCATATTATATAATTATGCCATGTTTTTACTATAACTTTAAACATGACTACACTAAAGGCATAATAGCTTCAAAAGCGTGTACTGCCTGAGGAAATGTAAGATGATTGTTATCCTCTTTGCCCCACCAGTCAATAAACTTTTTCTGAACTTCTGTAAACTGCATTTCTTTAGCGCCTTTATTATACAGATCCAGCTTTGTTCTAAAAACTTTAAGCTGGCTGTACCATTTAGTCTTTATTTTAACAAGAGCTCCTTCGATGTCTTTAAGAACGGCTCCCTCTATGAGGTCTACGTGATATAATGATTTAGCATGCATAATAGCATCACTGGACGACTCGGCCCGGTAAAGTACCTGTTTAAATGGAATATTGAATTCCTTTGCTAGATCTTCAGCAAGATTGAATGGCATTTTTTTACTGCTGTTATTGTTTACAAAATCCAGCAAAACAATTCGCGGGTATTTATAGTATACTATATGCGGGTCTACCTCAGAGTCCATAACTTCAAATACGGCTGTAAATCCGTATTCAGCCAGCCATTGTACCAGTTTATTAATATAGCATTTTGATATCTGGCCGGTTAAAATATCTTTAAACAACTCAGCATGCGGGCCATCAGTTGTAGATTTAGAGGCAAACACCGGGCAATCCCTTGCTTTATCGTACCCGAGCAGCCCTAAAAACCCATTATATTTTTCATATAAGTATATAGGCGGCTTAAGGGTATTGATCAGAGTACCTTCACTGCTCTCTATCATTTCATTTATATTAAAAAACTTAGAATAGGAGCGTATAACAACGTCCCCTGAATGAAGGGAATAAAACAGCCCTCTCGCTCGTCTGGTTAAATTATCCCATTTACCCTTAGTGAAAGTGTCTCTATTATAGTTAAAAGACACTAAAGAGTCATCAGAGCATACAGTTGCTTTGATTCCAGGATGTCTCCACATTTTTTCAATAGTGGAGTTATATGGAAATATAGTTCTGTTTTCCGGACCTGAAACAGGGAACGGGACAAATGTGTTGTTCTTTATGCTTATTTCAGTAAAAGGCCCAGGGCCCAGCTCTACAATCCGTAAGCAGTCCCCAAATTCCACGTCTCCTTGCAGGTTATAGCTGTATTTTGCAGGGTGAACAGGCATCGATGTGGTGTTTCTATGCCCATGAATCTGGTACACTGGAACAGCATCAGTAAGCCTTACAAACGATTCAACATTAGACGAGAATATTTCATCAACAGGTAAATTGTAGCCTCCAACTCCTTTTATAAGTTGATCAGCATTGGCATACAGGAAATTATCGGGCATTTTAGTTATGCCGCCGTGTGTCACTACTACAGGCAGCCCATTAAAAGTATAATAAGCCATTTGAGCCATTTTTCTATACAGTCTACGCAGATCAGAGGGCGTAACACCAGAACTCTCAAGCTCCTTAAGTGTTTTTACAAAATCTTTCGACAGAATATCGTTACCATGTAAAAAATCCCTTATATGATATTCATGGTTGCCTTCCAATAATAAAACATTATCTCTGGCAATCAGCTTATTTAAAAACTGGTACACTTCCACTGTATTTGGGCCTCTGTCAAAATAGTCCCCTACGAATATATAGAAAACATCGTCAAGAAGGCCTCCTGTATCGGTAAAATACTTTAAAAGAGGCTCATAACAGCTGTGAATGTCGCCTATATGCACTATTTTTCTGTATTTTGACGTAAGATCCATAGGTGAGTACAGAACATCATTAAAGCTGTTTATGGCAGTAAAGTAACAAGGGGGTTTAAATTCAACACACTTTCGGTACTGTTCGACTACAACGCTATCAGGAACTTTTTTCCAAGATTGTCTGAGGTTATTTCTTTCTGAAAAATCCTCTAAAGTACCTGTTTTCGTAAAATCTATGACGTATCCCCTGTACTTATACGCTTCCATCAGTTTTTTATACTTTTTGAAGCTTTTAGCTGTGGTGTGTGTAGCGTCAATTACAGTGAACGCCCCTTTTTTCATTCTTTTTTCCAGTATATTTGGAAGCATGTCTCCCCATATATACTTATTGGACCTTTGAGATATCGCCATATTGCCCGACTCAGTCATTTCCAGCCCGTCAATTAAAAGTCTTAATGAGTCGGGGCACACTGTAAACGGTTCAAGACCGTTTTCTCTGATAAAGGTGCTTTTACCGGATCCAGACGGACCTCTAAGTACTAGCAGTGTTCTCATTGTTTATTTTTCTCATTATTTGCAGCCATATTTCATTCCTTGATACCGATCCGGCATCCTTACTTGTATCAAAATTCAATTTAATAACTCTATTCCATGTTTCTGACATTTCATCGTAGAGTTTATTCAACTCATCTTCGGCGTCAGGGTCTAGAGCCAGAACGGCTGTTGCTCCGTATTTTCCCCATTTATTCCACAATATATCCTTTTGCTTAAAAGATACGTTCTTTCCCAGAACGGCTACGGAATGGGTTTTTCCGACTCTTATAGCATCAAACGGTCCCTCACATATAACGACTATATCTTTATTGAGAGAGGCTCTATACTCGTTATACAGTAATCTGGATTTTTTGGTTCCTCTGCTCGTTCTGTATTTTGGAATGTGTTTAAACGGCGGTTTATCAGAATTTAAATCTGCATTAAACCACCTGGCCTGCCATCCAAGCAAACCAAAGTCAAAATCGTTAGAGTACCCATATATGGGTATTATTATTCGTCTGTTTTTTGGCAATACGCTGCTTTCAGTACACAGACGTATGTCCCAATCTTCATCGAGCTCAGACGCACTAAAATGTCTAGTAGACACTAAATAGTTATAAACAGGATGCGATTTGTCTATGTCTTTAATGGAAACACATTTTCCTGGAAAATCAGTATGTTCCAGTTTTGCTTCATACCCCTGACGTATAACATATGAGCCCAGACTTCTATTGTCTCTAACCATGTTTAAAAGTTTTTTAAAATTATCGGAATCCTGCTCACAGTGTTCGTTGTAACAGACTACTAAATGTAAAAGAGACTGTCCCTTAAACTTAGAGTCCCACCGGTGATTAAACCACAGTCTGAACCTGCTGTCCTTACAGAATGGGCAGCATACTTGGTAATACTCACCGGCTTGCAGGATTTCTACCCGTTTTTTTCTGCCTTCTGATCTTAGAGCAGGGGTTATAACCTTAGCTATAAACCCCTGCCCTTCGTTGGCTATTTTCACTTCATTAAAAACACGTTTAAGTGTATTATAAAGTTTAGGGTTCAGTGGTTTGACAGTCATAATCTTATTTCGTTTGATATTACACTGGATGGAGAGTAACTGTCTTCTGTATCTCTTGTGTCTATGAATTTATTCCCAGCCATGCAGAACCTGTCTGGGTGGTATTCAAACCTGTAGTGCTCACCATTCAATAAAATAATGTATTCTCCACCTTTTGTATTTCTTCTTTTTGTATTCACCAGCCAGCAACACCCTTTTTCATCGGTAGTACCTAAAGACAGACAGTACGGCATCCAGTTATCAAACGATCGGTCCTCGGCGGACTCGCCTTGTTTTGGTTTTCTTATGGGGGCGGCATTTTTGTAATCTGTGCTGGTCTGATGGAGTAAAAGAAAGGAGCACCCCATATCGCTGCCTATGTCCATAAGATTTCCAACAAAAGTCTGCATCACTGTTCGTCTGCTTTCCAGCGGTATATTGTGTGCCGACATATACCTGTGAACCATCGGAAGAAACTGATTAAGAGCAATAAAACTGATATGACGATTCTTTTTATCGTATTCTCTCAGTAAGGCCTTAATTTCAGCAATGCCTCCGGTTCCAGAGTATTGAGAGTCCTTCATATCCTGGACGATAATGTAATCTCTGGCGTACTCTTCTTCAGCCTGTCTTAATTGTTTTAAGTATTTAGAGTCTTCTTTGAAATCGGTTAGAGAAGTTGTAGCCTGGACCACAGTTCGCGGTATGCCACCTATAAACCCGTAAAATCGTCGGCTTATTTCAGGACACACAGGATTTTCATACTCGAAATATGCTGATCTTATATGCTTTTTACCAAGCATACACACCAGTTGAGCGGCAAGAGTTGTTTTGCCTCCTCCTGATGGTCCCAGCATGCCGTAGACTTCTCCGTCTGATATGCCTCCTCCTATAAGAACATCCACAGGTTCAAAGCCTATTTCTGTTTTCGGTGGGGCTTCAAATATCTCTTTTCCGGGTGTGAACAGGTTTATTTCATTTCCGGTATTGATCCTTGATTCTTCATAAGCTTTGTTTATTATCTGAAGCTTATTTTCAACGTCTTCAATATCGTCAATTATTGCCGGCTTGACCCTGCGTTCATTCAGGAATTTCTGGGCTTTGGGTATAATGTATTGAGGCTCAAAAGCATCTGCCGGTATGGCGTATATCCCATCAATAACTGAGTAGAGTGTTTTTAATTCACTTTCAGTTATAAAGTCCGGGTCTTCAACAATTCTTTCGAGAATATACATATGTAGAAGACTCTGTGGCAGTTCTTTATTGTTTTCTTTATACCACTCCAGTCCAACGTCCCATAACAGAGCAAAATACTTTTCTTCTGGAATTTTAAAATCAGAGGGTCTGAGAATATTAATAAATTTTTCAGCTATGTCGACTGATCTCAGTAAACTGGCTATAAACAGCAGTTTAAACTGAAGATCTAGCTCTTGTCGTTTATTCATTTTCCAGTAATTCTATGATATCTGAAAAAACCATTTTATACGCAGATCTGTTGCTGGCTATTTTCAGTTGGTTCTTTGCTGATTTTTTGAATTTATCTGCTTGTTCGCGCTCGTTCTGTGTGACTAAAATACAGTATTTAAACAGATCAGAAAAACCATTTACAGGGTTTTCCAGTATTGTATCTATGGATACTGATGTATTTTCAGTTAATTCAGACAGTTTATTTATCTGCTTGATAACCCTGTTAGACGCGGTGCAGCTTTGTGTCTTAATATACTCTTTATAGTTGTTTTCAGCTTTTTTCCCCGTTAAACAGTTACAGAAAGTGTCCTCTCCATACCTGTCAAACTGAGCCTCAACCCAGTCTTCAATTTTGGCTTCGTTTTTGATTATGTATTTCGCAGCCCGGATGATAGACGTGTTGTTTCTTTTGCTGTCTTTATACCTATAATGAGTATAGACCCTTCTTCTACGCTGGGTATAAGCCTCTATAAGATAGTCAACTATCTCATAAAAGTCTCCCGGCATAAGATTATTGTCACAAAGCCACTGGGGTGTCACCTCGCCGTCGGGACTTATAAACATGGATGCATCAATCATGTGTTACAATCTCCCAGTTTCTCTCTTTATAGAACTTAATTCTATTAAGAGCTCTTGACCTCATCCAAGGATCCCACATGTCGCTTGAGTCCACTACAATGCCAAGTTTTTTATTCTTGTTTACTCTTGTACCACGACCGGTCCACTGTATGGAATTTATTTCTCCTGATGGGGCACTAGCTATACATACTATGTCCAGATAAGTGAAATCCACTCCGGTTCCCCACGTTCCTGTGGCAATTACCCGTTTCAGCTTATCATTTTCAAAGTCCTGAAGCATGGTTTCTTTTTCAGAATCCGACAATGGTTTGAAGTCCTCATCAAGCATTCCCCACCGAATGTATTTTTGACTGCTCCTTTTATTTAAACTGCTGTACACTAATGTATAATCGTTAAAGAAATAGTGCTTTAAAAATATCGCATGATCGAACGTATCAACCAGAATAAGTATTTGTGGATCGTCTCTGATACATTCCAGATCCATACATTTGTTTACGCATTCGTACAGTGCCTTATTCCTTACATTGTTTCTCCATATACATTTTCTTTTTTTAACTATTTTAGTGCTCATTGTTGCAGAGCATAGTTTGCATTTAGAAGAATCAACGCCAGCCAGGTGGACCTGCATTTTAGCTACATAGTTTTTACTTTCGGCGTCCTGGTACTTAATTTCTGTTATTACAGGACCGGCTAAGGCTTCGATTACCGGTTCGGCCCCGTCTGACCTGCCTTTTGGTGTCGCAGTGAGTCCGAATACTTTTTGTGGAGCGTTAATTGAGGCTATGTTGGCAGACAGTTTAGGTGCAGCTATCTTATGACACTCATCTAGAATAAGTATATTGCACTTATCTACTGGGGCTTTCATGATGCTGCTGTGAGTGCATACAGATATGCGCCTGGGATCGTTTTTACCTCCGCCCACCTGCCCTACATCCAAGCCCGCAGCAATTAGCCTTCTTGTCGTATTGGATACGAGCTGACGCCCAGGTGTGGATATAATAATCCATGCTTTTGGGTACAGTTGGCATACTACTCTTTGAATAAATGTTTTTCCAAAAGCTGTTGGAGCGACAATAGTGCCTATATCTTTAGCAATTATACTGGCAACTATAACATCTTGCCCTTCTCTTAAAGAGTATTCTTCTAACAGAAGTCTTATATTGTTATAATTCGGCACTAATAACGGACTGGGTTCGTCCAGATCTTTGTATGTTGACTGAATTCCAAACTTATTGAAAACATTACGAACTCTACTGAGAAATCCACGCAATGTATACAGAGTATTCGTTTTAGTGTCGTGTTTATACAGTTTGAGCCTTTCAAACTTCATTTTTGAAGAGCCGGCGAATCCTGTGTAATCCTGTACTCTTTTAGTGTATGTCAGCTCGTTTTCTAGCAAACTTATATAAGCCGGAGTTATTTCAAGAATGTTTCCGGATTTAAATATTCTCGCTGGTTTGTGGGGCGTAACTTCCCTCTCTGATTTGTTTGTTTCTTTCCGCTAATATTTTAATATTGTTGTTTCTGAACTTATCAAAATCTTTTTGATTCATTGATTTGAGTTTTATGGTTTTAAAATAATCAACTATATTTTTTATATTAACTGGAGTGTAGTCCCATAAATTGGCAGACACTTCTATAGCTCTTGAGTTTTCAATCTCAGGCATGCTTCCATGTGAATGGGCGTAAACATGCCCCGAGCCGTGTATTTTGCCAGGCCAGGTTCTCATAGCATAATGACAGAACACAATAGGCAATCCATAGAACTGTTTAACATATATGTGAGATATATGTCTGAAATGACTCTTTGCGGCTTCAGACATTCTGTCATGATTTCCGACAACCAGTATTTTAATCCCGTTCAATTTATGTAACAGGAAATTATGTCTGCCGAAAGACAGGTCGCCGGCAATAATTATTAAATCCTTTTTACCTACTATGGTATTGTGGTTTTCTATCAATGCCTCGTTATGTTCTTCTATGGAGTCAAAGGGTCGGTTATCATATTTTAATGCGTTTTCATGATAAAAATGATAGTCACCCAGCACGAAGGCCTGTTCTGCATTAAAAGGTAATGACATAGTTCCGCCTAATTGCTTAAAACTATATTGTTGTCAAACACGGATCCCATTTCATCTACATGATGAGTTATTACTATAGTCTGCGCTGCTGCATTTTTACTGGCAGCATTTACATGTTTCATAAATTCCGCCAGAAACTTAACACGCTCTTGATCCAAATTTTGGCTTGGTTCGTCCAGCACTAGAAGACCTATATTTTTTGAAAAAATCTCACACAGGGCAAAGCGTGTACATACTGACAAAACTGCTCTCTGTCCGCCACTTAATCTATGCGCCGGCCGTATATGGCCTGACGGCATGGTGCAGATCAGATCCATATCTTCAGTTATTGTGAGGCAGAATGGATTGCTGAAATATTTTAGGAATGCGTTGATCTCACTATCAAGCTCTGAAATATAGGACATTAAAGATCTTTTAGGAAGTTTGTCTCTATGAAGAATAGTCTTAACAGTTTCAAGAGTGTTTTTAAACTCTATAATATTCTTCGATCTTTCAATGTCTTTTTCATATTTTTCTATAGAGGCCGAATAGTCGTCTATTACTTTTTTAGACGAGTCTGCTCTGACCTTAAGCTCAGTTAGTTCGCTTTTTATTTTATTGTACTCTTCGAGTATTTTTACTAAAGCTTCATATTCCTTTTGACTTACAATAGATATTTTACTTTTTTCTCTTAAGTCCTCTATCTCTTTTTCCAGAGCACTGACTGTACTTTTAGCTTTTTCCAGATTCTGGTTTATAGCTTTATTGTTCTGTTCCAGCTCTGCAGCCCGCCCTGTAATGTCCTTATAGTCCTCTATTGCAGCTTCCAGTTTAACTCTTTCATCCTCATCTACCTCGGCTACATTTTCATACTCTTTAAGTTTATTAGAGGTGATTTTGATCTCAGACTCTATTGAAGCTTTTTCTTCTATGTACTTGTGTCTATTGCGGTCATATTTATCTTTACCCGCTTTTAATGAGCTTAAGCGAGCCTGCATTGTTTTTATAGACTTATTCAGTGCCTCAATTTCAGCAATAACGTCATCAAGTGTGGTTTCCGAGTCTTTAAATTCGCTTCCACAAGTTGGGCATACACCCCCTTCCTGCAGTATTTTCTTCAGCTTAACTTTAGCTTCCAGTTCTGAGGTCAGTTGAGCCAGTCCGGACAAATAGTCGCTTATCTTATCGAATTCTGGATTTTTTTCCGGTTCGGTCACTTTATTCAGACGCTCGACACTTTTAAATAAGGATGCTCGCATCCTTTGTTTTTCAGCGAATAACCTGGATTGCTCGTTTAATTCCTTTAATCGTTTTTCGGCGTCCTTGGCCTTTTCTCTGACACTTTCTGCTTCATTTTTAAGCTCAGCTATAACCGAATCGCTGTCTGCTAAACTGACAGTTAAAGAAATTACATTATTGTTTTCTTTCTCAAGCCGAGTCTGACGATCGTCTATTTTAGAAGCGATATCCTTATACTCTATAAAATTACTAATAGAAGATGACACAGCCTGTATATCAGAATTTTTTATTTTTTGTTCTAAATCTCTGATAGTCTGTGTATATTCTTTATACGCCTTCTGCTGTTTTTTTCTCTTATCCTTTAACTCATCAAGAGAAGCACCAACTTCAATAACCGGGCATTGAAGTACTGCTTTATGAACCTGTTCTCTTCTTTTTTCTGCCTTAGACAGGTCAGGAATAAGTTCTATGAACATCTTCAACCGCTCTGATGGGCCATTAAAAAGAAGAGATGTCAGTTGATTTTGAGATATAAAAATATGATCAGAAAACAGCTTCGGAGAAAAAGATGTCATACTGAATATGGCATCTGTAACTGCTTTTGATCCCGTAATGGTCTCTTCTTTAATCCTCATTCTGGCGGATGTTTTTACTTTTTGTCTGCATCCGGCTACATTTGGTGCTTTTAACTTTCTCTCTATTGAAACATCAGTAACGTCATCAAAGCTGAGTATTCCGCTCACAAGAGCTGAATCCATGTCGTCATTGATGTCTTCTTCCAGGGTCCCGGAAGAAGCTGATTTACCCGTCAGTAAAAAATATAGAGCGTTAATTAAATTGCTCTTACCGCTGCCGTTTTCTCCTATGATACCATTGGTACCAGGTCCAAACTGTATGTCCAGATCTTTATGCTGGCACCAGCCTTTAAGTTTAAGTTTTTTTATTTGTAGCATATTACCACTTGTAAGTTGTCTCTAATGTCTTGTCATCTACTGATTTCTGTAGAAATCCGATTATTTCAAAGTCAATTTCGGATATACCTAAGGTGCTGCATTGTGGGTTTAGCTTAATTGGAGCTCCTCTCTCCATTAAGCGTCTGCACAGCTCTACAAGGGGCACAGTAGTCGACTCTCTCCAAGACAAGGTATAAGATCCCATTGTCTTCTCCATTTGATATTGTTACTGGGTTTTGGTATGTATATCAAACTTTTTTATCTTATATTCAAGCTGTTTAGCTTCAAAAATAAGAATTTTAGAAAACATTTCAAGCTCTCCCAATCTGTCTGCAGCCTCTGCTGTCTGCTGCATTTGAAATATTTTACCCAATAGCAGTGTTTTTTCTTCTTCTTTGGCTTTGTTCTCGAATATTACGCTTATAGTAGCCGCATATTCATTATCTATTCTACTTGCTGTTATCTTTAATCCCATACAGCATGCAGATAAATTTACCCATAGCTCTATTATCTGACTGATCTCACTGGCGCAAGTAATCACTATAGTGCCGTGGTTTCCGTATATATCTACACAATGATCTGCCATGTAGGGATTATCTACCAAATATCCATATACTTCAAATACTTAATGAACTTTTATATGACTTAATGAGCTTGTCAGCTTCTGTGTCATCAGAAGCCTCCAGAAGCCTCTTAGTGAGCGTACCCACGCTGGACTTTTCGTCTGCAAATTCGCCTATATAATGAATCATAGGCATGCGTGTATTCTGAGTGTCTCTGCTGTCTGTAACGTCCTCAAGCCGCTTCATTGTGTTGATGTTATACCATAAATACACGTTTTCAGTGACCGCTGAAGACACTCTCTCTTTAAGGCCCGCTATCTCTTCATTAGTACTGATGTTCACCACAAGTACAGGCATACCTACAGGGCCGCGTGATGCTTTAATCTCTTTTAAAGAACCAGCCTCTATAATTGCATCGAGATCTTTATTTGATTTGATGGTTATTGAGTGATACTCTCTGCCTTTTAACGGTATTCTGGCTACATCCAACGTGCCCTTATCGTTAGGCGTTGCATCTATAAACGATTTTTTCTTTTCTTCATCTATACTGATCACGTGCATAGATCCCGTATACCATGCTTTAACTTTATCGTTGCTGAATTCGACGGGCAGGTGGTAATCTCCTAGAAAGCACCCCTCTACACCATCAGGAAGCCAATCCAGATCAAAGTTAGCCACACCGGCAAAAGAACACACCCTCTTTGCCATCTGGTGCATAACTACATACTTAGTTGGCACCATATTGCTAATAGTCTCCTGCAAATCTGACTTAGACCTGTACTTTACTCCCGAAAGGCTTATATTATCAAACAATGTAACGGGGTGCAGGTCCAGATTTATTGAATAGTCCGATATAGCGCTAATCCACGATGGATTCGCATTATCGTGATTTCCATCGATGAAGAATACAGGAAGATTTTCGGACTTCATTTGCCCTATACAGGACCTTAGTACGGATATGTCCTGCGGGCACGGCTTCTTAGAGTCAAGAATGTCGCCGGCCAGAATCAAGGCTCGACGATTTTTAATGCAGTAGTCAATTATCTGCTGTAATGCGACATAGGAGTCACCGTTTAGTTCCGGTCTATACAGCCATGCCTGCGGGCATAGATGGACATCTCCGGCTATAGCAACTCCTTCAATGTTAAAATCACTAGCCATAGTTCAATATATCCTTATAGTGCGGCGCTTCCGATACCCATATAGAGCGTCTTACGCTCAGGTCGGAAGCATGAATTTTTGAAATGTCTGTTATGAGTTTGTATGGGTAAGCTAATTTACGTATAAGGGTTTTGCTGGGAGCCTGATGCTTAACGATGTCAGTTATAAACTCTATTCCAGGAAAACCAGTAAGCTCATTCATACGGTATCTGTCCACTATTAAAAGCCTGATGATACTCGGAAGAAGGTCTTCATTGATTACGGGAAATCGTATAGCTGCTTTAATAACAGGTGTAACGAGATTAAAAATCGCTTTATCCATATTTGATGCTTTTATAAAGTCTTCACTTGAAACGACTTTAAGCATCATCAGACAGTCGCCACATTCGGACAGCTCGTCCAATTCTGTAAGTAAATTAAAAACAAACCTGGCATAACAGTGCGGACAGATTAAGTATCTTTTACACGCTGATGAGGGGTATTCCCCGAGCGGACGACACATCAGCAATCTTCTTTTTAGACTATTGTTTATATCTGTGTCATTGATTCTGAGCTTAAAAGCAGAATCAACGCAGTATTCCTCAACCATCATATTTCTGATAAATTTGTTCTTAGTGTGCGCATTTATATGCTTAGAGACTAAAGAATAATGATCAGATCGAATGTTGGGATTTAATTTTATGGAATGTGAGTATACAGCATTATGCGCTGCAACTCCTTTCCACCCTACATATCTAAAGGTCACAGCTCTTCAGTTAAATATCTTTTAGACGGTGAGTCCACCTTTCTTAAATCAGAGTGGGGAGTTACCGGTCTTCCATGCGGATGGTCTGAATCTGTAACAAATACAGGGTGACTCTCGTCATATTTTCTATGATGTGTCACTTTTTTTCTATAAAAATAATCGGATATGCTCTTACTTATTGTCATCGCGGCAACTCCCTTTGTTTTAGTGCCTGTTTTCAAAAACTGCTAAAATCCTGTCTACTGAAGCCTCTACTTTTTTATTTGATTTGCTTATATAGTCTGGTACTATACTCATTATAGTGTCAGCAGGACCAGAGAATAAATCATTTAACAATGGTTTTTGTTTGATTTGATCGTGTCTAAACAACAAATTATATGCGTCTATTAGATTTAATGCTATCATGAACAAGTTAACAACAATGGATATTGCTGCACTCGCCATTTCGAGCAGCACTCTAAAAGTGACGATTAAACTGTCTGTGTAACTATAGGTTTCTTTCATGAATATACACGAAGCTACGCGTATTTTATTTAATAAAGACAGTATAAACAATGAAAATTTGAAAATAAAATTACAAGCACTAAGTTATCTATACAATAAAAAGAAAATAAACACTCTAGTACCTATTCTTCCGATTCTGCTTAACTTAAAGGGAAAACCCTACTCTCTGACAGACCATTTCCCAATGGAGCCCTTGTTTTCCCTGTTTATTCCAAGAAGCATTGTTTTTAAATCGGCCAGACAGATATCAAAAAGTACTACTTTGGCGGGCAGGGCGTGCCTTATAAGCTGTTTTATTAAAGACTTTGCGTCTTTATATATGTGTCCACGACACGAACAGACAAGACGGTTCTCAAATAACTATGTGAAACCGTTTCTCACTACTTCTGTTCTTGGCAGGCTGTTTTTAAACACAAATATGGAGCAATCCGTATTTCAGAGGTCTTTCACTAACCGGTCGGTTCAATACTTCTCATTTGCATTTTTGGACCCTGATCGTGTCAGGGGTATATCTGCTGAATCTGTATCGTACGACGAAGTTCAGGACATTGATGTTGATTTTATACCTATTATAAATGAATGTCTGTCCGCATCACACTATGACTTAAGACAATACTCGGGAACTCCAAAAACATATGACAACACTTTGGAGCATCTATGGCAAATGAGCAGCATGGCGGAGTGGGTAACCCCATGTTACGGATGTAAGAAAGATAATGTAGCCACTGTGTCCGAGGATTTGCTTGATATGATTCAACCAAAAGGCATAAGCTGCGCCAAATGCGGCCGAGCCATAGATCCAAGAAACGGACACTGGGAGCATCAAAATCCTAAACTACGATCAGAGTTCCCAGGCTACCACGTTCCACAGCCTATTCTGCCATTACATTACATGCCTAATCCCCTTACTGGAGATATGAGAAAATGGCACCAGCTAGTGGACGCCAAAAACACTATGAGAAAAGCAACTTTTTTCAATGAAAAACTGGGAGAAAGTTGCGATACACGTGTCAATCTTATAACAAAATCCGACCTTATAAGTTGTTCTTCTCTAAAACATAAGAACATAATTAAAGAGGCCATTAAGGCAGCCGGCAAATATAACCATATAACCATGGGAGTAGACTGGGGAGGTGGCGGAGAGCTTGGAATGAGCTATACCGCCATAGCCATTATAGGTCACCACCCAATAGGAACAACGGATGTATTGTTTATGGAGAGACTGACCAATACCATTGATCCAATATCTGAGATTAAGCTTATTGGTCAATATTTCCACGCATGCAAGTGCTTTCTCCTGGCACACGACTATGGAGGAGCCGGAGCCGTTAAAGAAACTCTTCTCATACAGGCTGGGTTTACTCTTGATAGATTATTTCCATCTTATTATGTTCAAGCAACCTGTAAAGATATGGTCACTTATAACCCTCCTTCAAGTAAAACACTAAGATGGTACTATTCAGTAGATAAAGCCAGAAGTCTGGCTCTTATGTGTGAACTGATAAAAGCTAAGCAATTCAGGTTTCCCGCATTTGAGTCGTGGGAAAATTTATCTGGTGATTTTCTATCTCTAGTAGAAAATAAACAAGAATCTAAAAGAGGTTCAGATATATTCCTTATAACAAAAAAAGCAGGAAAAACAGACGATGTTGCTCAGGCTGTTAATATTGGATCTATAGCATATTGGCATGCTTCACAAAATTATCCTAATCTCGCTAAAAGAGTAGGCATACGAATAACAAAAGACCAATATGAAGAAGAAACAGTTTAGAACAAAGTCAACTGCTCACCAGACAAGCTGGTGAGTTTTCCGCGTCTACGAAATAAGAACTGTGCAGCAACTTAAATTAATATTAAGGTTAAGCGCAGCCCAAATAAATCAACAACTATGTTTGTGTTTGATTTAGTAACTCTAGTGCTTCTTTTTTATACCTACTGGAAGCATAACACATAATGATTCGCAGATCTGCATTAGTGGGTCTCTGCTTAAGTAATTGCTGCCACGCTTTTTCTTTCCACTTATTTGGAGCAAAGCATACAATATATTGCAAATTTTCATCAGTAGGCTTTTGCTCAAGTAATTGCTGCCACGCTTTTTCTTGCCACTTGTCGGGGGCATAGCACACAATATATTGCAGATCTTCATTAGTGGGGCTCTGCTCA